AGGCTCTAGTTGCAGCAAAGAAAGGTAAGAAGAAGGCCTAATAGGAAGCAATTGAAAGGATGTTAATAGAGGGGTGAGTGAATAGCTCACCCCTCCTCTCTTTATAATAAGGAAAGTCGATATAATATTGTTATGGAAACAGAACTGAAAAAGCGATGCCGCGGGTTTGCTCTTAAGCAATATAATGAAATGATTGAATGGTTGGGGTCTGATTTCAATGATTCCTGGCATGTGGTAACCATCTCTGACAAGTCTGGTAACATCGAAGAGCTCGTTGGTGTGGGTGAGACGTTCAGTAATGTTAAGCGCGCTCTACGCGAAGGTTGGAAGCGTCTGCGTGAGAACTATGATGAGAACGATTTCTCAGTTGATCTTCTCGTTGATAGCCGCCTTCGCTCTTACGTCATCTAATTGGAAAGTCGATATAATAATAGTATGAGAAAGATTACACAATTTATTGTTGACACTTATGTCGATGATCTTGATGGGGGAGATTATCAAGGAGGCTTTATTAGAGATGGCGCTGTTGGTGAGCTCGAGCCGCATGTTGTTGAGATTGTTGATAGTGAAAGTGTGGTTGTGAAAGGCAAGCAGGGTATGTATGTGGTGACTGATATTGGCACTGATGATGAGTTTATCATGAGGCTCATCGAGCGTGTTGAACGCCGCGAGTATACCGAAGATGGTGAGGATGTGACAGAGATAATCGAACTGTAAGGAAAGTCGATATAATAATAGTATGAAAATTAAATTCAGCAAGTTACCTCTAGCTCAAGAACTCACAATTGTTACTCTCGGTGATTACTTTGGAGGTGGACTCCAAATTTTGTGCTAACTATCTGGAATGGTAAGATTGCTATTGTGAGTGGTGAATAATAGGAAAGTCGATATAATAATAGTATGAAAGATCTTAGTGACTATATTGTGTTCCAAGATGGTAAGTTTTGGGTTGATACCGAGGATGTAGATACTGGGAGTGTGCCTTTCGAAGTGAACGTTCCTTTTAAGTTCGTCCATGAAGGTGTCGAGCTTGTTGGTGTCGTTGAATGTGATGATGGTGTGAATGAGTTTGCAATGATTCCGTTCACCGTCAAATAAGGAACTTCAATATAATAATAGTATGAAAGTTAAAGATTTGCTTAAGATGCTCGAAGGTGTTAACCCTGAGGCTGATGTTGAAGTTGTGGCTGAGATTGAGTCTCATCGAAGTGTTTCTATTTGCAATGACGCAAGGCTCACAGCTTGTGAAGTTGAAGGTATCTTTCACATTTGTGTGAGTGGTGAAGAAAATGATTGGGAGTAATAAAATTAACGAAAAGGAAATTCAATATAATATTAATATGACGAACGAACAAATTGCTGCTGTTATCTCTATTCGCGAGCCTTCTGACATTACCTCTTTTAAGGTTGTAAGTGTGTATGAAGACGATCATGCGATGTGCGCTGATGTGGTCATTAATGGCACCCCGCTAGAGTTTCTCTGGTATGATAATGTTGGCTTCATTGAGTACTGGGATGAGTCGCCGAAAGCGATGAAGCATCTGGTTAACGCTATTATGGCTGCCGTTCAGATGAAGCTTGATGATGTTGATGAGTTGGATAACTATCAAGTGCTGTATAAGAATATGGTTGAAGATTACTTCAATAGCATCATTGAACCTCGCTCCTCGCTGAGCTGAGCTCGTAGCGGGGCCAGGCCGCCAGGGTTTTGTGGTGACCTGAGCCCCGCGTGAGGCGCTCACACCCTCTCGCCGCCTGCAGATATTCATTTGGAAATAAGATATAATATTAGTATGACAAAGACACCTAATTCAGTTCGTAATAAAGCTTTTGAAGTTATTGGTTTTCACAAGCCCGAATATAAGCGCCATTGGTCGTTCACAGGTCCGAAGCGTGGTTATAAAAAGGCGGGATCGCTCCAACCGACTGCTGAGCGTTGGGCAATTTGTGATCGAATGTAAATTTCTCTTGCATGCCATACCCCGCTCTGAGGTCTTTTCTTTCTCCCTCAGAGCGGGGTCGATAATAGGGAAAGTCGATATAATATTTGTATGAATAAATTTGACACTCTCTTTGATGCCTGGGGTAAGTTTTGCGATGCTGCTAATAAGATCTCTGCTAGTGAGATGCAGAGTATGTATGATAAGATTAGTGATGAGTGCAGCCCTGAATATGATGAAGAGAAGAGTATGATGCTGCATTGCATTATGCAAGCTCTTGAAATCAACTAAACGTCACAAAAGGATCATTGATATAATAATATTATGAAAATCGAAATTGATATTGCTAAGCTTAATTGTGACACTCTCTTTGATCTCTTCAGCACTCTTAATAGCATTGAGCAGTATTATAAGTCGACAGAGCCTGATGCTGAGATTGCAAAAGAGATGGCTCAGCATAAGGCGGCCATTAATGAGTATCTTGCTGCTGATGACTTGAAGATCGTCAAGTGGTTTGATGGCACTTGGGTGGTCGACTCGATCGCTTAAGCAAGAATATATCAAAAGGGAAAGTCGATATAATATTATTATGCAAAATAAAATTGATCTTATTAAAGGCGCGAAAGTGATTATCAAAGGCGAAGTTAGCGGTATTGACTTTGATCTGCGCGATGGTGATGTTGTTACCTTTGAAAGCTTTGATGAGCGGCCTTTAGAAAGCTTTGCTAACGATTGGCGTGAAACGTTCGCTGATGAAGTTGATGGTGATCTTAGCCGCCTTAAAGGTGTGATGCTTATTTTGGATGCAGAATGCTGCACCGGGTGGTTCCCAATTGATGTGCAGACTAAGACGATTCTTAGCTACTGAGCACGAAGTGTCACTAAAAGGAAAGTTAATATAATATTATTATGAAAGAAATAATTTTAATTAATGGTGAGAATAAAGTTTTAGGTGTGTGGGTGGGTGTGTGGGGAGAGAAAATATGGAATGAGATTAATGAGGAGTGTGAGGTGGGAATGGAGTTTGGGGAGTGGAGTGAGGGAGAGGAGAGAGGTGATGGGTGGAAGATTTATGAGAGTGATGGTATGGGTGTGTTGGTGGTTGATGAGGGGAGGGATTGGAAAAAATGTAAGAAAGAGTATTGGGGGATGGTGTTAAGAAAATATTAATTTAATTGAGAGCTTTTAGGAAAGTTAATATAATATTAATATGAAAATCATCGAAATTAATGTTGCTGAGAAGAGTGTTAAGATTGAGTATGTGGGTAAAGAAAGGTTAGTGACTTTTAGTGATAATGGTGATATTGATGTTGAGCCTTTTGGTGACTTGAGTGATTGTGAAAGTGAAGTGTTGTTTGATAGTATTTTGAATAGTGAAGAGATTAATTGTGCTCTTCCTTTTGAAGACTAAAAGAGAATTTGAGATAAGGCAGCAGGGTGAAAGCTCTGCTGCCTCCTCCCGTCGCTAAGGAAAATTAATATAATATTATTATGCAAGAAATTAAAAATTATAATGGGCTTAGCAATGATGAAGAGGTGGAGTTGCTTAATGAGATGGTGGGTGAAATGTGTGATGAGTATGGTGATGGTTTGATTGGTTTGAGTGAGTTGGTGAGTGTGATTTGTGGTAAAGAGTTTTATAATAAGTATGATGATGAAGATTTGGATTATGTGAAAGAGGTGATGAGGGAGTTTTGTAGGGTGAATGTGGAGTTTAATTTGGAGAATGAAGATGTGTATTTGGTGAGTTTTGTGGATGAAGATGAGGAGTGAAAAGGGAGAGGGAAAATTAATATAATATTAGTATGAAAGAAATGAAAGTTAATATTGAAAATAAAGTTGTTGGAATTTTGGATGAAGATAATGTTTTGGGGTTTGTGGAAGTGAATGAAGATGTGAAAGATTTGTGGAATGGTTGTTTGGTTGTTGAGAGTGGGAAGTATGGTTATATGGATGATATGGTGGTGTTTGTTGGTGATAGTGAAGATGAAGTGAAGAAGGAAGTGAAAGAATTTTTGAAGAAAGAGATTGAAGAAAGAGATTGGTGAGGGGTGTGGAGGGGAGAGGTGGAAGGATAAGAAAGGAAAATTAATATAATAACTTTATGAAGACGCTATTTACAATTAAGATTGACAAAATGGATGCCTTTAATAAAGTGCGGCGCGGGCCGGCTGGTAAAGGTAAGTTTGGGGGTTATGCCTTTCGAGATAAGACGAAATATTGTCGCAAAGAGAAGTTCCGATCTCAGAGAGGGGTGTGAGCGATACAAAAACAATTTCTATAGAGCAGAGGGGTGTATAGCTCCTCTGCTTTTTTTATGGCTATTAGTTCCATTCTGATCTCTCTACTCCTTGCAGTTATTAGAAAAGTTAGAACGCGACGAGAGAACAGGGGAAGAGCGCCCCCCTTTCGGAGAGCGCTCTCGGTTGTTTTATCAGATCAATACCTATTCAATTGACAGGCTTGACCTAATAGAATGAAAATTAGTAGAATTAATACAATCATATTTTGTTAAGTTAATGTTAGGCTCAGGCCTTGGCTTTCGCCTTAGCCTTCTTAGCCTTCTGAGCTGCCAGCAGCTGGCGAGCCTCTTTCATCTTGAGCTTATAAGCCTCATAACGAGCCACCTTATTAGCGGCCTTCTCAGCCTCAGCCTCAGCATTCACTTCAGCAGCCCAAGCCGCAATCTCAGCTTTATGCTGCAGCCCAAACTCAATCAGCTTATTCATAAGCTCTTTCTCGCCAATATTCAGCTCATCTCGCAGAGTCTGAACCAATTCTTTATCAGCATTGAAGACCATCGTAGCAGTGAATTTAGCTTCTTTCATATTCTTTCTTTCTTTCTTTCTTTTTATTTTATTTACTTTCTTCTTACTCAAATATTATATTAACTTTCCCTTTCGCATTTTATATAAATTGCGCAAATTTAATATTAATATAACTTTCTTTCACATCATTATTATATGCACTTTCCCTTTCAAGGGCTGCATTATTAATAAGCTTAATTTTAATAAGCTTATTTTTAATAATAACGTTTTGCATAATAATATTATATGCACTTTCCCTTGCTGCCTTTTACCATCGTCGTAATCGGAAATACGATATAATATCGATATGCAAAAAGAACTTGAAGCTAAGCTCGCTGAAATTAATGCAGAAATTGCAGAACTTGAGGGTGATACCGAAATGGAGACGGCATACTATCTCGGCAGAATCTGGGCTCTAAAGGATATGAAAGAGTGGCTTGAGGGTATGATTACAAATTATTGCGAATAATTTGGAACACATATATAATAATGATATGAGCAGAACGCTTCGCAAACCTTATACAAAATCAAAACGCTTTGACAAATCTTGTCGCTCTCATGGTGGTTGCTCTTATTGTTTGGGCAACAGAATGCATAATACGAAAAAGAGAGAGCTTGCTGCTAACGCTGAATAAGGAACCTCAATATAATAATGATATGAGAGAATATCAATTCTATTATGAGACGCGAAAAAAGACTGGCACACATACTGTCCGTGCTGATGGTTATGTTGATGCTCTTCAGAAGCTCAAGAAAGAAATCCGAGGCATCATTTACTTCAAATCGATCGACAATCAGTAAGGAACCCCAATATAATAATAGTATGAGCAAACCATTCGATACGGGTAAGATGTTCGACGCTAGCAAGTTTTATTGGATTGGCAATCGTGGTATTGCTGATGCTTCTGAGCTCGGTCTCAAGGCTGGTGATGTGCCTTATAGTTACGTCTATTATTATGAATGCGGTACTGGGATGATTCTCCACAATCCTAAGAAAGGAACGCGTATGGATTTTATCCTCGATTCGTCTGATGAAACTGGATGGCATTTCAAATCGGTTGATGGTAAGGTGTTTGTTACCATCTATAACGACTAAAGGAACCTCAATATAATATCGATATGAACGAAGAACTAAAAAATCATCGCATGCGAATGCTTGCTCAGCATGTTTTGAGCGTACTAACCAATCCAGGTGTTGACAATCATTACGATATGGAGCGCATATTGTATGCCGCGCTCGATCTTGGATTGGTTGAATACAATAATGAAGATGAATTGGTGAAGAAGGAACACTGATATAATATCAATATGAACGACGAGCAAAAGCTCAAAATGCTCAATAAGTTTGCGAAAGACTTTGCCAAGCTTATGGCTAAATATCCAGACGTTAGTGTGTGGAGTGATCGAGATGGGGATGTGGTTGGGCATGTGAGCTTGCAAATGCCAAGTTACAAAAACAAACATGGCAACATTCAATTGACTTATCAAGGAAAGGTGATACAATAACAATATGATAGAAATGACCAACACTGATTTCATCTGCTTCATGCATGAAGCCGCTCATCCACACGATAACCCATCTTCAGAACATGCTGAAATAATGGACGAAGCTGCTCGACGCATTCAGAAGCTTGAAGCTGAACTGCAAGCTTGGAAGAGGGCTGCTGATAATGGAGCAGGGTGTGATACCCCTGAAGGTTTAGCTAACTTCATTTATGATTGTGGCGATTACTGCTAGGAAAGTAGATAAAATATAAGTATGAAAGAGCTAATTGAAAAGGTAAATGCAGGTGAAATTACCCTCGACCAAATGGTAGCTTTATTGGCTGCTATTAGTGAAGCGAAGTAGGAACACTGATATAATAATAGTATGAAAGCAATTAAAACAACCGCAAATAATAAGATGACGATCAAAGACATTTTCAATATTGGTGACAAAGTTACTTGGACTACAAGCTGGTTTGATGGTCGTGTTACAGAGTTTACAAAGCATAGTGGGCGAATTGTAAAGGTTAACAACAAAACTGTTAACGTTGCAACACCTGCAGGTAATGTTGTGAAGCTTAGAGCGTTTAAGAATATTACCACTAAAGAGTGGATGGTTGGTGAATAATCAAAATAGGAACTCTGATATAATATTAGTATGAAATTAGATATGATCTGCTGGATGACAGAACAAGGCAATGAATGGCTCAAAGAAGAGTTTGAAGATTTGACTCCTGAATTGGTGGTAGATTATGTCAACCGAACCAAAACGCAAGCTGACAATCTGGTAAAAGGTTGGAGAAGGAATGGAGAAGAAGTTAGTCTAACTGTAGTTTTAGAAATCAATTCTTTGGTTAAGTTTGATCGAATTGAAAGACTAAAACAAATCAACACTGTTCTAGATGAGCTAGGATTTTAATATGAAATATCTACTAGTGGAGCATAAATAATGATATGAGCAAATCTAACAATATCGTCGACAAACTAGCAAAGATCTATATGGAGTCAGTCCAACCAGGTAAAACAATCAACGAACAGAGCGGTGCAAAGGTGGTGTATATTGTGGTGTATGAATCACAATTTGAGGGTCAAACTCTAATGGGTATCTACTCCACTGAGGAAGCAGCTGAGCAAGCTCTCCAACAAGCAACTGATGAAGATAGTAGTGGTTATTCAGTTAAAGAGATTGCGATGGATAGACCAGCCGTTTGGGACCTACTCAACAATGCACGTAAGGTAAAGGTCAAACCGAAAGCAGCAGCACGTAAACGTGAGACAGCACGAGAGCTTAATGCAGCTGCAGATCGTCGCAGACAACAACGCGTTGTTGATCGTGATGGTAGTATTAGAATGATAGGTCACCGCTGAAAGGAGCTCCTAGGATCGGATTAGGATTGGAATAGGATTAGGATTGTGTTGACAATCCAAAAACATCCTCTATAATCTAGATCAATTGCATATGAAACATCTACTACTAGTATTGGTTAGTATGGTTATGGTTGGGTGTAGTGGTGTGGGTAGGGTAGAGGTAGATGGCGTCATCCCTTCCTGCATGATGGATTCCCTTCAGCTCGAACACTCGCTCAATCGTGGTAACCCTCTCGAGAAGCAGACCCTCTCCGAGAGAACCTGTCGCGAGACTTTGTAGTGAGAGAAGGACCGGGGCCCGGGTCTGGGGGTGCATGGTCCAAATTTTTCGCGCGCTCCCGGGGAGATTCTTAGAAAGGGGTTCCTCTATACCCGCGGGAGATTTTGCGCGCTCTTCCCCGAGACTTTCTATATAGGGGCTTAAATAATACTATGACACGCAAAGACATTAATCTACTTGCTGAAGCTTATAAAGAAGCATCTATGGGGGACTGGGAAACTGAATGGGATAATATGACACCACCTCCGAGCGTGTTTGAAAGAGCTCTTGCTGATCCTACCAATTTTGATCTACATATTACTAGTGAAGAAGGTCTTGACTGGGATAACTTTAAGATGCATCCTGTATATACGGTATATGAAATTGGTAGTAATGGTAAGTATGGTGACTATGAAGTGGTATCTAACTATGCTGATATTGAAGATATTGTAGATGCATTTGAAAAAAAGAACCCACAAGGTATTAAAGATAAAAGATAAATAATATCATGACACGCAAAGACATTAATCTACTTGCTGAAGCCTACGGAAATTCTGATGAGGTTGGTAATTTAGCTAGGCAATTTCGCTATAATGATAAAGTTAGGCAAATACTAAAAGACTTAGCACATCACGGTAAAATTTCAAACTTGGAAGCAGATAATGATGCATTTGAAGCAATGTTATATGCTTTTGCAGCAGGTTACCATATGAGAAATAAATAATATCATGACACGCAAAGACATTAATCTACTTGCTGAAGCTTTCAGTTCGACTAAACCTAAAACTATTAATGAACAGAATGGTGATGCTGTGTATGGTCTTATTAATACCGCTGATGGTCCAACATTAGTTGGTTTGTATGTATCACAAGAACAAGCTCAGCAAGCTCTTGATGCCTTTTTAGCAACCCCAGAAGGTGAGAATGAAACTGATTATTTTTACATTACACCACTTGCGTTAGGTCAACCAGTTAACTTTGATTACATTTATGACACGCAAAGACATTAATCTTATCACTGAAGCCTATGAGAAGAATAAGGTTGATGCAGAACAACTCAGAATCGGAATTGAAGTTGAACTTGAACATACCGATGATGAGAAAGTTGCTGAGAAGATCGCACGTGATCACTTAGCAGAAGACCCTCACTATTACACCAAGTTAAAGAAAGCTGGACTATAAATAATAATATGAATCGCAACGATCAAAAATTACTCTCTAATCTCTATCTTGAGAACATTAATCAATTCGGCGCTAAGTCTGCTTCATCTGAAGAGATGGCTGGTATGTTAGCTAAGAATCCAGCAGCTGGTCAATCAATGGAGACATCTTATTCACTTAATGCTCCTGAAGGTTATGAAGTTGATTATGATGGTAGTACTCTTACTGTAAAGAGAACAATCAATGGTCTTGAGTCTACAACGATGACAAAAATGGGTAAGAAGCCTATAGAAGAGGTTCAGAGAGATGTCGACTATCAAGTAGCTTATGATGAGTTTATGAGCAAAAGAGGTGGTGGAGCTAGCCCACAACAAGCAGCTGACGCAAAGAGTGCTTTCTTAGCTAAGCAGAAGCAGATTTACAGTAAGAAGTAAATAGCGAAAAAATCCGCTTTATGTCCTTATTTGAAGAGAGATTTCTAGATAAGGTCGCATTTGTTTTACTCAACGCTATATTGTATACCGGTGAGTATAATGCGATCTTAGATAGGTTAAATCCAAACGAGAAGGTTAAACTCGTTAACTATCTTCCGGATGTTAAAATGGCTCCGGCGCAAAAGGAAAAGGTAAAGCAGGTTGTAATGACTAGCTTAAAGCAGGATCAAGCTGTTCCTAAAGCTATTCCTTATACAGGTAGTTCCAATATAACCAAATTAAGGAAAGCTCTTATTGAGAAGCTTAAAAAGGAAGAAGGAGTTATTCCTCATATGTATAAAGACCATTACGGAAATCTAACTATCGGTATTGGTCATTTAGTTACACCAAAAGAAGTTCCTTATTATCGTAATCGTACATTAACACAAAAGGAAATGTTAGACTTACTTAATAAGGATATCGATTGGAAATTATCTCTCATTAAGAAAGACTTTCCTAAATTTAATTCATATCCTTTTGATTTGCAGATGATGATTGCAAATGGATACTTTAGAGGTGATCTTGCTGGTTCACCTCGCACTAAAATGCTTATCAGACAAGGAAAGTTTAAACAAGCTGCTGAAGAATATTTAGATAACGCTGAGTTTAAACGTGAAGCAAAAGTTAAATCTGGTGTATATAAAAGGATGCTTAAAAATGCGAACGTTTTAAGAAGCATGTAAGCTATAAATAATATAGATGAAAGATAGAGATACATTGTTGCTACAAGAAGCTTATGCTGCTATAAATACCCAACATCAGCTTAATGAATCATTTTTTAATACAGTTGCTGACGCCATTGAGTATTTACAGAGTGGAGCTGGAGCAGCATTGTTAGTTGTGTTTCGTAAACAGATACATAGCATATTGAGAAAAGTAGGTGTACCATTAAAGGCTAATAAAAAAGAATTAATATCTTTACTAAATAAGGTTAACCAAGAACTTAGTTTATTACAAAATAATCAGCGTGCTAATACATTAGACACATTTAAATTATATGATGAGGTTATAGAAAAATTAAAATATAACTTAGAACCCACAACTACAGCTGCGTTGAGAACACAATCTAGAACACCTGGTATACGAACACATGCAGATGTTACTCAGTTAGGTAAGGCAATAAAAGGTGTTATTTATAGTTTAATTGGTAACATGCCTGACAGTAAATCATTACCAAAAACTAAAGCTGTTTTGATGATGGTATTATTATCTATTGCTATAAAGCAAATTTTAGATTTATTTCACTAGCAAGTAAAATATTAAATAATATAGTAACCACAACAATTTATGCCTTTACCTCTTTTAGCTAAAAAACTTTTCGGTCGTAAAAGAAAGAAATCTCCACCACAGTTTGTAATCAGAAATTACGGGTCGTTTAGATTACCTGATGAATTGTATTTTTTACCAGCTACAGGTAAAGCTAAAATTGTACTTGATCTTTATAAAAACCTATCATCCAGAAAACTCCAAAGTGAAAGGGATATTGTAGAAAGGGAATAAATATTATTATGGCAGAAGCAGCAGCAAGTAAATTAATTTCTAGAATCAACATTTCTTTAACTGGTGTTGCTAATCCATTTACACCAACGCAGTTTGCAAGGTTACAAGAAATTAAAGGGCTATTACAAAATCCATTATATTCAGGGGCTGGTGGTTTAGATCTCTTAAGACGTTTTGATAGACGTACTTTTAATGAGTATAATAGGCTATCGAGAAGTTTTAGTAATGCTACCACTAGACGAGATGCTCTTCCTGGATTTTTTGTTATACAAAGAAGTGTAACTCGCGGACTTTAGTATTAAATAAAGTCATGAAAATGTTATCTGAAAACTCAGTTAAGTTGTGCTGTAAAGCTAAAAAAGGTTGCCCAGAGTTAACCAAAGTGGATGAAGAATTTTATTCTATTAAGGACGACGACGGCAACGTTATAAAAATTCATAAAGATGAGCTTAAGCTTGTTGGTGATGCTGTTAAGTTAATTGATGAGTCGAGAGAAAAGCTTATCTTGGGATGACCACATTCGCAATAATCGGCCTTACCTTTATTCTCAAATACGGGGATATATTACATTCAATTAGGCAATCTTTATGTGAAAACTCAAGATATTTTACAAAGCTTTTTGAATGTGCATTGTGTCTGGGGTTTTGGTCTGGGTTATTTATCGGCATAGTAACAAAAGAAAATATTGTTACTATGCCTTTTTATGGAGCTGCAGTCTCTTTTTTTGCAGATTTAATTATGGAATTAATATATTCCACTATGCGTAGGTTAGATAAAGATTAACCCTGTTTGTGAGCCTTAATAGCTTCTTTTAATTTACCTAAAACAAACACACAATAATCCATATCTTTTATTCTAGCATCTTCCATTTCTTTGGTAATCATCGCAAGTATAGTTTCTTTTCTGACTTCACCTAAATCAGATTCTTCATATTCCACAGGTGCTGCTACTGTTGGGTTATATCCAATAGCTCTATCTACCTTATCAGGGTTTGTAGTAGGTGGTGGTCTTCTATAAGTGGTTGTTGCTTGTCTTTCTTGAGGTGGTGAATAATTTGTTAACGGGGTGTCTATACTTATACCATTATAGCCTTCATAAATTTTTTGTATTTTTCGTAAGTCAGACATTGTTTAATTATATTTATAGTATATAGTTTTGTATGTTGAAAAAGTTCATAACATGGAATGAAATTCATAACTATATTAAACAATCTGATGTAGTTAAAAATAATCAAGATGTGGATTTAGTTGTAGCTGTTGGTTCAGGTGGCATGATACCAGGTGTAATTATTGCAAAGTTGCTTGATAAGCCTGTTATTAATATCGGTGTTAAGACATATAACGCTAATTTGAACGAGCAAACATACATGGCACAATGGTATCAGAAGTTTGATTTTAAAAAATCGAAACATAAAAAGCTTTTGGTTGTTGATGATATTAATGATACAGGATTTACTCTTGCAACTATTAACTCATTTTTAATGTCTGGATTTTATACAGAACAGGATGTAAATTATTTTACAGTATTTTCAAAGCCAAGATCATATTTTAGATGTGATAGTGCTGCTGAAGTAGCTGATGACGCTTGGTTAGTTTTTCCATGGGAGGTAAATAATGAGTGATAGAAAAGTAATATGTTTAATTACAGGTCAGTCTGTAATGATGGGTAAAGATTATTTTGCTAAAAAAGCAGAAGAGTATGGTAGTGAAGATAATCTACGTAAGTATTACATAAGCAAGAAGGCAAAAAGCTTAGTAAGGAGAGGTTATTCTGTAAATGAAATTCGTAAAATTCTAAATGTCACTGAACCTGGATTACCTGGTGGTGATACACAAGATGTTATTGATATTATAAACTACCATAAAGTTGAAAAACAAAGTATATCAGAAAAACGGATTGATAGTGCTCAAAACTTTATGATGCAGTCTTCTGATGAAGATGTAAAAGAATTTATAAATAATATTAAGAAATTAAATTTATGACAAAGCGTTTTATTCCATCCGTTTCAGGTACCAATCAGATTAAAATTTATAATGCTGAAACAGGCAATCTATATAAAGTTTTCAATGTGGGTGGTAAAATTACCGGTCAACCAATTGTAACAGAATCAGAACTTTACGTAGAAGTTACCACAACAGGTAATAAAAAATTTATCAGATATTATAGCTTACCTAATTTTACTCTTAAAAAGTCTGTAAATTTAGATTAAAAAAAAGATAATAACTTGATTGTTTTGTATCATGGTATATACTAAATAGTATACTATGAAGGTACTTAAGCGAAACGGTAAACTCGAAAATTTAAACGATAAAAAAATTCACAAGTGTGTGGAACGCACTTGTAAGGGTCTTAAAAATGTAGACCCATTAACAGTTGTGTATAATGCAACCTTAAAGTTGTATGATGGTGTACCAACTGCTGAGATTGATAAATCTCTTATTAAGTCTGCTCGTGCTCTTATTGAACAGGAACCAGAATATTCTCACGTAGCAGCTCGTCTTCTTCTCAATACTCTTAATAAAGAGGTGTTTAAAGAAGGTGTTGATAGTGATGCATTTGAATTGCAATACAAGAAGTCGTTCATTACTAACTTGAAGGCTCTTGTTAAGAATGGAACTCTTCAGAAAGATCTTTTGAAGACGTTTGATCTCAAGGCTATCTCTGAAGCTATTGATATTAAGAGAGATTATCTTCTTGAATATCTTGGCTTACAGACTCTTGTTGATCGCTATCTTTGCCGCATTAATGATAAAATTGTGGAAAGTCCGCAAGGTTTCTTTATGCGAGTCGCAATGGGTATTGCTCTTGCGGAAAAGCCAGAGGAACGAACCGAATGGGCAATTAAGTTTTACAATAAGATCTCTTCGTTAGAATACGTTCCTTCAACACCTACGCTCTTTTATTCTGGAAACGTGAGAAACCAGCTCTCTTCTTGTTTCCTTAATACCTTCGAAGATAGTGTGTTTGGTATCTTTGATGGATTGCATCAGGAAGCTCAGAAGAGTAAGTTTGCAGGCGGACTTGGTATGGACTTTACTCCATTCCGTGCTGGTGGTGCTCGTATTAATACAACAGGTGGGCTTACCACAGGTGCTGTTTATACTTGGAAGCTCTTTAACGATATGCTGATTGCTATCAATCAGGGAGGAAAACGTAAGGGTGCTGGTTGTGGTTATCTCGAAACTTGGCATTATGACATCGAAGACTTCTTGGAATTAAGGAAGAACGTCGGTGAAGAACGTCGTCGTACCCATGATATGAATACTGCTAACTGGATTCCAGACTTGTTCATGAAGCAAGTTAAGAATGAAGGTAAGTGGTATTTGTTCTCTCCAGAAGAAGTACCTGAACTTCATGAACTCTGGGGTGATGAGTTTGAAGCTAAATATTGGAAGTATGTTGAAAAGGGTAAGAATGGTGAACTTAGACTCTTTAGAGAGATCGAAGCAAAAGATCTTTGGAAGAAGATGCTTAAGATGCTTTTCGAAACTGGACATCCTTGGATTACTTTCAAAGATCCTTGCAATATTCGTTACACGAATCAGCATTGCGGTACTGTTCATTCTTCAAATCTTTGTACTGAAATTACTCTTCATACTAAAGCAACTTCATTCGAACCTAATAACGATCGCAAAATTAAAGAGTATGGTGAAACAGCTGTATGTAATCTCGGTTCTGTAAACCTTGCTCGTCATCTTGTATTAATTGATGGTAAATATCAGCTCGATTATCTCAAGCTGAGTGAGTCGGTAGCTATTGGTTGCCGTATGCTTGATAACGTTGTTGATATTAATTTTTATCCAACGCAAGAAGCTAAGCTCTCTAACATGAGACACCGTCCAGTTGGTCTTGGCTCTATGGGTTGGCATGACTTATTCCACGCTCTTGATGTTGTGTATGATAGTGATGAAGCTACAAAGCTCTCTGGAGATGTTTATGAATTCATTTCATGGCATGCTATCAATCAGAGTTCAGTGCTAGCTAAAGAGCGTGGTAGTTATTCTACATATGATGGCTCTCTTTGGAGTAAAAATGTATTCCCAGTTGATTCGTATATCGATCTTATGATGCGTCGTGATGAAAAATTCAATAAGACCTCAAAAGACTTCGAAAAAATGGATTGGAGCATTGTTCGTGAGAGAGTTAAAGAACATGGTATGAGAAATTCTAACGTGATGGCTATTGCTCCTACAGCAACTATTTCATCTATTGCTGGTTGTTCTTCTACAACTGAGCCTCTCTTCTCTAACATCTTTGCATATTCTACTTTGAGTGGTGACTTTACAATGGTAAATAAGTGGCTTATCAATGATTTGAAAGCTCTTGGCCTTTGGAATCACAACATGGTTGAACAGCTCAAAGCGGCTGATGGTGATATTAGTAAAGTTTCACTACCAGAAAATGTTAAAGAACGATTTGTATCTAAGTACAAAACAACATTCCAGATTGATCAGCTCAAGCTTCTCGACCAAGCTGCAGCTCGTGGTATTTGGATTGACCAAGCAATGTCTGTAAATCTCTTTAATGATAAGACATCGCTTAAGTATCTTAACGATATTTACGAACATGCTTGGAATATTGGCCTCAAGACAACCTATTACCTTCGTAATAGGGGAGCATCTTCAATTGAAAAGGCTTCAGTAAAATCGGAGCAAGTGCTTAGTTCAATTGGAGATGACAAGTTAGGTAAAGCTTGCCTTATTAATGATCCAACCTGCCAATCGTGCCAATGATTTTCAGGCAAACATTTTTAGAAGCTCTTACAGAGGACGAACAGTCTCTGCTCTACTATATCGTAAATCAGCACAAAAACCAGGGTGTTGTATACGAATTGGCCTATAGTAGAGTGGAGGTTGTTATACCTAAACTTAGAGTTGCAAACCTAACAGAAGAAGGTGATAGTCTCCGAGCTAGTATCTTAGAAAAATTCCAGACATTATAACTACAAAAGAATCAAAGATTTATAAGGGTAAAAACCTTTTTATCTTTGATTCTTCCCCTCTATATATTATACTAAATACACTTATGAATAAAACAGGTTTAATTTTAGGTAAGGAAAAAGAGAGTGTTAATCAAATTCTACCTCACATGCATAAGTGGGCTTGGGATTTATACAAAAATGGTAAAAGGAATAACTGGGACCCAGAAGAGGTTCCAATGAACAAAGATATTGTTAACTGGCGTAATGATAAGTTATCTGAAGCTGAGAAGCTTGTAGTGAAGCGTTGTCTTGGTTTCTTTGCTGGTTCTGAGTCTCTTGTAGGAAATAATCTTGTGTCTTTGTTTAGACATATTACAGATCCAGAGTGTCGCCAGTTTATGTCGCGTCAGATTTGGGAAGAATGCTTACATAATGATACAATCGTTTATATTTGCGACTCTCTTAATTTGGATATTAAGGAAGTATATGAAGCTTATGCAACCATACCAGCTATCAAAGCTAAAGATGACTTTTTGATGTCAGTTACAAAAGGTCTTAACCCTAATGTGGATACTTCTACAATTGAAGGTGTGAGAGAAGTTCTCAAAGCTGCATTCATTTATTGGATTGTTTGTGAAGGTACATTCTTCTTCTCTGGATTTGCAATGCTTCTTTCTATGAAAGATAAGATTCCAGGTATTGGTGAGCAGATTGAATATACTCTTAGAGATGAATCTGGTCATATTAAGTTTGGTACAAGTCTTATCAAAGAGATTATCAAACAGCATCCGGGAGCTTGGACACAAGAGTTCGAAGACGAACTTACCGGTTATCTTAAAAAGGCAGTCGAACTTGAAGTAGCATACGCGCATGATGCATTACCTAGAGGTATTTTAGGTCTTAATGCAGATATGTTCTTACAGTATATGCATTATATCGGTAATCGTCGCTTAGAGAATATTGGTATGAAGTTTAGATTTGAACACGATAAAAATCCTTTTGATTTCTTATCTGAAGTTCAAGATCTTATCAAGGCTAAAAACTTCTTCGAAACCAGAGTTATTGAATATCAATCTGCTGGTGCACTTGATGATGACTTTTAATTAATTTACTAAAAAAACACACGATGCCATGGTGAGAGCCATGGCATTTTTTGTATAAATATTATGGATGTTTGAAACTATAGACCCAGATTTAAGAACCTCTATTATTGGCTTTGTATCGGGATTGCTAGGCACATTAGTAATTTTCATTAAAAAGATTTTAGATAAAGTAGCAGATAGATTATTTGAACCTAAAGATAAAGTACTTGAAGTGCTTAATTTAGGTAAACTAATTAAAGATAGCTTAGAAAGCTTAAGAGTGGAATGGGGTGCAGATAGAGCATCCATTGTACAATTTCATAATGGTGGTTATTTTTCTAATGGTGAGTCTATGCAAAAGCTTACTATTACCCATGAAGAAATTGGACCAGGTGTTAACCCTCTCTGCAATATCATCAAAAACATACCACTTACTAACGCTCTTTGGGTGGGTAATTTAATACAAGGTGAGTGTATAGCTAAAGTAGATAACATTCAAGATGTTATATCAAGAACATTCTTAGAAGAATTTGGTGTTAAATCTATTATTGGCTGCCCCCTTAAAAAGAATGATAAAGTTATCGGAATGGTAATGCTTCATTGGACAAACCATAACGCTAATTTTGATGACGAATCTTATAAAAAATTAACTGAACAGTGCAAAAGTATTCCTGTCTTGTTAAACAAAATTTGAGGTTTAAATACTTACATGAAACATCCTATCTGGTTAAGCAATGGTGAAGAAGAACAGCCTTTAGAACAGATTATTCGAATAGAAGCGCCCGCTGATGATTCTAGTTTATCTCATATAAAGAGCACTGATAATACCATTTCATTTTACGGTGCGGTAGATATTATCACTTCTGGTGAAATTAATCGACTATTAACTGAGGTTGATATTAGATTGCAGAATACAAAAAATATTCTTGGTGCTGATTACAACCCGACCATCCATCTTAAAATTAGATCAGATGGTGGTGGTCTCTTCGAAGGTCTTGCGATCTTAGATAGAATTCGCACTCTCAAGAGTAATTTACATACATACGTCGAAGGTGGTGCAGCAAGTGCAGCAACTCTTATTTCTATTGCTGGTAAAAAGAGATACATTGGTAAAAATTCTCTTATGTTAATTCATCAGTTATCAGCTGGTAATTATGGTAACTTTCAACAACTTGAAGATCATCAAGAGAATTACCGTAGACTCATGAACATTATAAAGGGTGTATACAAGCAGTATACTAAGTTGCCCATGAAGACTCTTGAAGAGATACTAAAGAGAGATCTTTGGTTAACTGCAGAAGAATGTTTGAAATATGGTATGGTAGATGAAATCATTTAGTTGATTTCATAGCGACTTAGACCATAATAATTATTATGGATAAGAAGCTCTACTACGACGACGTTGCATTAGTTCCTGGATTCTCTAAATTTAAATCTAGATCTGAAATTGACGTTGGATGCTATATTGATGGAACAAAGTTCAGGCTTCCGGTTATTCCTGCTAATATGAAATGCGTTATCGATGAAAAGATAGCGCATTTTCTGTCTAGTAATTTATACTTTTATATTATGCATCGATTTAATATCGATAACTATAAATTTGTCAAACATGCAAACGTAAATAGTTGGAGAGTTGTATCTATTTCTGTAGGTGTAAAAGATAAAGATAAAGATGAATTGCTAAAAATTCATAATGATAATCTTATCGTAAATTTTATTACTATTGATATTGCTCATGGTCATAGCCAGTCAATGAAAGAAATGATTCAATATGTTAGATCATTATTTCCACTTGTAACTATTATTGCTGGTAATGTTTGTACTAAATATGGTTATCATGATCTAGTGTATTGGGGAGCAGATGTTGTTAAGGTTGGTGTAGGACCTGGAGCTGCATGTACAACTAAGTTAAAAACAGGATTTACTTATCCAATGTTTAGTTGTATTAAAGAAATCGCAGATTATAAAGATGAGCTTAAACTTATTGCTCCTATTATTGCAGATGGTGGTATCTCTCATAATGGAGATATTGCTAAGGCTTTAGTTGCTGGAGCTGATTATGTAATGTGTGGTAAGCTCTTTAGTGAGTGTATTGACTCACCAGCACCATATATTAATGGAAAGAAGCTCTATTACGGCTCTGCATCAGAACATAATAAAGGTCATTCGAATAACATTGAAGGAAAATTAATTCAGGTAGAACAGAATGGAATGACATTTGAGCAGAAGCTTGGGGAAATTACTCAAGACTTGCAAAGTTCTGTTTCTTACTCCGGTTGTGATGGTATTTCTAATCTATGGATGACACCATGGGTTAGAATTTAATTACTTACCTGTAATTGAAAACCCTTTACTCAATCCTGGAAAATTAAAAAGCCCAATTAAAAAAGTTTTTAGAAACGAGCTCGTTTTTTTATACTTTGGACCATCTTCTAACTGACTAGCAGCTGCTGGTTTATTATCATTTGTTATCTGAGCTTTATTTCTAAGTACTTCATTGACACTTACGTTATTATCACTTTCTAACAATGTAAGTGGTAAGTTAGGAAATTCATGACCATGTGGTAATAGTTCTACAGCTTTATTGTTAGGACCTTGATTACCTAAATAAATTTTTATAGGAGCTATTTTAACAGATGGTAACGGTATTAATGTAACCCCTGTACCATCGACAAAGTCAGCAACATATGGGTATTGAGTTATACCACCACCAACAGGAGTAAGAGGATCTTCAGCACCAAGTTTTTTAATAGCTGAGGTTGTAGCAGTACTACCTAAAAGACTAGCTGAAGGACCCCCGATAACCGCAATACCAGAAATCCAAGATCCAAATTTTAGTACCCCTTCAGCACCCTCTTTTGTAAATCCAATTATGGTTTGTTGAATTTCTCTTGGTGCTGTTATATGGTTAATGAAGGTTTCACCTTCTGTATACATACCACCACGTACTACTATATTATTTTTTACACCAAGTGTACCATCCACAACTACCTGTCTCGCACTTTTTAAATTGAGAGTATCACCCACAATACTTACATTACTATTACCACTGATGGTTACATCTTCACCTAATACGACAGTTTGTGCACCAGAAACCTTTGTAGTTGTTTCACCAATTAACGATGCACTACCTGATGATACTAAATGTGCACCACCACCACCCGTTTTAACAGAAAATCTATTACCAACGTCGATATTATAATTACCACATGGAAACATACTGTGGTTATCTACTTCTTGTATAGTTGGTGATCCTTTATCAATTACAAGTGTACCTTTACTTGATACTGCTATAGCAGCTGGTATTTTTCTACCAACTGGGTCAATTCTACCTTGTGGTGTTAGATTAGTAGCAGCTCCTACAACTACGTGCATATTCTTAATAATATTTTGCACATAATTACCACCATCACCTAAATCCTTTTCTATTTCATTTAAAGTTTCTTGTGTTTGTTTTACAAGATCAGACATACCGTTTCTTGTATCATTAATTGGTGCAGTTGCACCTTCAGTGATAGGTGGGTTATCAGATACTAAATCTTTTATGTTTGGAGCATTTATTTTAAGATCTTTTGCTTTGATTGCCATAGCTCTATTTAATTATAAAATTATACATAACCACTTATTTTAATTTTGTTGGTTGTGGTGTAGGATTTTGAATTTGTGGTATTGTAACACCCTTTACAGTTGTAGTAAGGGTATCGGTTACAGCTGATGCAGTAGACTTAACAATATCTCCAACAGCACCACCTACAATTTTAGTTATATCATTTACAACTGTTCCAGTGTTACCAATTGTACCTTGAATAGCACCATCGGTAAAATTTGAAAGTTTAACCACACCCGCTACCAACTGCGCGTTACCTGCTTCAACCAATCTATTAATATTACCTGTAACATTGTTAACTTGATTAACAACATTTGTAAGTCCTGTATTTACCTGGCCAATAACACCTTCTGTTTGCGATCTAACATCACTTGCTAACTCACCCAATGCATTGGTAACAGCATACGTTGCAACATTTTTAGCTAAGTTTGTAACTATATTTTGAATACTAAATGCAATTTTAAGTGTTACATTATTTAAAATTTCACCAGATAAAATTCTTTGTTGTAAGTTTTGAATACCAGCAGCGGGAGCATAAACAATCGTATCGACAGCACCTTGAATGGTATTTAAAGTGTTAATGGTTGATTGAATTGATGACGCAATTGGTTGTGATATACCAGTTGCAAGTGTACAAAAAGGACCAACATCTTTTGTCGTTACAGAAGCTGGATTAATAGCTTGTGTAACAGTATTGGTATCTGATTTTTTTTCTGGTATATAAGGACTACTCATCTTATGCTATATTATTAATATCTATACCTGGTAAAATTGGATATGTTGGTATTTTAAGTTCTGGTGTAAGATTTGCAGCAGCTATTTTTGCAAATTCATCTGCCCAGCGTTGATAAGCATTTGTTTGCATTGCAATTGTTGGGCCTATTATTTCATAATAATCCCCACCATCAACTCTCACTTCTCTATCACCTTTTACATATATATTATCATCACCCTTCACAGTAATGAAACGATCCATTGTCGTAGTAAGTCTATATGTATTTGGTGTAAATTCACTTATACCACTAGAGTCAGTAACTTTTGAATTACCATGAAAGTCACCTGTTGCGACGTACTCATTACCTGTAACGTTTGAAACTACTTTCTGTTCTGCTTTTGATATTGTAACTGAACCACTCTGCTGCATAAAATTATTTAGTTGAGGTTTGCGAATCGGGGTTGTTTAATCCTGTTGCTTTCATCACACTACTAAAATCATAAATGTCTGGTAATGCACCAATATACACTGGAAAATTAATATTACCTTCAAAAAATGTTACTAACAGTGATGCACCAACTCTAGGTACAGTAAAATTACCTTTAGGTAAATTACTTAGCGCAGGAGCTCTACTATATGCGTTAACATCACCCTTTCTTACCATAAATTGTGAAGGGTTAGCGTAAGGCGACGCTGTATTTAAAATACCAGCTGCAGTTGAAAAACTTTGAGCAGGATTTGGTACTGCATCTAAAGATATACAGTCAGCTTCAGTAACACTAGCAACACCCTGTTCCGCATCATAGAAACCACTGCCTGTATCACCTGTCACGGGTGTGCAAGGTACACACCACGGGCAAAAAGTCTTTAACTGGTCTACAACATCCTTGGTAAGAGCTGTTTGAATATTATTACCAACAAATCTAAAAGAATAATTAGTACTACCTTTAAAAAGAGATTCAAGCTGTGTAACATGCACGGCAGGTATAAACACTTGCACTCTACCACTCATTGGGTAGAGTGTATCATAGTTATCTATTACGATAGCTTTATAAACAGAAAAATCTTGCGTAAAATTAAACATTATCTAAAAGTAACATTGTTAAAGTTATTAATATCGTTGAGTTGAAGTGCTAGCTTATTAACTCTATTATTTTCTGCTCTCAAATAACTATCAGCAATACCAGGAACATTTATTTCATTTAAAAGCTTTTGTGATTTAACTCCAAGTGATTCTATAGATTCAATATTTGGGTTATTTAAATCTTTAAAAATTTCTGAGTCTACAATATTACGTTGTAAACCTCTAGCATATCTATTGTAAATTTTAAACCTAATACAAGCTCCAATTTGCGCTGCAATAAAATTACACCTTTCATCATTTGCGTTAATATTAAAAAAATCTTTACCAATTTGTGAAATTTCACTAGCTAAATCTGTTACTAGTTGTTCAACACCACAAACTGTTTTAGCTAATCCTTCTACTTGGTTTTTAATGGTGGTTAATCTATTAGTTGTATTACCTATTACAGTTTGAAACTGCTGAGAAATATTTCTTGCAATTAATATTAAATTTTGCTTAAACTTTTCAGCTACAACTGCTGTAAATTCTCCAACAATATTTGCAGTTAGTAGTTTGTTTACAATTTGTGGTAAACATACAACATTTTGGATTACGTTAGATGCGTAATTTTTGATATTTGTTACATTTTGTAAAAACTGCAATGCCATAAAATTATTTAGTTGAATTTCTTCATATCAAAACTATAATGAAATATATGTTAGTATCACACGAATCACCAATATCAATGTTACCGTTATCTATCGGATATAACGACTATGACTATGCTTTGGTTCATCTTTTTGAACAGTATCCGGAATATTATCAGTTTTTCAAAAATAGTTTGCAGAGTGGTAGGGAAGTTTTACTTGATAACTCTATTTTCGAACTTGGAGTAGCTTTCGATTCAAATAAATTTTATGATTATATTGTAGATCTGAAGCCTTCTTATTATGTTGTACCTGATGTGCTAGAAGATACAATTGGAACAGTTGAGTCATTTATCAGGTGGGATAAGGAACATGATCATAAACCGATAAGCCACATTCCACGTATTGGTGTGGTTCAAGGAAAGACCTTCACCGAGCTTGCTGATTGTTATGAGTTCATGTCCAAACATGCAGATTACATTGCAATCAGTTTTGACTATTCTTACTATCAGATTACAGGATTTGGGTCAAACAAGTTAGAAAAGCAGAGAAATGGACGTATCAAGCTATTAGAAGATCTGGTTAAATATGGCATTTGGAATAAAAATAAACCTCACCATCTTCTAGGGTGTTCATTACCGAATGAGTTTGGTCATTATATGTCTAATTATGTTTTTAATAACATTAGATCGATTGATACCTCAAATCCAGTTGTAGCTGGTATTCATAATATCAGGTATATGAAAGGTGTTGGTCTTATCGATAAACTTAGTATTAAACTTTGCGATCTTATCGATTATAAAGTTACAGAGACCAACAAAAAGAATATTCTTTTTAATACCAGTGAATTTAAACAGATTAACTCTCTATGATTGTTCGATTAACAAAACAAGAATGTCTAGCTTTAGCAGAAACGCTTGATAGTAAGACTAAGTCCTATCTAGTTGATGACTGTATTGCAACATGGGATAGAAAAGATCTCTGGCATCAAGAACCTTTTGCATACATTGAAAATGATCAAATCATTAGTGTGATGTTTGCGAATATTGAAGAGTGTTCTAATGGTGAAGAAATTCTCTATATTCAGAGAGTGTTTACATTACCTGAATATAGAAAGAAGGGATTCTTTAGAATGATCTTTAATGAGGTATATACACTCTATCATAAAAAAGGATGTAGATATTTAAAACTTTTCGTTGATGAAGATGCTTATAAAGCATACAAAGCAATGAAATTTATTATGAATGAAAAAACTGATAAAGGTTATTACTTTATTTTTGTACCGATGATTCATCAAGTACTTGAATATAATAACTTCATCAATTCACTCTCACCCAAACAATTCTTTTTAAGTCAATCTGCATATGATTTTTATCTGGATATGCAGAAAAAATACAATATAATTGAATTATGATTATTTCATTTACTGGTGCTCAATCCACAGGCAAGTCAACTCTTCTTAATAAATGTATGGAAGAGTTTGGAGATAAGTTTGTTTACTTTCCGGAGATCACTCGTCAGATCAAAGCTGAATGTGGTGTTGCAATTAACGAAGCTGGTGATAGTATAACGCAAAATATTATTACTGCAGAGCATATTAAAAATATGCTTAAAGCTAGCAAGGGTAATACTATTCTTGATAGATGTATTCTTGATGGGCTTGTATATACAATGTATTTGCATTTTGATAAAAAGCAGGTGGATGAATTTTCACTTGCATTTGCTATCAAGATTTTCGACAAGTTTATTGATAAAGTTGATGTAATCTTTTATACAGACCCTAAAGATGTTCCGTTAGTTGATGATGGTGAACGTAGTATTAATGGTGAATTCAGAAACAGAATTATTGAAATCTTTGAATGGGTTATTAAAGAATACAAAGTAAAAAATATCGTCAAGCTCTCAGGTACTGTTGAAGAAAGAATGGATACAATCAGAAAAACATTGAAAAATAAAGGTATTAATCTATAATTATATTATGCTAGAAAAACTCGATAATTCAAACATCAGCGTCCATCTTGGTAAGGCGTCTGAATACAAATCACAATACGATCCTGCTCTTCTTGTAAAAGAACCTCGTAGTAATAATCGTAAACATATTAATGTGTCTGATGATGACCTACCATTCGTTGGTTATGATACGTGGAATGCATATGAAGTGTCTGCATTGACAAATAACGGATTACCTGTTACGGGTGTAGGTAAGATCGTTTACCCATCTGATAGTAAATACATTGTAGAATCAAAATCTCTTAAGCTCTACTTCAATTCATTTAATATGTCTAAGCTCGGTGTCACACCTAGTGAAGTAAGAGAGAAAATTAAAGAGCTTGTTATTAAAGATCTTTCTGAACTACTTGAAACGACTGTAATGGTTGAGATTTTTTCAGATAATGAAATTGTTATCAACAATGGTAAGCTTCTTGATGAATACTATGAAGGTTTTACAACTCTTGAAGAAGAGTATGAGCATCAACTTACTGATGAGTTTACTGTTTATCAAGAGACTCCTGAACTGTTGAAATATACTGAAGGTGATACAGTTAAGAGAAAATATCATAGTGCTCTTCTTAAATCCAATTGCCGTGTGACTTCACAGCCAGACTGGGGAGATGTTTATATTACATATGAAGGTGATAGAGATGTCGACCCAGTCTCGCTTGTGAAATATATTGTTTCATTCAGAGATGAATGTCATTTTCATGAGGAGATTTGTGAGACAATCTATGTAAGGTTGAATGAGATTCTCAAACCATCAAAACTTCATGTGATGTGTTTATATGCTCGTCGTGGTGGTATTGATATCAATCCTCAAAGAGCAAGTGATGAATCTACATTACATTGGTCAGTGTGTAATACACATTTCAGTCATATCAAGACTCCAAAGCAGTAAATAGATAATAAAAAAGCCCGCTGAATTAATTCAGCGGGCTTTCCTATATATGAATTAGGCTTCGTAACCCTGACGAAGTCTTACTTGACGACCAACAGTGCGATACACAACATTTGATGATGTTAATCCACCAAATGTAGAAGTATAATCACCATCACTTGCTAAAATAACTAAAGGATTATCAAGATTACTTGTACTCAATGCTAATGCTGAAGTACCTCTTGCTGAAATATCGATATTAGTTGTAACATAGTTGGGATCGTTAAACTTGATAGTAGCTGTAATAGTAGATGTACTAGCAGTAAATGTAGATGAATGAACTTTACCATAAACAACTACATTACCGAGATTAGAGCCTTGTGTTAATCTAATACCTGTTGCTGTAGCGCTAACCCCATTGAGAGATGAATTAGGTGTAAGGGTAAATGTAACAGAAAGATTACTTACAGTTGTGTTACCACTAAGAGGTGGTGCTACAAGAGTTGTGGCAGCTGAAAGGGATAAAGTACCATTAATAGCTGATGTAGCACCAGTACGTGTAACTGTTTGAACTGTACGATTGGAAAGGGGTAAAAGGTATTCGTAAGGCATAATAATATTTATGCCTTTTAGTGTATTTTTTACAATAAAAAACCCTTGATGTAGCAATCCATCAAGGGTAGAAAAACTTTCGTTTTAGAAGTATTACAAGTAAACAGACTGTGTACCTGGAGTGAACGCAGTACCGAGACCGGTTACAATTACAACGTGGTAATAGAGATTTGCACCAAAGATGTTATCGACAACACCATAACGAGTAAGCAAGCCTACGCGTGGAGCGAAGTCGTTTGGACCGATGGTTCTCTGTACCATGATAGGAATGTAAGGGCAATAGATGATACCTGTATCATAGAACTCTGGACCCTTGTAGCCAAGCAATGCATATTCAAGAGCTGTTGAGCGTGTTGAATATCCAGTGTTTGTATAACCTGGGTTTTGAGCTTCTGTACGTGTATCACGGTAAACTGTGAATCTACCACCAACTGTACCAACCTTAGCAATACCTACACCTTGTGTGTTGACGTTTCCATCAACAGACATCCACTGGAATTCAGGGAGCATTTCAAGGATAGCGCACACACGTGGTGTTGCTACGATGAAGTTTGCTGCCCCTCTTCTGTTGCGGACGGCGATACGGTTTGCTTCGATGATAAGCTTCTGATAGAAGTCACGATTGCGTTCTGCTAACCAGCGACCGTCAGCTGAGGCTGGACTCCAGAAAGAGTAACCTGCTGTAGCGCCACCGTTAAGAGCTGATTGGATCATTCTCATTACCATTTCACGGTCGATTTCTGCTTGAATTTCATACGACATTGCGTTGGTTAATTCAGCATCGATATCGATACCGTTCATGTTTTTGAGATCCTGCTCTAATTCGATGGACCAGCGAGCACCTAATCTACGAGTACCTGCTTCAACGGAGGTTTTCTCGAAACTTACTTCAACTGTAGGGATATTGGAGTTGATTTCGAAATTCTTAAGAATTTCTGCAACACCTTGATCAGGAGCGAGGAACTCGAAAGCAGAACCTGTACCAAGACCACTAAGGGCCCCAGCAGAAGTACCTGTAAAGCGAGTTTCAAGGAACTGATATCCTAATTCGTTGTTGCCAGCGGAAGGTGTAACTGAATAGCTAACACCAATCTGGTTGTGGGCTGCACCGGTAGCTGAAGCTGCAGTAGGTGGAGTACCATTAGTGAAGTAACCATCTGTGAGGTTAGCACCACCAAGGGTCTGTGAACCATACTTGTAGCGAAGCGCGAATGCAAGACCAACTGGACCAGACATAGGCTGGACACCAACGATTTCGTTAGAAATAAGCTCTGGGAATGTACGTCTGATCATCGGAATAAGGATCTTAGGAAGGCGTGCGTCACCAGTAGCATAGTTGTCACCATTTGGTACTGCACCACCGTAATTGTTCAGGTTAACTGAACCGTTACTGAATGCAGAACCGGTACCACCAGCTTGGTTAGCTTCACGGAAGCAGAACTGTTCTTGGTTCTCAAGAAGTACTGCAGTCGCATAGCGCTTATAAGAATCCTCGATTGGAGCAACTGTATCTGACGAATAGTCAAGTACAGGAGCCCACTTTTCAAGAAGAGCGTCAGCTCTTGATTGATCGATGAAGGACTGTGGAGCGTTGATTTTCATACGTTTTATCATTTTGGACCTCATGGGATTGGATACCCAAGCAACTCAAGTCATACGATTGACTTCATTAAACCTTACTTCTTACCAAGTTGACCGAGATAAGAAGAAATTAGTGGATTATGGCTTTGACCTTTGTTGCTTTCTGTAACAACTTTAGGTGCATCACTCTTAACAGTGCGATTATTGAATGCTTGTTCCTTAATGGTTTCAAGCTGTTCAGCTTCTCTCTTGTCATAGAGTTTTGATACATAATCAAAATTCTCTTGCACAAACTTAAGATCTTTATCAGAAAGAATCTTTTTGATGTATTCTTTCTTAGATACTGTCATTTTAGCGACATTAGACTCAATGAATAAATTCTTATTCATGTCATCAATTTTCTTCTTAAGTTGAGCGTTTTCTGTTGCAAGCTTATTTGCTTGTTGGGTAGCTTCATCAATTTGTTGCTTACCCTCAACAACTGCATCTTTGATAGACTCTTTCATAAGAGCTGAATCAACTGCAAGTGTCTTTCTTAAACCTTCAAGAATTGCAACTGCTTGCTTATTCTTAGTAGCTTCTTCGATTGCTTCTGCTGGAATAGCTTCGTCAATATAAGCTTCAAGGTATGTGGAAATATTATCTACAATCTGTGATTTGAATGTAGAAGCGGACTCATTTAATTCTGTTTCGTATTTCTTTACGATATTAATGAGCTTTGCGGAATTGTTTTTGTCAATAGCTTCAACGACCTTAGTAAGCTTTTCAGAGTGGTCTTTGTTGATAGCTTCAAGAAGTGACTTTAATTTTGAAGCGTAAAGTTCATCTTGCTTAGCAAGAGCTGATTCAACATGAAGATTAAGCTTTTGTGTAAATGCATTTTCAATTGCATTAACTGACTCTTCTGATAAGATGTTCTGTGGGATTAGGTCCTTAAGCATAAATTTTAAAAAAGTGTTGGCTTGATAGCTTGAGAAATTCTCTCCATGATCTTATTCTCAATTACCTGCTTCAAATATTTATTAGCTTCAGCATAATTTTCTTCACTGACGCACTTAATAAAGTTTGCAATTAACACATTTTCTTTGACAACCTTTTTATTTTTACCTTCTTTTTTACTTTTACCCTTTGTTGCACCAGTAATAACATCAGCACGGGTAACCTTATCATAAGGTGGAGCTAACTTAGCAAGTTTTTTAGCTTTTGTTTTTTTAGAAGTCTTTTTAGCCTTTGCCATATAGTTATTTATAGTCTAGAGATAAATTTTAGGATTTGTTCTGTAAGAAATTTATCCATATCCTTTTTAGGTAATGTACTAATACCTTTTTGAAATGATTCATAAGCTTCTTCAAACTTACCATCAGCTGCAAGAACAAATTGTTTTGATTCAAGAATACCATTAACGAAAGCTTTTGGGCATGATGGATCTGCAACACAGTCAACAGCAATAAGTCTCATATTACGTACTGTATTAAATTTTGAACTCTCTTCTAATGTACCTAATGCACGAGAAGACATACCAACTTTTACACCATCATTGATAAGTGATTTAACAATCAACCCACATGGTGTAGATAACACCTTTGATTTACCAACGTAAATATTACCCTCGCAATGCATTTCAGTTACAAGGTGGCAAGCTCTTTCGAGATCAACATCAGCTGATGTTGGGTGGTTAAGTTCACCCATTGCGCGCTGTGTTTTAATCATCTCTTCGTTGTAACGTCTTACTTCACGTTCAAGTTCTTCTTTTGGATATCTACGGTTATTCTTATTGACATCTTCTGCCATCATATAAGGTCCTTTGATAAACAAAGACGACGGAGCGTTTCTATTTTGTTCTTCGTAAATGTACTCGAACTCTTCTTTAATTGGTTTTTCTACTAATAGATTTAGACGCATTGCCATATATTTATTTATTTACTGTTAGATGTTTTTCTGTGATTATTATAAACTCTAAGCCTTTTTTATTGCACCACTCACGAGCAGCTTGCCATTTAGCTTGATTTGTTACGTACATTGTTTGTTCGTAAATTAGATTTGACTTTTTACGGTACTTTGTTTTAGGTGGTTGTAATTGACCTGAAGGTTTTATCTCTACTAGATATCTTTTTACCTTATCACCTTCTTTTATTTGAACAAAATTATCTACAAAATAGCGATGCATTTTACCATCTAATGGGTTGAAATAAGGTATAATAACGTTTTCAGATCCCCATTTAATTACATTCTCGTTTACATCGCAGAATTTCATAAATCGTAATTCTAACGACGAACGATAAAAAGCTTTACTACCAATAAACTTATCTTTGTTTTTTGGTATAAAAATACCTTGAGTAAACTTTGGATTTTTTTTAAGCATTATCCAACAAAGAACATTACAGGGTCATTATCACCAAATCCAGGTGAAGCACCTTCATAAAGTTGTTTTTCAAGTTCAGCTTTTTCGGTTCTACCTTCTTCCAATAAATCATAATTGAGAGAACCACCACCAAGAAGAGCTACTTGACCAAATTTACCACGTACTCTACCTACTGAAATTTTTGTTAGAGCAAGAGCGTATTGGTAAATCCAAGGTTCCATAATAATATCTCGAATTGCCTTTTCAATGTAGCAAGTCACAGCCCCATAAAACTGCGACGTATCACGTGGTTGGGGATATATTTTGAGCATCTGTGTTCTATCATTGAATTCATAAGAGCGTCTGATAGCTAACATTTTTTCACGCATATCAATCCACTCTTTTAAAGTATACCATGAAACAAGATCAAAGCCGTAATTACCCAATGCATATGAATAATATGTTTGTTGAGCAAGAGTTTGTTCTAGAGTAAACAATGTATTAATACCAGTTGTACTACCTTCTTCAAAATTAGCAACTGCTATAACTTTTCTATAATCTAAAATATCATAATCATATACAGAGTTAATTGTCGTACCTGTAACAGGTGATTGTGATACTGTTGGTGTTGGTACGTATGACGATTTAAATGAGCTAGATAACCCTGAATTAAAAGTTATAATTTCATTATATGTTGGTACACTTATAAGTTCATATGTATTGATACCATTCGTAAACACACTAAGCGATGTCGACGAAGTAAATATAGAACTGGCTATAGCAGATGTACAAACATATGCCGTATTTGAAATGTTATAATAATATGACGAGCTTGGGTTAGAGATTAAATGCTCATTTTGTTGTGTCTGTGTTAATCCTGTTTTAGCTAAAGTGTAGAGTTTATCTAAAGGTATACCAACGTCATGTATATACAATCTCGAATCAAAAACAAGATATTCTTTTGTATATCCAGCATACTTGGTAAACATCTCAATAGCTATAGAAATATTTTCATAAAGCTGATCTTTATGTACCTCTACAGTTACTAGTGGGTAACCTAACGCTCTTAAAATTCTATCACCTAACCTATCAAATGTTGTAATCTTTGAATTAAGATTTGTAGATTGGAAAGCTGAAATTGGGGTAATGGAACAAGGTAAGCTCATTTATTTTATTTAAGCTGTTGGAGCTTCACCTGCTGGAGGTGCTTCTGGAGGTGTTGCTTCACCCTCTACTGGTGGTGTTTCACCACCAATTTCAGCTGGACCTCCACCAAATGCTGGAGGGGCTCCACCACCTCCTCCTCCACCACCGAGAGGTGCAGCTCCACCCTCTGTAGGGGATCCCCCAGCTTCAATAGCTTCTTTCCAGTTAGGACCACCATTTTGAATTTGTTGAATCTCCCACTGAAACTCTGCATCTTTTCTAAGATACTCTCTGTTAGCAAGGATTTGTAGATCAGTCCAGTTAAGATATCTTTTCTGAGCGTAAGTCTTAGAAATAAACTCACTCTGAGTGATATTATTATATGTGGTTGTTTTCAACTCCATCTTCTGATTTTCACGCAAATCATAGAAGTTAGTTGGTGCGTTAAATTCTACAGAAAGATTAGTTTCTTTAAGTTCGTATTCATCCCAAATCTTTTTTAATTTAAGATGTGTAACGAAAGTCTTTTTAATTGCTGAAGAAAATCTCTGTTGCATTCTTATAATAAAACGAGCAAACTTAAGTTCTTCTCTTAAAATTTCATTACCATCTCTAAATGCATCTTGTGGGTCAAGTCTTGAAGTTGGTACTTTAAGTGAGCGATAAAGTTTTTTAATAAAGTACATCAAATCTGATAGTTCACCAAGATTAGCACCACCAGGTAATTGTGTTACTTTAGTACCTTCAGACCCTTGTCTTTTAGCAAACCAGAATGCATCAAGCATCGATTGTGGTGTAAATTTTTGCACCATATCATTTTGATCCACATCAATTGTTTTTGTAGACCAGTAATTTTGAATAAGCTTACGAAGGTATGCTTCTGCTTTAGGTGGTGGCATGTTACCAACATCAACGTCAAATACAAGACGTTCAGGTGCTCTTACCATTCTATAAATGACAATAGCGTCTTCAATAAGTGAGAGCTGTCTATAAGCTCTTCTAGCATTTTCTAGAATTGGTAAAACAAATGTTTTATTTTCATCATATATACCAGAGCTAATATATACAATCTGATTTTCATCCATTGGGATGTAATCATATTTTTCTACTTTCTGTGGTTGTTTCGGATCAAGAATAGGCTTTTTATAGATATAGCCTTTAATCATTAAATTTTGTAAGTTATTATATACAGGGTCGCAAAGCTCAGCTGGTATATTAACAAAACCTAAAATACCTTGATCTGAATAATCCTTATGGATAATATTTTCAAAGTACACTTCACCTTCAATAAGAAACTGTCTGATATATGACCAACCTCTATTTTCTAAGTCAAAATATTCTACAATTTTACTAAACTCTTTCTTAAGAGTTTGTTGTTGTTCATCTGTAAGTTTTTTATCTCTAAACTCCAAATGTACAATATCACCATTTTCATCTTTATTAATAAATTCATCGCAAATTTCATCCAATGCATCAGCTACATCTGAATATGCTGCCATAATACGATAATCACGTAATCTACCCGACTTATCTGAATTGACATTAGAATATAAAACAGATTGTAGTGTTTTATCTTGATTGAAAAGACCACCACCAGGTTCATTTAACCTACCAATTGCAATGGAATTATTAGCTAAAGCTTCTGCACGCTTTGGTCCATTCTTTGCGAAAAGTTCATATTTAGGATTTTTTTCCTGAATATTATCTACTTCTTTATATGAATAAGGCAACCTTTGCGCAATATAGGTCATTAGACCTCTGCCGAATGTTGATGATTTACCTGTATTGTTTTCTTGCATCGCCATATTTATTTTATTTATTTAACTCAAATAAGCGTAAAAACAATATTTTTGGACTTAAATGATGAATCCCAACCAACTTCATTTGCAACAACTATGGTGAAATTACCAGTCTGTTGTGTATAAGGTAAAGTAAAATATAGTAAGTTATCGTTTACTATAGTGTAATCATCTAGAAGGAACCCACTTACTGTACCTTGCTTAATTGTAGAAATTGATGTAATGTTTGGATATAAACTAGTATTATTAGATGAAAGCATCAAATATAATACATCGCTTTCTTTATACCATTCACCCCCCACTGAAAATGTTAAGTTCGATAACTGATTACGTACCGTTGTATTTTCGGTTATTTCTGCTTGAGCTTTTGTACTGAAGGATGTTCTAGCATATATACTTTTCACAGAAGGTATACCAGATATAGAGAATGATTCTGTTACACCTGACAAGTTCATACCCGAAAGCGTAAAGTATGAATTATATGTTAGAGGTGGTCCTGACTTTGCTGTGAGATTGTAGAAGTTTGTATCTACAACAAAAATGTTTGATGTTTCTTCAAACTTTTTAAATAACCAACCTTTAATTGTAAAGGTGGTATCAGCTACAATATTGTATTTGTCTGAAGAAGTTAAGTCTATAGGTGATGTAAGACTCACACTACCATCCCATAATACTTCTGATCTTATTTCACCATAATAATTTAACCCAGCTGACTCTGGAACTTTCCATGATAGTATAATATATGGGTTATTATATGGTACAAAATTTGATAGAATCTGATCAATATCAGTCTGAAATTTTGCAATTATAGATAGTGAAACTGTTAAATTAACTGGCGTTGGGGTTGGTATTTTACTATACGTTCCGGTGTTTCTATTGTACACCTTTTGCATATAAAATCCATCTAGTTTATTAAACACACGTTCATTATCACGTGCTACGCTAGTTAAATTAACAGCAACAACTGGTAAAGTTATGTTTTGTTGTTCGTTTATAATATCATAAAGAACACGCTGCTTTGGAGCTAATACATATCTTACTTCAATATTTGACTTTGGTACCCTATTGTTATCATACCTCTTAATAATACAGTCATTAAACGCAGCTAAAAACTGCGTAAGTAAATCCTTTATTTCAAAATGGTATGTATAATTCTTCACCTTAATATTTATCAGACAAATCGGTCGATAAAATATTTAGGTAAGATATCAGTATTATTTTTCAATACATTGAGCACTGTAGCATCTAAGATATATGTCACGCAATGATCGTCTTTTGATCTAATTCCACGACCACAAGCTTGAATAAGAGAGCATAACATTTTATTTTCATACCACTTTTTATCTGCATCAAATAGAATTTTAATTCTCTGATCTGTGAGTGGTAGGTAAGGAGCTTTTACAATGATTTGAAATCTTGCAAGATCATCTTTTAAGTCAACACCATGAGTAAGTGAAGGTGATACAAGTACTGTCGGCTCATCGGTTTCATAATGAAGTTTGAGAATTTCATCATTCATTACACCTTGCTCACGATACAAAAATCGTTTTTCACCACATTTCGGTTTGATTGCATTCGTGATAGCTAACGTATGGGTGTGAATGATACCTTTATCATTTTTATGCATTTCACAAATACTCTGCACCATATCAACAATAATAGGTAGAGTTGACTTCATCGAATACGCATTCAATCTATGCTTTGCATTTACATAAATTGGAGCCTTTTTACTATCAAAAGGTGATGCAATATCGATAAACTTAAACTTCTCAATACCTAAAGTTTTTGCAAAGTTCTTTTCATCAATAATGGTTGCAGACATCAAAACAATCTTTTTACCGTAATCAAAAAGATATTTTGTAAGCCTATCAATTTTGAGAGGTGTAAATGTGATGGTATTGCCATTTTTCTTTTCAATGAGATACTCACAATCATTCCACGATTCAATAAGCAATTGCAGTTTGCTGTTAAGGTTTTTCAACCCAATCATCTTCTTTTTCTCGTTTTCGAGATAATTAGTTAACTTGTCATTACCTTTGATAGTCAATTCAATTGCCTTGACTTTCTCTTGAATTGACAATGCAAGAGCTTCTACACCACGATATGCCTTTGCATAATCACCAGTTGGAATACTGCTAGAGTAAAAATTAATATCACACTCATCTAGAAAGTCAGTATCGATATTACATGTAAACTCTTTTACAAATTCATCCTCAAGTTCCGATGCCTCATCACAAATAATGTATTCGCGATGTTTAACATGATCAGGCAATGAGAAAAACATCTTGTAGTTCAAAGTTGCAAATGGACCAACAATTGCTTCGTTTCTATCTCTATAATAGGTACAGAAGTTTTTTCTCCAACATTCATCTCTTAGTTTCTTAATATGAACACATGGAGCTGTTTCAACAGAATAATTTTTATCTACTTCACAAAGGTAGTTATTTTTACCTTTTAGTACTTTCACATCATCAAAGAACTGCTTATACTGATCTTGAAGACCCTTTGTTACAGTTAATGCAAAACAGCCAAATGGTTGCTTCTCAGTTTCATTAACACAATCATATTCATATTCTCCATCTTGCTTATATGCAAGATATGATGTAATAAGATCTCTAAATTCTTTAGAGCATTGATTTGAAGCATTAGCTACAGTTTTAGAGATAAAAGATTTACCAGTACCAGTAGGTGCTCTTACTATTACAAATTTATGACCTTCTAAAAAGGCTTGCTCAATATTATTGAGTACAATTTGTTGAGACTCGTTAGGCTTATATCCAGATGGAAAACAATTAATTAATTTCACATCTTTATTATAGCTTATACCTTCATTCAGTCAACATATATAAAAAGTTATCATACATTTTATTAGATGTCTTTTTATCTGTTGTTTTGAGTTTATAATAAAGCTCTGAACTATTACTATTACAAAAACTACTCAAAGTATATTCAAATACTAGAGAGTTATTTGTTTCGTGAATTTTGTAAGGATAAGGCACTTCAAAAACTTTAATTTCATTATCAATATCAAGATTAAACTTAATAAAGAATTGCTTAATTGTAAAAATTTTTAACTTGCCTTTTTTGATTACCTTATTATTAAGTTTGAAAGTAACAGGCTTAAGTAAGAAGTTGTTTATTTTTTTCTCTATTGAATCTTTGTTTCTCATGACATCATAAAGTTAATTTTTTGTTGTGTGGTCATTAAACGTAGACTATTATTGAAATATTTCCAGAACTCATCATTGCCTGGAATTCTATTTAACACCGTTACTGTTTCAGCAGGGATGTTTCTAAAGTCTTGCATTAAAACATCCCACACAATAACTAATCCTTCTGATTCAGGATTAAACTTTGGAGCTTGTACTGGAGCTCTATAACCTAACGAAATTAAACCGTTATTTGAGTTTAAAATATTATTGCTTTTAGTGCATATCATTCGCCTTGTTAGTGGTTTATTTTTTACAGGTAACCGTCTAACAAAGCGAATATCTAGCACATTTTCAGCTAATAATGAATTTAACTCAGTCGTTGTCATTTGTTTCTAAAGGTTTGCAGATGCCAAAAATGCGCTGTTCATTTAAAAACATTCCCTTTTTGAGCAAACCATAACCATCAACTTCAATATTTGCAACTGTAATTCCTTTATCATTTGGAAAGATTACAATGTCACCCTTTTTAGTGAACTTGACATTTGGTCCAACTAGAATTACTTCAGCTTTTCGCCATGCAGCTCTTACTGCATTTGCTTTGATAAATAGTGATCCACGTTTAATTAAATCACCATCATCGGCATCCATGTCAATATATTTGACAAGAATAATATCATCAAAAATGAAGGTGAGCTTGTGGTCTTGTAAACCAAAGTCACCTTCACTATGTGAACTTAAATCAATTACGCTTTTTTGTGTTGGTAAAATATCAATATCTGCAGGCATACAGATAATTAATAAATTATTTCAACATATCAACGTACAAATCTAATTCTCTTTTTGATAAAAATTCCCGTTTAACGGGTTGTACATCATCTGCTTCTTTTTTTGTTTTTTTAATGTACGATATTTTTTTAAATCTTAATTTTGGTAAAAAGTTAAAATAAAATTCATACAACGCAGTTTTATCTTCAAATGGTAAAACACGATTCAAAAAATTATTAACAAAGACAGCAAGATCATTGTTATACATAGAGGTCCATCTATTTATCATAAATGGACCTCCGAATGCGTTTTCATCCTCTAAATTCAAATCAATTTTCTTCTTTGAATAAAGGATGCTATTGAGAATATCAAATATTGTCATTTAATGCTAACTTAACATTATCACTAATTTTATTCAAAAATTGTTTCATAATGTCATTCAACGCTTTATTAGCAGCTGTTGGGTCCATTGCTAAAACATCTTTACGATTAAGCTTAATGGTGTATTCAATACTCTTATCATTTAAAGCTACATTTGTGGTGATTGTAACTACGTCTGGTTCTGTTTTTGGTTTCATGTTAAACTATTACTTTGGATGTTGCGACAAAAATGTCATTGGTTAAATTATAAAATTCTGTTTCCACTTCAGCCATAAACTCCAAACACTTTTCAATTGATAAGTTGGTTGAATATGCAAAATTAGGAGCAAGCGGACCTGCAACAATATTGATACCAGTATGACCAATTGCAACATTATCTTTACTATATGTAATGCTCACACTTGCTTTCCCCTTTTCTTGTTCTGTACCATCACTACCGATAAATTTATCGTATACCATAATATCATCACCCTTTACAGAAATACTCTTGTTGATATATTTGTAAAGAATGCTAGCAATCTTAGTATTAAAAAGTCTCTGAAAACAAACTGCTCCAAAACTATCTAAGTTAGGAATTTCCCAACAGAAGTTCATAGCACCTTGACTTACAATATAGTCGTTTGACATTGAATCTTCTAAGTCAATTAAGTTTGTGGACACCAACATAGGTCCAATAAACGAAACAATATCACCAGTTGCACAAACATTTTTCTTCAAAAATCTATAAGCAAATCTCTGATGAATAAGAGAGCCGTCGTAATTTTTTTCTTCAATATACATATCTTATTATGGTATAAGATTAGCGTTTTTCAACTTTAAAACTGTTTGTTTTACTGCCATCCACATATCCATATATGTGTAAGTTGCTAACCTACCTAGAAAAATAACATTATCTTCTTTATCAGCTAACTCTTTATATTTTGTATACATTTGCAACCCCTCACCCCATGGAATTGGATAAAATGGAATATTTTTACCGTTATATGGTTCTGGATATTCTTCTGTTATAATAGTGGTGCCTTTGTGGTTTGGTGTAAAAAAGCTGTGATCATACGTTCTTGTAAAATCAACAGCTTTTGTATTTTGATTGTATACCACTGCATCAAATTTATTTTCAGAGGTAATATGCTTAAACCACAAAGATCTGTATGGTAACTGACCGAAACAATAATTAAAATACTCATCAATTTTACCAGTATATATTGTAAGATCTGCTTGTTCTTTTTTCCATTCATCAATAGTGCAGTTAAGTCTCACTTCAATACCTTGTAACATTTTTTCAAACATTTTTGTATAACCTTCTTTAGGAATGCATTGATATTTCTGTCCCTCAAACCAAGTAGGATCTTCACAATCTTTTGTTTTAGGGATTCGGTTAGTAATAGATTTAGGAATTTGATCAAAAGGTACACCCCACTGTTTTTCGGAATAATCTGCGAAAATTACATCGATAATCTCTTCTTGGGACAATTCTCTTTTAAGTTCACTTTCTGTTTTCTTGCTATATGGTAATGAAATAATACCTAGTTTTGTTGCACCTTTGGGTTTATATTCAAACGGAACCCATTCTGTAAATTGTGACAAAAACGCAAAAACTTCTTCATCATCTGTATGAAAAATATGAGGTCCATAATTGTGCACTATTGTACCGCAAATATTTGAATCATAGCAGTTGCCGCCTATGTGGTTTCGTGATTCAAATATTGTCACTTCATGCCCATGATCTTTTAAAAGACGTGCTGCGACCACACCAGATAACCCACAGCCTACTATATTAGCTTTCATGCACCCAGAAATTATTGTTTATGATTTTAAATGATTCGCCGAATGATTCAGTTACAGCTTTTTTAACACCAGGCCAAGTATCCGTATAATCATCCCCGAACATTACTCCGTTCTTATTTAACAGCTTTTTGTAGTTGTGTATATCTGATAAAACATCTTCATATTCGTGTGACGCATCAATATACATTAAATCTGCTTTTATACCATGATATGATAATACTTTATGGGCTATATTTGATGGTAATGGTAACGGTGTAATGTACTCGTCTGTTTCTGTATGGACAACATTTGATAAAAACTGGAAATATATTTGTGGGTACCCATTTTTCAAAAGTAAATTTCTCTCTTCTGTATTTGCTAGATTTGTCCAAAATTCTACAGCACCCAGCCATGTATCAATACAAAAAATTTGACATTGTATATTATGCTTCTTACATATGCGTGCCATGTTAATAGCCGATGCACCTTTCCATGTTCCTACCTCCACTATTACAGCTGGTTTTGTTTGTAGTATTAATGATTCAAAGACATTATCATTGCTGTTCCATCCTCTTAAATCGAGGGGAAGTAAATTTATATTTTTATAGATGGTTTTATCGTTTATCATTTAAATATTTACAGTCATATTATCAATAGGGGTCTGTCCCCAATTTGATTTGTTTTTATACAAATCAATATGCGGATAATATTCTGTTCTTCTATTTGTTTTTGTTCCGTACCAGTCATCAGGTTCTGTAACTACAAAACCACTATATTCACCATACACTGCTGGGGTGGGTCCTGTTCTCCACAGCAAAAAATCCTCGTTTTCTACATGCCATTTTTTACAGTTTAAAATACCCTGATGTGTATAGTCTTTGTTCTTTATAGAAAGAATTAGTTGTTTGTTTGCCAACAGGTAGTCTCCTCTGTATGCACCTATCGACATTGACGGCATGTCTTTGATGGCTATTTTTTCAGGATTGTCTGCTGGTATATTTTCTATTTTGTTCTTAAAATTTCTACCTACTTTGCATGTATCATGCAACAAAAACCAATAGTCTTCTTGGAGGTTATTTTCCACTATACCTATAAGTGCTGTTAACTCAAATGTATTGTTATCTAACAAATAACTAGTACACCCATATAACTCTTTTTTATCACAAACGCTATAACCACCAATAAAAATAATTATATCGTTAACAGTGTAACCTGCATCCAGTAGTGATGGTAATAACGTTGGTAATGTTTTTTCGTAAAAATCTATATTTGAAGCTATAGCTATTTTCATTTCATCCATTTTTTGTTAAAAACTGCTGTCTGGTTATAAGTCATTTCTTGTAATTTAGTTGATGGTACCGTATCATGTGAACTACTTGTTTCATGATACACTCTTGATGTTGTTACAAGCGCATGTGGTATAGAATGCTGCTGTAATGTTAACCCATAGTCATTATCTTGATACCAGAAATTAAATGTTTCATCGAATAAATTACACTGATCAATAACACTTTTATGTACTACAATACACCAACCTGCAATTTCATGTGCAGCTCTATAACCATAGTGGTGTGTTACATCATTATTTAGCCCATGCTGTTTATGCCAATTTGGCTCATAAGGTGACATTGACAGTACTTCAGGTACTTTTTTTTGAAAAATCATTAATTTGGTAAACCAGTTTTCAGTGTAAATAACGTCATTATTTGATATTACAATCCAATCAGATTTACACTCAGTAAGACCGATGTTTAAAAATCTATTATAATTAAATTCTTCACCAGGAATTATAACTGTTGAATTATGATAAACATATCCATCTTGCAAATAATTGGGGTTTGTTTCAACTATAATTTCATTAAATTTAAATTCCTTTTCACTAGCTCTTAGTGTATTAAGTGTTCTAGTAGTTAAACCGTAATGTTTTAGACTAGCTGTATTTGATAAGATAATAATATCTACTTGTTGCATTTTATAATAATGTTATAATGTCTTGGTAATATTTTTGTCTTACCAGTTCACCGTATTTTTTTAAATTTTCATCAGGATGTGTACCACCAAAATCAATGTCAGTATCTGGTTTAGTAGGATTATAACTCTGCACACGCCATGACATACCTTCATAGTGAATATATTTTTTATTTCTAAAATCCATATCTCCTATTGTTAAACCATTTAACTTTATATCTTCATACATAGTTGAACCAATATTATAAACTCTAGAAGTTGCTTTACTTTTACGTGTTCGTTCTTCATCAAAGAATACAATATTATGTTTGTTTATTTGATCTAGATCAATAAAACAAAAACTTGGATCCACTCTAGGGTAAAGTAATTTACCACCTTCATCACCTACAACTCTACCCGCTAATGCTACCCCACTACTCACAAATTTATTGAACAGTGGTTGTAAATTATCAATAATAATTACATCTGAGTCTACTAGTAAAACATATTTTGTTTTAATTTGTTTTAATCCATAATTAACACCATTACCATGAACAGCACCTTTTAAATTTATAAAATTTAAATTATTAGAAACTAAAACCTTTTGTGATTCATCTTCTGTAGATGTATTCACAATAAAAAAATTATACTCTAACTTACTATTTTTATCAAATGATTTCTTTAAATTTAAAATAAGATCAGGTGTATTATAATTACAGGTTAATACTGTTAAGTTCATTAATTTTTTGTTTGCAAAATTTTGTTATTTCACTCACCGATTGTAGTGGTATTTGTAATGGTAAACATCCATGTTTTTCAACAAATATTTTATCAGCATCTTTCATCATTTGTTGGTGGTTTGGTTTTGATGAAATTGTAGATTTTTCTAAACTCCATTCTTCATCACCTAAATAGTCCCATGAATTTTCAATATCTGCAAAATACCAAAAAGGAGGATGCATACCTGCTTTAATTATTTCATAAGTGTGATCTACATGCTCACATGCATTGTAATATCTTTCATCAATTATACCTATTTTATCAATGCATTTTCGAGTATAAAGAGAAAATGCACCCACACAATGTGGGTATAGTGGTAACTTTATTTTACCATAATCAACAACAATTCGAGGATTAGGTGTACCTGCAGGCCATGATTTATTCATCATACCATGTTGTGAAAAATTGAAATGTTGAATACCAGTAAGTTTTGATGCTTCAATATATTTGCTAAAAACAGATACATCTTTAATATAAATATCATCCTCAATCAAAAACAAATAATCACATCCTTTTTCCATGAGGTATTTTAACGCTTTGTTTTTTGATTTACCCACACCTAAGTTAACTTCGTTTTCAATTAATACACCATTACCAATATCAAATGGTAATGGTTTACCGTCATTCACAACGACAATTTCATTAACTTGTGCAGGTATTAACGAATTTAAACACTTACGTAAAAGTTCTGGTCTATTATGGGTTATAATACCAACTCCAATTTTCATATTTAAAATTTAATATCCAATCCGCTAAACTCAACATAAATAATAGTATGCAGACTAACGGTAAAGACATTTACGTAAATATAAAAGAGTTACCTCTTGTTAATGAGGTACAGGCAGGTGATTTTTTTATTGTCGAAACCACACAAGGTACAAATATTATTGATTTTTCTAATATTATCATACCACCTGAAAATACTTCTTTTTATGGAGAAATACAGCAACTTCAAACTGACGTTGCTGGTCTTTCAACACTTTATGATTTACAGACAGCTTTAATTGTAGCTGTATCTGGGGAGTTAGATACCAAGATTGATTCTACTTCTGCAGAACTTCAAACATCTATCGATAGTGTATCTGCAAATCTTTATGAAAGATTTTATCTTGTAGGTGGTGGTGTTACCTTTGATGGTAACAGTGTTGAAACAACTGCAGGTGTGAGATGTTTTGCTATCCGAAATGGTGTTGGTAATTATAGTATTGTTTTTGATGACAGTATTGCTACTGCAGTAGCATCATCTAATCAAGATAAAACAATCGTTCTTGGTGTTGATGGTAACGTAGCTACCGTACAAACATTCCAACTTTCTTATACCTTTGATGTATCTGGTGGTAGTGGTACTACAGCGATTTCAGCTATTGAAACAGCTCTTTCTTATGAACCGTTTGATGCAGATATTGTTACTGTGATGGGGTTTTAATTTCACTAATTAGTTTATTGATTTCATCATCATAGGCTTTTTGCTCTTTTTGTTCTTTGAGCAGCTGCTCCATAATATCTAACTGTTCACCACTAAAGATGCTATGTTCTTCACCGTAGAGTTCACCACCCTCACCAATATAGTCACCAATTGTAATAAGTCTATTTTCTCTAGATCCCCAAATATCAATTACACCTGGTGAATCATTTTTTGGCCAAAATACATCAGCATCAAAATTAGTCTTATACTGATCAATAATACCTTTAAAAATCTGATCAATTTGTTCTCTGTAGATAACACTTACATCTCTAAATTCATCATCAACAATACCAAAATTGCATTTATCTGCAGGGATGTAAAAAATAATGTCAAGATTTCTCATTGACTCTTTAACCATGTCAATGGTTTCATCTACAAACTTACCGTCAATAGAACCAGGCATATATCTATATGCCCAGAGAGTATATACAAGATTATCTAACAAGCAACGATCATAAACAATCTTATCACCTTGCTTATTTTTTTTAATTTCACCGTACATCCAATCACGAATTAAACGCTGAGTTTCCTGAGTTGTATTTGAAGAATGGGTAAGTCCATTCTCTTTAATTACATCCCTATAGCTTTTATCTAAAGTTTTATATTGCGGCCAACAAGTAAGAAAGTCTCTAATTAGTGTTGTCTTACCGGTATTTTGTGCGCCTGAAAAAGCTATTCTCATAATCAATATATAGTTTAATGTCCGAAAGCTTCAATGGTATATTTGAAAGGATTACCTTCAATGTTTTTTACAAGATCAAGCATGGTTGCGGCAATGTCACGAATTTCTTTCTGTGCATCAGGCTTGTTACGAAGCCTCAAGAAATGATGAAAAGACCTCCAATTGAACATTACATCAGCTTGAATCTGAGAGTTGTATGTCTTGAAGAAACGGGCAGATTCTTTTGCACGCTTGCGACCAAGAACAGGTTCAAGGTCTTTGAGGCATTGATGATAAATTCTATTACCTAATTCAGTATATTCCTTCAAAGCATCTAACCAAGTTTCACCCGTTTTCTTCCAAGAAATTTCTATATCTTCCCAATCATCAGGAATGTAATATTTGTCTTCTTTCAGTTCTTTATACCTAGCACTCTCACCATTGATTGAAACACCAATGCGATGCTTAAGAAGGTGAATGTGAGAAGCAATGTCGCAATCCACAAGAAAATGCAGGCTGCTTTTCTCGAAAGGGGTATGGTGTCCTGCATCTGCAAGCATTTTGAGGAGTTTCGGAATGCGTTCACGTTTTTCTTCTGTAATGTCACGGCTAGTAGAGGTCCATGCAGAGCATGCATGAATCTCGTCACTGCCGTAAAATCCAATTAGTTCAACTTTGTTTTTCATTCAAGTGTGAGCAAATACATTAACTGATTAATTTCAGCTTCAATTTCATCTTTGATATTAAGAAGGTCTTTATTATCACCATTAGCTAAATCCTGTGAAAGATCTGCCATAATTTTATCTTTATATTCCTGAATAATGTTTACAAAAGACTGTAAAGAATAAGAGTCAAGACTAAAACCGTATTGCATTTCTTTTTCTGGTCGTCCATACTTACCATAATAAACTTCAACAAATCTATCAAATAGTTTATCTAAAGCTTCATATGCGTTACCAAGAGCAATATGTTGTGCATAAGATCTAGTTTGCCAGTGAAAAATTTTAATCTGACTTAGGAATGCTAGGAATGTAGTTAATTTCATTTTGTTATATTGTAAATGTAATGGTCTGAAGTTTCAATCTTGCGACTATTTTCCACAGAATATAAATTCATATCAATAAGATATCCAGGATTTTTTTCAATTCTATTTTTAATCCAAGCATCATCATACCAAATAACTCTGTTATTTGGATAGGCAAAATAATTACCTTCATCCATTTTAAATACATGAGCACATTTATGTTCAGATGTTTCTGAAAAATTTATATCAGTAGCTCCTGATTTATTTTCCCAAGACCAATCTAATGTAAACATATAAATGCCTTGTAGCTTTTCTTGTTTATAAGTTATAAGCTCTGCTCTAAGACCTGATAATCTCTGCCTTACCTGCACATCAATATAGGGTGAAAAACAATCCCAATACATATGCTCATTCAACGGTCTTACTGGAGCATCTTTTTTCCAACAAAAAGCATTGATGGGTCTACGAGTCCAGTTAACACCATTTTCTAAAAATGCTTCAAATAACGGTGAGCGTTTTTCTATAGATGCTACACTATGTACATCACATAGTGTAAATTGTCCATGCCCTTTAGTATGGTTAAACATATACTCATTACGAATGTAACAAGTAATTACAGGTATATTGTGATTAAGATACATTCCAGTCTCTTTCTTTTGGCAAGTAGTAGCAAGTCAATTCTTCACCTGAAATAATATTTCTAATGGCCCAATATTCATCTGTTTCAGAGTCATAATGAAGATTGGGGTTATCAGAATGATTTACAAAATATGATGCATTGATATCATTGGGTGGTCTATCAATAATAATTCCAGATTCGTTTGTATGACAAATTGATTTAAAATATGATAATGAAATAAATGGAATTACATCCCATGGTAAGGTGTAATTGCGTTTTGGTTTAAACACTAAAGTGTCTTTTGCTATGTTGGTGACAGCAAACACACCAACCCCACCTTTATCAATAATAGATGGTTTGAGCCTCACAATATGCTCTTCTTTAAACGCTTGTAATATATCTAGATAGTTCATACCTTTAAAGCTTTATCCCAGAGAAGTAAATGAAGTCGAGGACTGAAATTAACATTCATTGCTTTTGCATACTCTGCAACTGCAGGAGCTTTTTCAATATGTTCAGCACGAGAACCACAACATGGCATAAACCAAATACGATGTAATGGTACATTAATACCTTTATCATCATTCACATACTTTTTCCAAACCTCTTCAATATCTTTATCCGTATTAATAACAAATTTAAATCCACTTTCATATTGACTATGCCATCTAAGTGCATCTGGTTTGTAAGTTCTATTTTCAGGATCACCATTATGAGTTAATTTTGGTGATGTTGTAAATGTTGCAAAGAAATCTGTCTTCCAGTTTTGATCAGGAATAATTGTTGCATTAGTTTCAAAATCAATTCGTGGTGTTTTTCCAAGCTTATTTGAAATATATTCAACAAACTTCAACAACTTAATTTCCTGAATTAGAGGTTCACCACCAGTTAGTTTAAGAATGGCACCTTTATTAAGTTTTTCAGCATAACCACTTTTTAAGAAGAACTCTTCCCAAATATCAGCAAATTTCATTTTATTTTTTACTGACCATGAAATGTATGAATCACATCCATGAGGTGAATCAGCACTTGCAAATCCTTTACATGTAAGATTGCACATTGACATTCTCATAAACACTGAAGGTTGACCAATATATTCACCTTCACCTTCTAGCGTATAAAATAGTTTATCGTCTGATAAGAAGATTACCTCGTCGTCTAAATTCATATTTATAGTATAAAACATGTTTTGGTCATTTCAACTTGCATTTTGAAAAATAGATAAATATTTGCATATGTCTAAAAAAACTCGTAAACGTGACGAAAGTCACGAGTTGGTGACGGAATTATATGATAATTTTAACAGAAATGCATACCTCAATTATGAGATAAAAATGCCATTTCAATTTAACGAAAGACATACAGAAATGTTACATCTTTTACAAACAAATAAAACCAAAATGGTTTTTGTAGATGGACCAGCTGGAACAGCTAAAACATATATTGCTGTATTAGCAGGATTACATCTCCTTAAGGAGCATTACATTGACAATATTTACTATATTAGATCTATTGTCGAGTCTGCATCAAGGCAAATAGGCTCTCTACCTGGAGAAATTGATGACAAATTCTTACCATGGTCAATGCCTCTTATTGATAAAATTACAGAGATCTCTGGTAAAATAACTGCTGATAATCTTTACAAAGGTGAAATGATTAAAGGTTTACCGGTTAATTTTTGTAGAGGTTTAACATTTAACAAATCATTAGTAATTGTTGATGAAGCTCAAAACCTTACTAAAGAAGAGCTTACAACAATTCTTACAAGATTTGGTCATAAATCCAAATACGTTATCGTTGGGGATACATTCCAATCAGACATAAAAAACTCCGGATTCAAGGACATATATAATGCCTTCAATACGGAGTTTAGTAAAGATAACCAGATTTATTGCCTCAAATTTTATAATGAGGATATTGTAAGATCAGAAATTCTCAAACACATTGTAAGAGTGCTTGAGAGTATTCCAAAAACTCAACCCCATCTAGTACCAGCAAACAAACCTGAATAATTACCACTTGTAGGTTGTTTACCAACAGGAGCTGCAGTATCATTTACTGGTCCTTGTACCGGAGCCACTTCTTGCTCTTTAAGTTGTTCCGCAGTTATTTCTAATTGTTTTTGTTGAACTGCAGCTTCTTGAGTAAGATATGTTTTAACTAACTCTTCTGCTGTCTCTAAATTTGTTGTGGTAAGCATACCATGATCAACAAATTTAGGATTTACATATATTGCAGAGTTTTTTTCATGTTCAAACACTTCTACTTTTTCCACCCAACGAAGTCCTCCGAAACGTTTCTCTAAGAAATCAGTCGCAATATTAAAGCATAATTCTGCAGTACGTTCAATACCAACACCTTTTTCAAAAATACGAAGATCAATTACACCCTTTTCGTGTAACTGTCTAAAATCTTCTAAAAACGGATCATCTTGAGCTACACAAAATGTATGATCAAAAATTGTATTGAGTGTATTTTTAAGTTCGTCAAGATCACCAAAATCGACAACCCAATTACGATTATCGAGAAAATCTCCTCCGAAATAAAATTTAGCTTTTAATTCATAACCGTGAATTTTTGAACAATGACTAGTCGTTGCTCTCCACTGACGAAATGCACACGAACCCAAACTAATTAACTTTGTTGATTGATATAATCCCATATTAATAATTATAACGTTTTATTTTTGGGTTTCAACTTTTTTTTTTATTCTCTTATTTATTTAATATTATATATCACCAAAAATCAACTGACTTTTTTTAACTTTTTTTCTTGAACATTTAAAAAAAGATGCCATATTATAATGTATATGAGTCAAAAATACGATTTAATTGCAGCTGAAGAAGCTTATGGTAAATTTTTAGAGGCTTTAGGCTTCGATTGGAAAAATAATCCGCATATGGAAGATACCCCACATCGAGTTGCTAAAGCTTGGGTGCATGATCTTGCAAGAGGTTGTTTTGAAAACGAACCAAAGATTACAGCATTTGAAAACGATGGTCAGTATGATGGTATGGTTTGTCAAACAAACATTCCAGTAATCAGTATGTGTGCACATCATAATCTTCCTTTTATGGGTTATGCTCACGTTGCATACATTCCATCTCCAGATGGTAAAGTGATTGGTCTTTCGAAATTGAATCGAATTGTCGATTATATTTCTCGTCGTCCTTCTGTGCAAGAAACTTTGAATATGGACATTCATAAGTTCATTGATAAAGTTTGCTCTAATAATAAAGGTGTTGCAGTTATGGTTGAAGCAAATCATACTTGTTGCTCTTTGCGTGGTATTAAGCAGAATTCAACAATGAGAACAGCTCGTATGTCTGGTTCATTTCATGAGCTTGGAGATAATAGCCGAAATGAATTCTATAAATTTATTGAATTTGCACAAAATAGTCGGTCGTTAGTTTAAGGAAATATTATATAATTCGGTTATGAATATTTTTGTAACCGATGAAGATCCTGTTGTATCAGCAATTAATCTTTGTGATCAACATGCAAGATCTAAAATGATTATCGAGTCCTGCATTATGCTACAAAACGCATTTTCGCAGGACTCGCTTTCTCATGAATCATGCCCTCGAACTAAAACAGGTCGAGTACGCAGACGAGGTAAAGGGTATGCAAAACATCAGTGCACTCTTTGGACGATTGAATCGCAATCTAATTTCGAATGGTTGCTTGAACATGCTCTTGCAATGGTTGATGAACGAAACTTCAGATGGCCTAATAGTCCAGAACATTTTAGTGTATCGTTTTTAAAATGGTGTAAGGAAAATCGGTATAATACGATTATTGAAAGAAAAGGTTTAACACCATTTACTGTTGCGATAAGTCAAGATAGTGAATGCCGTCAGATCAAAGCTTTCAATAAGCTCTCTGTTATTGATCAATATAGACAATATATTGTCCATGACAAAGACTTCGCAACCTGGACAAAAAGAAAAAAGCCTTTTTGGTATGGAAAATAAGCTCAGCTAATATAAATAAAATTAGATGAACCATAATGTCACATACCTCAATACAGGCGCCTTTAGTAAAGGTTGCGAGGGGTATGATTGGTCTAATCCGATGCCGCAACGAATTTCGAAAAGATAATTTAAGAAAAGAAGTTGAAGTAAAGGAAAAAGACTATAATATAAAGACATAACACAAAAGGTTCACGACGAGGGATGACCAAAACAGCCCAAGAGCTCGCAGAATGCGACGTAAAGCGAAAAGCTGACAGTGATATAAAGTATTGAAATAAAATAAAGCATATGGGTTAGTAATGCAAATTGCATGAGGCTCCCCCGGTGTAGCCACCACAAGCCATGAATTTCAAAAGGCTGCTTAGCTGAGATAGATTAGCGTCTGCCTGAAGAGCAGAATAGACTGGAGCGTTACCAGTAGCAGCCACCATTTTTAGTTGGAGAACTGATCCTTCAGACTTTCGGTGATCTGAAGCAAAGAAAACACCGTACAATTTCGGGACCTGCCCCCATCAATGGACTGTAAATCCATTGCCATTAATAAGATGGGAAGTTGGCAAGTGGTGCGTTACCACCAGGGCCCACCATTTCAAGTTGGAGACATCGCGCTGTGTTGTCTTTAAAACGCTAACCAACAAGAACAAACCAGTCGTGTCTGCTGGTATAGAAAAAGACACACATGGAGAGAGTCCGGCTAGACGAGGAGCAATCTTGGAAAGATTGTAGACGCAGCTCTGCTGGGTCTGGTGGGTGCGAGTCCCCCTCTCTCCTCCATTTTCTGGGTAGTTAACTAGACAAGCGCGCTAGGACCGACTTGAAATCGGATCGAGGTGTAAAAGCCTTGGGGTGCAAGCCCTCAGCTGCCCGCCATTTTTTGCGGATATAATTCAGTGGTAGAATATCTCGTTGCCAACGAGAGTGTCGTCGGTTCAAATCCGACTATCCGCTCCATTTTCAAAAGCGGTGTAGATGTTAATGGCTGCACACCTGACTTCCAATCAGAAGGAGGGGGTTCGATTCCCCCACACCGCACCAATTTTAACGGGATGTAGCTCAGCCTGGTAGAGCGCTTGCTTTGGGAGCAAGATGTCGTCGGTTCGAATCCGGCTATCCCGACCATTTATGGAGAGTTAACTGGACAAGCGCGCCAGGGATGTTTGCTAAACATCACGCACTTCCCTCAGAGGTGTGCGGGGCAGGACCGCAGCTCTCCTCCATTTTTATTCGGGTGGTGTCTGGACAAGTAAACGAGCTCGGTTTGGATCCGAGTATATGTGGGAGCGTTACCCACTCACCCGACCAATTTCAAAAATCCCCCTTAGCTCAGTGGTAGAGCGCTTGGCTGTTAACCAGGAGGCCCTTATAAGGTATAGCGACGATCGTAACGTCGAGGGGGAGCCAATTTCAAAAGCAGGTGTGGGTCAATTGGTTGACCAACAGACTTTTAATCTGTGCGAGTAATCGCTATGTGGGTTCGAGTCCCATCGCCTGCACCAATTTCAAATATCCGGCCATGTTCCAAGGCTAGGCGACGCGGACTCCAAATTTGCGTGGGTCAGTTCAATTCTGACGCCGGATGCCATTTCAAATGCCCCATTAGTATAACGGACAGAACACTCGGCTACGAACCGAGAGAAGGTAGGTTCAATTCCTCCATGGGGTACCATTTCGCGCAATGGTGTAAGGTAAAGCACGCTGGCCACACTGGCGCCAGAGGAAGGGTGAAAAGCCTGATGCGCAACCATTTCAAATGCTCCAGAAGCTACAGTAGACGGGCAGCTGGCTCTTAACCAGAAGATTCGTGTGGTTGCAACTACCACCTGGAGTACCAATTTCAAAAAGCCCCGGTAGCATAACTGGTAACTGCAGCAGTCTCAAACACTGAAGAGTGTCGGTTCGAATCCGACTCGGGGTACCAATTAAGGAAGCACCAGCTGAGATGGACGCTCTGCGGAGAAGTGTTACTTGTGCAAGAAAGCTAAACGAACGCTTTCCAGCTGACTTCCACCAATTTCATGGGAGTGTGAAGCCAAAGGCTAGGCTAGTGGTTCGATTCCACTTTAATTGCTGGTGCACTCGACGGAGCAAGAGGGTTCGAATCCCTTCACTTCCACCAATTTCAAATGGGCTTGTGGATAACCAGAAACAGCAGAATGGCTCGGCTTAAACCCGATGATCCTTGAGGGTGCAACTCCCTTCAAGCCTACCAATTTCAATGCCCTGGTAGCATAACTGGCAACTGCGTCTGACTTAGGATCAGAAGAATGGGGGTTCGAATCCCTCTCAGGGTACCAATTTCAAAGGCCTATAAGCATAGATAGCGATGTATCCGTTTTGTAGTCGGAATAGGAGTGCGCAAGTCACTCATGGGCCTCCATTTTATTACCCTCTAGTGTAATGGTTAACACACCTGACTTTGACTCAGGTAGTCCTCGTTCGAATCGAGGGAGGGTAGCCAATTTTCAAATGGGGTGTCCTGTGCCGCCTAGCAGGGTAATGGAAAATCTTGGGCTAACCTCCACATTCCACCAATTTCAAATAACCCTATCGTATAGTCTGGTTGAGTATGTCTGTCTCTGAAACAGAAGGCCCTGGTTCAAATCCAGGTAGGGTTGCCAATTTCAAACAACAAACACAAACATGTGGCCAAGCATTAATAATTTTAAAATCTTATCACCAAAAGAAAAATGTATAGCTGCATTTCATTATTGGGTTGAAACACAAACAGATGGTAGTGTTTCTTGGAGACATGCAAATACATGTACAACTTCTCTAACACAAAAGCAGCAGATGCATTATAGAAAATATTATGAAGTGCTTCATGCAATTAGGTTTGTTATTCATACTGAACGCTATGATTTGCTAATTTCTGAGCATCAAGCATTGAATGCTCTCAATGATGGCAACAATGTTTTAGTTTAGTAAAAATGCTCTCGGGAGGTAAGGATCTCGGACCGTCTCATAAGCGGTGTTAAGTGGGTGCAATCCCCACGGGAGCGACCAATTTAAGGAAATACGATATAATAATAGAGTAATAAATTTAAAAGTCCCTGTAGTTAACGGAAGGCTATAACATCGCCCTTTCACGGCGAAATACCCGGTTCGACCCCGGGTGGGGATGCCAATTTCAAATGACCCTGTAGATTAATAGTAAATCGCCACGCTTTCAACGTGAAGACGACGGAGCATAACCGTCCTGGGTTGCCAATTTCAAATAGAGCCGAAGTCAAACAGCATTGACGCTCGCCTGTCGAGCGAGATATAAAGTGGGGGCAGCACCCATCGGCTCTGCCAATTTCAATCCTTCTGTAGCTGAGTGGTTTTTAGCAGCGTCTTGATAAGGCGCAGACGTAGGTTCAATTCCTACCAGAAGGACCAATTTCAAAAGCCCTATAGCCCAACAGCAGAGGCAATACGTTAAGGGCGTATTCAGTGCAGGTGCAAATCCTGCTAGGGGTACCAATTTTATGAAAATAATTGTCAACACAGAACAAGAAAAGATTGCTTTATTAAAAGCTTCAAAATACATTCATGATCTAAAATGTTTAGATACAAGCGATGATGCTGTTAATACAATAGCTCATTTGTATTGTGCACCATTTTTAATTGAAGTTGATCCTAATTTAAAAATTTCAGTTGAACAACAATAGGAAAGAGTATATAATATTGTTGTAGATAAAAATCCCAAGTAGCTCAGCGGTAGTAGCGAGTGGCTGTTAACCACTAGGTCGCTGGTTCGATCCCAGCCTTGGGAGCCATTTTCAAAATTGCAGGTAGGTGGTCTAGTGACCATTCTGGGCTCATAACCCGGAGAGCGTGGTGCGATTCCCGGCCTGTTACCAATTTCAATGCCCGGTTAGCTCAGCGGTAGTAGCACCGCCTTTACACGGCGACTGTCGCAGGTTCAATCCCTGCACCGGGTACCAGTTTATGGGGCCATAGCACAATTGGTAGTGCACCTGCTTTGCAAGCAGAAGGTTACCGGTTCGACTCCGGTTGGCTCCACCAATTTCTAAATGATCGGCGTCTGAAAAGGTAAGAGAAACCTCTCCCACTGCAAACGTTAGCAGATGAAGTTTTGAGCTTTCATAACGACGAGTATACCTGGTCACCAATTTCAGAACATTCAATCAACCGCAACACAGAGGTCGATCTTGCAAGCCGAGTACCTCTGACGGCTCTGATAACAGGTGCGCTTGCACGAGCCTTGCGAATGGTTCTGCATGCACCAGCTGAATTAGCTACTCAGTGTGGTGCTAAATTTTTTAATTAACTATAATAAATATTAACATGAAAAAAGATTTAAAACTCATTGCAGAAGCTTATAACAAGGTTATTATTGAACAAATAACTGATGATTGGTTTCAACAAGGAGCATTTCAAGCTTATAAAAAGCCAGCAAAAGAACCATATCAAGTTGCAAAGCAAGATGGTGTGTTACAGACCTTAGAAGGACCACAACAATACAAAGCTGGTTTTTATATTATTACAGGACCGAAAGGTGAAAAATATTCGATGCCTCCAGAAAAATTCAATGAATTAAAAGATGATAACGGGGATGGTACAGCTTCACCTAAAAAAATTATTAAGCAAGTAAAATTAGCTGATTCAGATGGTGTTGTAAAAACTTCATGGGGAGCTGATTTACAATATAAGTCTGGGGAAGATTATATTGTTAAACATGGTCCGGGTGATTATGGTGTGGTAAAGAAAGATATTTTTCAGCAAACATACGTATCCGAACAATAAATTTTTCAATGCGCAATGAGCCAGCTGGCGTAGGCAGCGGTCTGCAAAATCGCTTAGTAGGGTTCGATTCCCTAATTGCGCTCCAATTCTAGTACGCGTATCCGGCGCTAGGCTCGTCGCTGGTTAATTCTAGACATCTGAGATTCCAAATTTCAGATGAAGTTAACGGGCCGCCAATTTTTTTAGTTGAATTAGATAGGAAATATCTTATAATAAAGGTGTAAACAAACAACAAAAGCCCCGGTAGCGGATCCGCCTTCTAAGCGGAGCATTGTACCGTAATTGGACGCATACAGGTTCGAGTCCTGTTCGGGGTACCATTTTTCAAAATCCCTGCGTATCATAATTAGTTAATGTCCTCGCCTGTGAAGCGAGCTAAGACGGGGCAGAACCGTCCCAGGGAACCATTTCATCATGACAACCACACGCAAAGATAAAATTTTAGTTTTCCAACACAAAATAACTAATTTATATTTAGCAGTATGGCGTGAGCCGGGATCAACTTCTTATTTTTGGACATATGATGTTAATGATGCTATGCAGTCAAATGTATGGGATGAAAATCATGCAATTTTTCAGAACATTGAAAAGGCAGACCCTGCAAAATATTTTGACCCCATGAGAAGCAATGAAATTAAAGATTGCAAACTTGTAATGTTTGAAAAAGAGTCTACAATCAATTACAAACAAATTTCATCATGACAACATCAACAATCATCAATGAAGATTATGCAATGGAGCTTACGATGTTGCATCGTTACAGAGACCTTTCAGATGGTCTTTCGGTAATAGAATTTGATTGCAACTTTGATTGGTATCATGGTGATCATTGTCCAAAGTTTGATTTGAGTCTGAGATTATTCAATTGGACTATTTTTGAGTTTAACATCTACAACAGACATCATGTTGTAGATGAAATAGGCGATGTTTTATTGCCTTGGGCAAAACAAGATTTTGAAGAATCAGACAAAGCTTTTATAGAGCTTGTAAAAAATTCCGGAATAGTTGCAAACGAGGGTTCGAAACCTCCAGTAGCATCTAACTGAGATTCAAAGCATCGAAGTTTATAGGTTTGAACGACGGGTTGTTGGCCCGGTAGGTGTGTTCGAGTGCACACGTGCTTTGAGTCTCGACAATTCATCTGGCTGTTGCAATGAGGTAAAGACCCAACGCAATGCCAAATAGTCCAAAAAGTAAGAGTAAAATATTCATAAGGGCTGCATTTCAAAACTATGGCAAAGCTTTTGCTATAGCGATGAAAATTGCAGCAATGCAAAAAAATCCAAGAAACATGTGGATTATCTCAAGGAAGTTCATATAGTTATTTATTCAAAATGCTGGTGTGGCTGAGCGGCCTAAAGCACTAGTTTTGTAAACTAGCGGGAGTGATCCCATCGTCAGTTCGAATCTGACCACCAGCTCCATCTTCCATGAACAATCGCAGATCATTCTTCAAAAGACTCATTGGCTTAATCGCTGCACCAAAGGTTGCGAAAGCAACACACTCAAGCAACATAGTCAAAATGTGGACACCTGAAACAGGTGTTACATATGGTGAGTATATTCATCCAGGCATTTGTATTAAACAAATTGACAAAACGGGGAGTTAGTATAGAAGCAGTACATTGGCTCGACACGCCAAAGAAGAAGGAGCGTTACCTTCACTCCCTACCATAAATATATTCATGAAGTTTGATGATGTTGTAAACGAAGCACTTTCACGTCTTTCGCCTGTAAAACTATATAGAGGAGCTGAACCAGATGAGGATCCTTCGAGTGAAGTAGAAAGACCTTGGGCCCAAGGTCGTGAATTAGATTTTCGTGCTGCATTTATGAAAGGAGATGTTGATGAAGTTATCAGCATGCTGCGTAAGCATGCTGGTGATTCTGGTGTAAGAGCAAAAGGTATAAAGTCATATTCTTTGAATAGAGATGTAGCAAAAGAGTTTATTTTCGACAAAGGTATAATTAAAGAATTAGATATACCCGCTAAAAACATAATTTCATCAAGACAAAGACTACAAACAATTTTATCTTTACCTGATCAACAAAAACAGCAACTGCTCGATCAGGGTGTAGGATTCAACGTTAATAGATTGCTTTCCAAATATAAATTTGCTGCATCTGATCCAGATACAGAGCAAGAAATAATGATTTACAAAAAGTAAGCCAACTATCGCTCCACCCGACAGATAGCTTTGCATGACGGTGCAAATGACCCTGAAAATCGCAAGGAGCAAAATCATGGTTTCTAAGCATAGACAGCGATGCACACGATTGGTATTCGTGATAGAGGAGCGCAAATCTCCTAGGAGCCTCCATTTTTCAGTGGAACCTTAAAGGAACTACGTTATAATAAAAGTGAAGTTAAAACAAAAACTAAACTTAAAACATATGACAGAAACGTTAGAACAACTCAAAGAAACAGTCAAAAGCCATACCATTGTGCCTTTTAGCGCACGTAATATTGCTTGCGAAAAAAATACACTCATTATCAATGACCGATATGTTGTTGATCAACCAAAGAAAGTTCTCGAGACTCTAGGTATTCGAGATAATCTCATCAAGGAAATTTTTGATAAACCTGATGTTAATTGGGGCGCCATTCGTGATGCTCTTAATACTATCGATGATAAAAAGTCTTTTGGTGGTATTGTGGATAAAAACAACCGCATGCTTAATCTCACTAAGGCTGTAAAAGAAGAAACTCAGCTTGACTTTGATAAGCGTCTTGATGAGCTTTTTAATGCTATTGATGGTAGCCAAAGTAATGAACTTCAGAGTGCAATTTGGAGTCCAAGTGATTGTGCAGTTCATGTCAATTCTATTAATCGCTCAAGTGATATTGATTGCGGTGCTGGTGATATTTGGAAGTTTGGTACAACTACTATCATTGGAGACGCTATGCAACAGTTCAAGAATTATTTTCTTCGTCTAGTCTGCACAAACGGTATGACCACACGAGATAACATTGCATATCGAGCTGCTACAGCTTCTGTTAATATTGCTAAGCAGTTTGTGAAGTTTGCTAGCGATGGTGCTTTTGCAAATCAAATTACCCCTCGTGTTAATCGTCTTCGCAACAATCGAGCTTCTCTTTATGAGCTTACCTCTGTTGCTGATTGTCTTAACGCAGAACAGCGTGATACGTTTATGCCTGAATATGGCTATACCGTTGAACACTTTAAGAACGCTGGTCACCCAGTCGACGGCTTCTCAGCAGCTCGTAAGAAATTTGTTTATACAAATGAAAATCTTTATGATGTCTTTAATGTTGCAACCAATCTCGCAACACATCAGCGCGATGTGATCGGTGATGCTGCAGCAATGAGGCTCAATAAGGTTGCTGGTGAAATCTTCTCAAAAGGTCCGAATCTTGATATTCAGATTTTAGATCTTTGGAAGAACTAAAAACTTCGGTGGGTAACTAGTACATAAAAAATATTAGTTACCCACCAAAAAATAGTAGATTTATAAAGGAAAGTAGCTAAAATAAATACATAAGAGCGACAAAAAGCTCGATGATCTTTGATAAATTCCGTGGTGGCAGAACAATGGGTCGCCAGCCCATAATGCACTAAGCAACGTCTGAAAAGACGCCAGGTAGGTTGAAAAAGTTATGCCGGATAAAGCTGAAATAACCAAGATTGGTCAAATCTTGAGTGACGTAAGAAGACAACAAATCGTTATTATACGACTGATGGCTGTATTGTCTTGGAGGTAACCATTCCTCTCTATCATTAACAATGAGAGTAATTAACTCATTGGATAGTGGCTGAATAATCCGACATAATGGAGACTTGTGAGTAGTCAGGAATCTCACCCACACTAATTTCTCTCGCAAGAGAATAGAAAGGAAACACACATACACATGAATAAAAACGCATATGAAATCAGGCTAGATGTTCTTGGTATGGCTCATGGTACTATCATGAATCAATACCACGAAAAGATTGGTCAGCTTCGCGATAATGCAAATCGTACAAATCATCAGTTTGATGTTGAGCTTATTGATAAGCTTATGCCGAAAACGGCAGACATCATTGCTTATGCAAACGAATTGTATTCCTTCGTAGAAGGCAAATAGAGTCAAAGTGGTGCTGGATAACCACATTAAACACCAGTAAATATATACATGCTCCAGTAGCTCAATTGGTAGAGCGGAAGGCTTATACCCTTCGTATGCACCAGATTAGTGCGCGGTTGTCGGTTCGAGCCCGGCCTGGAGTACCAATTTTCGGGGGCGTTCTGGTTTCGACTCAATTGGTTGAATCAAGTTCGCATGCAGAGGTAGACTAGCTGGCCTCTATAAAAGCAAGTCAAAAAACATAAACGCAGAAGACACTGAAGTCGATGCCCTCTTAGCACAAGCTGAGTACATCTTCAACAACGCTGACGAATTCGTCACCGCTGATGTTGAAGAAGCTCTCTTTGCCTAAGCAAAAACAGAAATGGATCCTATTAAAATTTCTGAGGTAACCAATAGGTTGAGCTGAACAATGTATGCTCTTAAATCAAACATTGGGGTGACCTCGGACTCTTCACCGAAGTAGGTAGGCTCTAAAACTTAGGTTGATACGCCATGCAAACCTGTTGCCAATGAAATTGCAAATGTATCTAAGCATGTAGACAACTTAGCTGATACTATTGAACACAGGGGTTCGACTCCCCTCGCCTCCACCATTTTAGAATAAATAAAGACATGTACCAGCTGTTTTTAGACGATGAACGTATGCCAGAAGATGTATTTTGGATTAACATTCCAAAAGGAGATTACGTTATCGTGCGTACTGCAGAACAATTTAAGCAGTATATTCAAGAACATGGATTACCTTCACATGTTTCATTTGATCATGACTTAGGGGATGATCCTAATGGTTATGACTGCGCAAAGTGGTTAGTAAACTATTGCATTGAAACAGATCAAAAGTTTCCATCATATACAGTACACTCTCAAAACCCAATCGGTAAAGATAACATCATTGGATATATTGATAATTACAAACGAGTGTATGGTGAAAGTGCAAAGCTAACATTCGAGCAATACTTTTATATCACTGAAAAGAAAAAGAGTATTCATGACCCTGTAAGACCAGGTATACTCAAGAGACAAACAAAGGGTAAGATGACTTGCTCGAAAGCGAGAGCGTTAAAGTCTAAGCAGAAGAACAAAGGTAATAATACAGCTAAAGCTGCTCAACGCTACCTAAACTATCATTGTTAATAGTTAACTTCGATATTATCATCGAATATATTCTTTGCTCCTACATCGATTAGAGCATCAAGCTCATTCATAATAAAGTCTTTACCGATGAGTACTGGGTATTCATTATTACCTCTATTACCAATAGAGAATTTAACATTATCAAATTCTTTATCTCCTATTTTGATATTGAATTCAACTACTGGTCTATCTTCAAAATTGCCAGCACCCACGTTAATCTTAATATGATTCACGACAGGTTTAGTGAGGGTTCTACCATTAACGGTATTGAATGTTACTTGATCATCTTTAACCGATACACCTTCACCATGTAATACATTGTAAGCACCATTACCGCTATCAACCTTAGCTTGAACTTCACCAATATCATTGATATAGATGGTTTCAATTAAACCAATTACTGTCTTTTCTTGGAAATATTGTTTGAATTTAATCATATTATTCGCAACCACATCCTTTATCTTGATGTTCATATTCGAGCCAGTGATAAACTGAAGATATATAGTCAGATGCTTTGGTAATTTTAGCAGCTACCCAACCTTCAAGACCATCAACTTGATCAACCATTTCATAGAGCTTTTGAGAATATTCTGCAAGCTTTCTAAGATCAGCTTTAGCCATATGGATTTCACTTGGATCACTTTCATCTACGTTGTGACCTTCTGCATCACTAGCCATACCTGGTTGGTGGGTTTCTGGTGAGAGATCAGCTGCTCTTGCTATAAAAATAGCGTTTTCATATAAAGCTGCAATAGAAAGTTTGTCCTTTTTATCCATATAGTTATTTAATACGTTCCCTTATTGCATTATACGTTTTATTTACCAAAATACTTGGTATCATACGAGACATACCTTGTTTGAAAAGATCTATATCATTATCGAGAGCAGCTTTTCTGAGTTTTGAGGCACTCATACCTTCAACGCCTTCTGAATCTGGATCTCTTTCACCTGCTGATTCAAACTTATAGTCTGCAAATTGAAAAGGGATATTACCCTTTGAATCTGGTTTACCATTATATCTCTCAATCAATCCTTCAAATTCAGGAATTCGATCACTACCTGCAATATGAATTATATTTGCATATCCTTTCTCTTGTAAATCTTTTAAAACTGAAATTAAATTAGCACCGGATTCCAAAATTTGAATATTTGGTGGTGTCATATACTTCAAAATTTCTTCCTTTTCTTTAAAAGATAGCGGATCCTTTTTATTATTTTGTGTATGTGAAGGTACGAGAAACCCATTACCATTTACTCTTTTAGTAACTTCAGCTAGTTTATTAATAAGCTTCTCATGACCAACAGTAGGTGGGTTATATCTACCGTATGCAATAACTGCAGTTTTACCTTGTTGTTCTAATATAAATTGTTTAAATGATTTCATTTTGTTTGTACACCTCCTGGTTTACCTGTTTGAAAATTAGCAGCTGAAAATTCTTTTCTATCTACAAACTTAGTAATTTCAGGACCACCTTGTGTACGTGATACAGCATAACCTTCTGGTGGTGTGGTTTTCCAATTACCACCACCTTGATCCATATATGTACCAAGATAAGAATTTTTAGTCATTTCGTTGAAGATTTTAACGAGATTATTCTTTAAAGTTGCAACTATTTTTGTAATATCAAAAACTGCTTTGATAGATTTTTTAGCTCCTTTAAGTTCCTTCACCGCAGCTTCAAGCTGAGCTTTCTTTTTCATCTTACCAGACTCACTTTTAAGAGCATTCAATTCTTTCTGAAATCTACCAGCAATATATTCAATAAACTGCTGAGTTGAAATGGAGGTGTTGTCTAAAAACTTACCACCTCTAATCTCAGAATTAATATATGTTTTCATTTCCATAGCATATTTTTGTATCATGGAAAAATCGATTGTTTTAAGTAATGCACTAACTTGAGCTTTTTTCTTATCTACATCCTTTAAAAGCATATTGAGAATACGCTTATTTGGGTTAGCTTGCTTGTCGATAAGAACGTTAAATACAAATACATCTTTTGAACGTGCAAATTCAGTTGGTGATGTTGTATATTTTTTAACTCTAAGAATACCACCAACTACTTCATACTCGATATGAATAGCAACACCTATCTGTGAATTTTGAATTTCTCTACCAAAAGGACTTTCTGGTGATACAGCATATTTAATGGTATTAGGTTTAAAAGAAATAAATGTATTAGTGTTACGAATACCATCTATTGTATTTGGTGTTTCTGTTTGTTTAATTTGATTATCAAACATATAATCCATTTGATAAATACCCTTCAAATTTAATGATGGTATATATTGAAGAGCTAACTTAAGCTTTTCAGCTAAACCAGGACTGTTAGAGTGGTTTGCATCAATGTCATCTTCTGTATAATTTATCTTTGGATTTTTTGCAAATGCTGATTTACTTGCAACGAAGAACTTACCCTGAGGGTCTTTACCTGCAACAATAGCAGGTGAGCCATCAAACTTTGTAGAGATCTGATAGTCAGTTTCACTTACAAAGTATTCAATAGCCTTATCGATATACTCCAAAGCCTCGATCACACCATCACGACCTTTATTGATAATATTTTCTTCTAAATGGTCAATATGCTTGACAGCTCCTTCAACTTCATCGAAGAACTCTAGAAATATTTTATTGTATTGTTTAAATGTTATCATTTTTTTATTGATTGAGAGTTATACCAACACTCGTTCTTGTTGGATCAATTGACATATTAATAATAAAGCCAGTGCTAAACATTTCGAAAAATCTAGGAATTTCACTATTTAAATTACCTTCACCTGTAAATACAACTGGGTAAAACTTTTTAGTTTCATCATTCGTGAATACAATACCATTGAACAATTTATCATTATGGTAACACGCTAAATGAATAGCAGCAATCAAAGGTCTTAACTTTGTGGAAACTGGATCTAAAAATTCCTGATAATTATCAGGTGTTACAACATTTTTAATACCCACTGTTAAATCATCAATATTAGCGCCTTTATAATTTCTTGTATTAACAAAACCATTAATAATATCATCATAAGATAGATTATTATCTTTCATAAAGAATGTAGCTATACTAGTAGAAAACGACATGTTTTTTCCTTTAATTTTAGAAACTTTATTATAGCTCGTCTCAATAGTTTTTATTACACTTTGTTTAACTTTTTGATCTCTAGCAGGGTTAGGATCAAAAACAACAGAACTAATCACATTTTTTATTTCTTCTATATTATCAGTATCTTTAATTGATTTTGAAATTTTTGCTCCATGCGCAGCCCATCTAAGCTTACCAATAACGTTGCTGACAGAATTTATTACTTTCTGTTTAACCGCTTGAAGACTTTTAAGACCTAAATCCGCAGAATTATTACTTAAAATTTCTTCTAATTTTTTAGGAGTTTGTAAAGTATAACCATCACCACCTAACCTAGCACCTGTACCTTTAACTTCATATTCACCAAACCCTGGAAAATCTAAATCACCCACGTCGCCTTTTTTGGCATCGGAAATTAACGTACTAATTAATTCACCTTTACCCACACTGACTGTATTTACAAGAAACTTAACATTATAAAGTCTTTCGAATGCATCTTTTGCATCCTCAGGCATTTCAAATAAATCTATAAACTCACTAGGTAATGTATTATACCAACTTTTAACACCTTTTGATAATAACATATTTCGAAATGGTGTATTAGGTGAACCTTGTAGTTTAGTAAATTTGGAAATAGTTTCGTTGTTTATTTTTAAATCATAGGACTTTAAAATATACATTACAGGGTTTAATACATCTGTAGTATAAGCAGAATTACCTTCATACCACCCTTTAGTCTGTAAAATATTATCAATAATTGTTTCGAAAGACCCACCACCAGCACCTTCAAATTTTTTATTTGTATTAATTTCTCTCTTTACCTTTTTAACAAAGTCATCTGTAACAGGTTCGTTAATGATGGTCTCACCATTTTTTAAAACTGTAAGTTGAGCATCTTCTCTTATAACCTTGTAGATATCTTGCAAAGTTTTTGTCTGTTTGTGTTTTTTTCTATTACAAACCTGTTCATATAGTTTTGTTAAATTATAGTCCATATGTATTATTAATTGCAATTATAGTCCATACTTATTATCGATTTCTGCAGTTTCGTAATCAGATTTATTCGAAACGAACATAGACTCAAATTTTTTGAGCATATCTCTTGCATTACTTGCATCTATTGAATCTACATCAAAGTTAGCAATCATTGATCTAGTTGACTCATCAGGTTCAGATGTAACTACAGTTTGTAATAATGTTACAAGCTTTTTAATCATGTTAACTTCACCTTGAGATGTTAGTTTCAGTACTTCTTGCTGTTCTGGTGCTTGAGGTTCAGCTGCCATTGTTGGGTCATTACCTTCTGGTGATGGTGGTGATGCATCACCACCAGCTTCTGGAAATGGAGCTGCTTCTAACAATGAATATGCTTGTTCGATTAATTTGAGAGTTTTTTTCATACTGTTTTTGTTGTTGGTGTGTTCACCTGCTTTAATAAATTATCATACTGCTTTTTTAACTTTGCAGTAGTATTTTTATATAATTGAACTATTTGAGGTTCTAATGTTTTTCTTTCTCTTACAGCTCCTTTAGCTGCTCTCGAATTAGAATCCACAACACCTCCTAGTAAACCTGTTCTATCAGCCATATTTTGAACTGTTGTATCAACAGCTAGTCTTGATGTGTAAGGATCTTCAGCTTCTTCGTCTGGTATGTCTTCCCCAATATAAAATGTAATTGCTACCCCCTTTTCGGTTTTTTTGATATCAACTCCAGCATCTCTCAATTTTTGAATTGTTCCATCATCTAGAATATTGGATGATGAGCTACCTGGCTGATTTTCATTTATTAGATCTAAAAACTTCGACATATTGATATTTATTATTTTAACCAAAATTTAACCTTTGTCTCTGTTTTATAAATATTTGATAACGATTTTAATCCATGTTTATCCAAAAATCTATAAACTTTCTCAGATTTTATCTCTTTTTTACTAATAGATTTTTGCAACTTTTCCTGTAAAAAAGCATCGGTTTTAAGCTCTTCTGCATAAGCTTTAAATGAATATCCACCACAAACAAAGCAAATATTCATATTGTTCTTAAGCTTTTTAATAAACTCGACAAAAAATTTCAAAAATACCTTCTTATCATTATCACCAATTAAACAACAGGATTGTAATTTAAGCTTATCTACATAAAAAACTTTTTTATCTAGAGTCTTTTGATCAATAAAATACGATATAATACATTCAATTATAGAGTGATAAAATATTTTTTTAACATCTTCGTTAGTTATATCATTTACCATAGAATATGTTGTAAGAGACGACAGATATTTCTTGCAGCAGTTTTTATCTACAAACTGGAGGAAATCAATTAGCTGAATACCTCTATGTGGTATTTTATACGTCATTCTTCTATTATATGACTCTTTGGCGCTTTTCCAATACGACAGTTAATAATTCCGTTATAATAATTTTCTGACACCAAAACATCTAACTGAAACTGTATTTTTGACTCGTAATAAGCTAACTCCCATTTACTGTTACAGAACTGTAAAATGTCAAACTTAAAATTTTCCTTGCCATATTTTTCAATATCAGCATTTAATTCATTTGATGAACCAGTATAAGTACGCCAATCCGTTTCAACCTCTTTATGTCTTTTATTTTTGCGACCCTTTAAAGGTGGCATTTTTTTAACTGACTTCATTTGTTTTTTACCAATATACGATTTATTGTTAGCAAGATTTGTAATCTTGTAAATAAACCCATATGCTGAATCAGGTATTTCAGTTATATTCCAATGTCCAAAGTCGTTCATTTTTTCTTACGCTTGCGGCGTCTTTTACTTAAGCCGCCTCTGCGCTGAACTCCACCGAGTGCTTTCGGCATTCTAGAATCACCTGGAGCGTAGATCGAATCATTAGATGTAAACCTACCTTCATTTGGATTATAGATACCACCATCGTTATCAACAGCACCACCAAAGACAGAGTTAGCTCCCCCTGCTACATTATCTTCTTCGATAAGCTTTAAAAAAATATCCTTGAAAGTTGACATCTTGGTATTATTATTTATAATTAAGAATGAGTCTGCTAAGTAAATATATAAAAGAGGTTGAGCAAGACCTCGTATTGAATGATTTCAATATTAAAGAAACACAATTAAGACTACCAGCTCGTAAACATTTTTGGGTAGCAAGATTGATTGAAGCAAAACGTGATCTTCAAAACCTTGTTGAAAAGGAAAAAAAGCTAACTAAAAAACTATCTGTTAAAGTGAAGGAGCAAGCTCCAGTTCATCTTACTGATAAAGCTGTAAGTAATCTTATCGACGAACAAGATGAAATGGTCTCGATAAAAGAACAAAAACGCGACCTTTCTAATGTTATCGAATATCTTGAAAAGGTTGAAAAAATACTTTCAAGTATGCACTGGGAAGTCAAAAACATTATTGATCTCAATAAACTTGAAACATTATGAAATTTGACCTCAAAAGTAATAAGCTTATTTTTCAATGCGAAACTGAATTGTTTAAGCAGGTAAGAGAACATTTTAGTTGTCCTTATGAAGGTCATTCTTTCATGAAAAGAAAAAATAAGTTTATACCAAGCCGCAAATATTTCATTACACCTACAGGTCAATGTGAGATGGGTATGTTTTGGGAGATTAACAAATACCTTCATGAATGCAATATTGTTGTACCATCATCATGCATTACTAAAGAGCTTTCAGATTACCTTACAAAACAGTATGACTTAAAGTTCTATAACAATTTAAAAGCTGATGGTAATACCTTAAGAGAATATCAAGAAGATGCAGTTAAAATAGCACTTAGGTATGGCCGTGGTATTTGTCTGATGGGTACCGGGGCAGGTAAAACTATTACAACAGCAACATTAATTGAAAATTATTATCTAAATGCAACTAATAAAAATGCATTTAAATGTTTAGTTGTAGTACCTGATCTTGGTCTTGTTACACAAACATACAACGATTTCCTTTCATATGGTGTTTCCTTCAAACCAACTAAATGGACAGGAAAACATGCACCTGATTTAACATCAAATGTGTTTGTGGTCAATCTTGGTATTTTACAAAGTAAGTTTGAGGAAAATAAGTGGTTGGAACATATCGATCTATTAATTGTTGATGAATGCCATAAAGGAAAGGCTGAAGTAACAGGAAAGATTATTTCCAAAATAAAAACATCACATAAGTATGGTTTCACAGGAACATTACCAGATAAGAACGGTGATAGGTGGTCTGTACTTGGTAAACTCGGACCAATCATATTTGAGAAGAATTCCTACGAGTTGAGACAGGAAAATTACCTTACAAACGTTGAAGTTAAGTGTGTAAATCTATGTTATAAACCTGTTCCTAGAATGAAATATAGAGAGGAACTAGATTTCCTTTATGAGTCGGAGTTTAGGAACAACACGATTAAGGAAATCGCGACCAAATTTCCTAAAAATGTCCTCATTCTAATCAACCATATCCGACATGGGGAAATTCTAATGGAAAAACTTCGCGGACTTTCCAAAAAGGTTTTCTTCATTCAAGGGAAAGTTGAGGTGGAAGAACGGGAAAAGATTAAGGAAATTATTGAGAAACACGACGATGTAGTGTGTATTGCGTTAAGTTCCATCTTTTCGACTGGTGTTAATATTAAGAATTTACACATGATTATGTTTGCCGCAGGTGGGAAAGCCTTTATTCGTACAGTGCAATCGATTGGTCGTGGCTTGCGACTACATCCTTCTAAAAATAAACTATACATTTTTGACTTAATTGACAATCTTCGTTATGGTTCCGAACATGGAGATGCAAGAAAAGACATCTATCAACGAGAAAAAATACAATTTATTGAAAAAAATATTAGAGAACCTTGATTTAATCTCTTTATATCATATATTGTGCTATGAGTTCCAAAAAAGAAAAAAAAGAACACTACGTAAACTCTGAAGATTTCAAGAGAGAGCTTCAAAAGTATTACGACTCTGATGTAATGACTGAGATATTAGGTGTATATATTAAAAAAATTGCAACTGGTCTTAGTTATCTACCTAATTTTATTAACTACACCTATAAAGATGACATGATAGGTGATGCTCTTATTAAGATGTACAGTGCTCTTAAGAACAAAAAGTATGATTTTTCATCTGGATCCAATCCATTCTCGTATTTTACAACGATTGCCTTTCATGCTTTCATTAATAGGATTAAAAAAGAACAAAAACATCACGAAACAATCACAAATTATAAGTCGCAGGTATACGAATCTATGATGACCGACCCTGAGATGTCAAATTATGTCTATGTAAAGCCTGAAGGTGATGGTGATGACATGGACTCATATTATAACGAAAATGATTAATAAGTCGAGAGTAGCGATCTTTTCTGATTTACATTTAGGTGTTCATGGTAATTCAAACCAATGGCATGAAATTGCTTTAAATTGGTGTCGTTGGTTTGTTGAAGATCTGAAACGTAACAATATTAAAGATGTTATCTTCTGTGGTGATTGGCATCATAATAGAAGTGAAATATCTGTTGATACACTTACCGTATCAGCTGAAATATTTGAGTTACTAAGTGAGTTTAACCTCACTGTTATAACTGGTAACCATGATATGTATTTCAAACATAGAACTGATGTGCATTCACTTAACATTGTTAAGGGTAAAGAAAATGTAAACGTTATTGATAAACCGTTTGTTTTAGAACGTTTCGATAAAACTCTAGCATTTTTACCTTGGGGTTTTTCACTCAACGACGTACCTAATGGTGATATTCTTTTCGGTCATTTAGAAATCGAATCTTTTAAAATGAACTCAATGAAAGATTGCGATGAAGGAATGAAAGCAAGTGAGCTGCTTCGTAAGTTTAATCTTATTATATCAGGACACTTTCATACAAGACATGAACGTAATTTTGGAGCTGGTACAATCCTCTATACCGGTAATCCTTTTGAAATGGATTTTGGTGATTGTGGTAATGATAAAGGGTACTATATCCTTGATATTGAGACTAATGAGTTGCAGTTCATTCAGAATAATATATCACCAAGATATAAAAAGATAACTCTTAGTGATATGGTAAGCATTGGTACTATTGATAATAGTATTAAATCAATTTTTAATAACAACTTTGTAAAGCTAAAAATTGACAAAAATATTAGTTCTGATGATATGGATATTTTACGTGGTAAGTTAAGCCAACTTAAACCTACAAGCTTCATCGTTGAATATGATTTTGATTACAATAAACTTATTACAAAAGATACCTGGTTAACTCAATCTTTAGATGATTCAATTAATATACCAACTGCAATCGAAGAGTTTATTAATTTACTGGATATTGAAGATAAAAAATCTATATTAGACTATACTCTCAACCTTTATGGTAAGTGTACAACGGTATGAAAAACGTTTTATTCAAAAGTCTTAAGATTCAAAATTACCTTTCAGTTGGAAACAATCCTGTGTGCATTAACTTTAATGCAGGTATTAATCTAATTACTGGTATTAATAAAGATAAGCCAGATAGAAGAAATGCAATTGGTAAATCTACTATAGCTGATGCATTATACTTTGGTATTTTTGGAGACCCTTTGCGTGAGATTAAAAAAGATCTCGTAATTAATAATATTACTGGTGGTACAACTACCATTGAAATTGAGTATGATGTAATAACTTCGAAAGAAACAAATTCATATAAAGTTATTCGTAAACTTAACCCATCAAAGGTTTTTATCTATAAAGATGGTGAAGATGCAACTAGAGATACCATCGCAAATACCAACAAATATATTTGCGAAACTCTAAGTGCTACACCTTCATTATTTCAAAATTGTGTTATTATGACTGTTAATAACGCAGTACCTTTTATGGCTAAAAATAAGGTCGAAAAGAGAAAATTTATCGAAGATATTTTTGGACTTGAAGTGTTTAGTAATATGTTATCAGAACTGCGTGGTGAATTAAATGCAGTTTCAAGAGAATATGAACTCGAGCAAGCAAAATATAACGAAGTTGAACGTACTGTTTCCGAATATGAAAAACAGAAACTTAAGGTATTAGATCATAGAAAGCAAAAACATGCTACATATCTAACACGTCAAAAAGAAAATGAGGACAATTTACATAAGCTTGAAACCAAGAGGGATGCTATTTTTTGGTTTGATGAAACCTTGGTAAAAGAAAATATTGAAAAGCTTAAAGGTGGTATTACTAAATGTGATACTGCTATTAATGATAAAAATCATTTTATCGGTGAACTAACTGCAAAGATTAAAAACCTCAAAACCAACTTATCTAAGATCGGTACCGATGAAGATAAATGTCCAGTTTGCTTAAGATCAATTGAGGATCACGATGCTAATTATATCGAAGCTGAAAAAGAGAAAATTGAAGCTGAAATTAAAACGTATTTGGTGTCTCTCAAAGATGCAAAAGATGAGGTAATATCTATTCAGAATAAAAAAGACAGCATTAGCAATAAATTGAGAGAAGAAGAAAACAAACTTTCAAAAAATAAACTTAATACACAAGAAGAAAAAAACCTAACAGAAAAAATTGAACAGATTTATAAATGGCAAAAATCTCTTATTGAGGATATTGAGCAAGTAGAAAATACTCAAACGGAATTTGACACTCTCATTGAAACTTCTAAAGTACGGGTTAATGAACTCAATACATGCATTATTGAAAAGAAAAATAAAGTGCAAATGCTTGAAGTAGTTAAGTATGTTATTAGTGAAGAAGGTGTTAAGTCATACATTGTTAACAAATTGCTTGAACTTCTCAATGGTAGGTTGATGTATTATCTCAAAAAGCTTGACAGTAATGCTATTTGTTATTTTAATGAGTTTTTTGAAGAAGAGCTTGTTAATGATAAAAATAAAATTTGCTCATACTTTAACTTCTCTGGAGCTGAACGTAAGAGTGTTGACCTGGCATGTTTGTTTACTTTCTCTGACTTGAGAAGAATGCAGGGTGGTGTTCAATATAATATTGCTTTTTATGATGAGTTATTTGATTCATCATTTGATAGTAAGGGTGTTGAACTTATAAGTGAAATACTTAAAGAACGTACTGAACAATTTAATGAGTGTATCTATATTATTTCACACAGGCCTGAATCACTAAAATCTGTTACAGGTGAAGTTGTATACTTAGAAAAAGAAAATGGTATTACTAACCGAGTTGAGTTTACTGATATTTGATATAAATTTGTAATATGTTTCCATCGCCGTTTGTATCCCCTTTCATTCCAGTTCAAGGCGCTAAATTAGCTTTTACACCCACAAAACCGAAAGAAATTCCAGCACCTCGCGAGCTTTCTTTACCTCGTGTTGTTAACTACCTTGCTGACTACAGTGGCTGTGGACATTGGAGAGTTATTTGGCCTGAACAGATTTTAAACGGCAATGGTATGATGATATCACAATCAAATACATGTATGGTATTTGATCCTAAATGGTATGAAGGTGTTACTGCAATTAAAATTCAGAGACAAGCAACTACAGATCAAAAACGATTTATTGAGTACTTGAAGTCTATTCAAGCTCAATGTGGATTTAAAATAATCTATGAAGTTGATGATGTGGTCTTCAGAGAAGATATTCCCGACTACAACAAGTTTAAATTTGCATTTGATAATGATGAGGTAAGACAAAATTGTATTGATATTATCAACATGGCTGATGAGGTCACTGTAACATGTGACTACATGAGAGATTTATATAGAGAAAAAACTGGTAAGCAAGAAATTACAGTCATTCCTAACTTCCCTCCATATTTCTGGATGGGCTATCTTTTCAATCATTCTAAAGTATGTAACTCATTAGATAAAAATCACAAAAAACCCCGTATTCTTTATACGGGGTCTGGAGCTCATTATGACGTAGACAATAAAGTTGGTGGTAAGGATGATTTTGAGCATGTAATTCAAGTGATCATTGATACCAGACACAAATATCAGTGGGTGTTTATGGGTTCATTCCCACCACCACTTTTACCATATGTGCAGTCTGGTGAGATTGAGTTTCATCAATGGCAAACACTTTATCAATATCCAAAGAAGATTTATGAACTTGATATTAATTTGATGATTGCTCCGTTGCAGGATAACCCATTCAACAGATCTAAGTCTGATATTAAATTCATCGAGGCATGCTTATTCGGTATACCTGTTATTTGTCAGGATATGGTTACATATAAGGATGCACCACTTAAATTTAAAACTGGTGAGCAGCTTAAAGAGCTTATTGCATCAACACTCAAAAATAAACCAAAATATCGCAAGATGTCTATAGAAATGAGACAAATTGGCGAACAACGCATTCTTGAAAAACAAGAAAACATTGGATGCATTTTTGAAGCATACACCACACCATATAATTCTCCTGAAAGAAAATACTTGAAGAAGTGGAATTAGTTCATATAATAAGACGAAATGTCTTATAGAAACTGTTTTTACGATAATAATAATCGATCAGTAGAACTCTTTGCGTGGGATAAAGACGGTAATCGTGTTCGTTATACTGTATCTCACGACCCTTATTTATACCTTGAAGACCCTAAAGGTGAAAGCACATCGATTTACAATACTAAATTGAAGAAGAAAGTGTTTCGTAATGGTTACGAACGCAGTAAATTTCTTCGTGATAGTGGTATCAGGAGGGTGTTTGAAAACGTACCCCCAGCTCAGCAATACTTGCTTGATACATTCTGGCGTGATAATGAAAAGCCAGAATTTACGCAGCATCCAATTAAGATCTGCTTTATAGATATTGAAACCTATTCTGTTGACTCATTTCCAAATCCAGAAGATCCTACTCATGAGGTGACCGTTATTACTTGTTATGATAGTTTGAGTAAAAAGTTTCATACATTTGGTATTAAGCCATACAATGGCTCAAACAAAACTGTAAAGTATACTCATTGTAAAAATGAGAGGGAATTGTTCATAAAATTCATTGAGTATTTGAAAAAGGATTATCCAGATATTATGTCTGGGTGGAACTCTGAGTTCTTTGATATTCCGTACATCATTAATCGTTGTACTAGAATTTTAGGTGAAGAATATACTAAAGGGTTATCACCTCTTGGACGTGTACATTATCGCGATATAGTTGGTAAGTTTGGTATGCAACAGCGTCGTTATTATATCGATGGTATTTCGATTCTTGACTACTTGGATATTTACAAACGTTTCTGCTTTAAAGAACGTGATAGTTACAAGCTCGATAACATTGGTGAAATCGAACTTGGTGAGAAGAAGGTTAATTTAAATGGTATGTCTCTTGCTCAGTTAACAGATACTGATTGGGATACATTTATTGATTATAACATTCAGGACGTTAATATCGTTGTTCGTCTTGAGGAGAAGCTGCAGTATGTTAACTTATTGAGGATGTTATCTTATGCTGGGTTGTGTACGTTTGAACAAGCAATGGGTACATTGTCTGTGATCAATGGTGCTTTATGTATCAAAGCTCGTGAAATTGGTAAAGTTATTTCAACTTTTATTCGTAATGATCCTGATAGTGTTAACCCAGGGGCTTATGTTGCAGAACCTAGAGGGGGATTTCAAGAGAAGATTATTTCGTTTGACGCAAACTCTCTGTATCCGAACGTGATGATTTCACTTAATTTATCTCCTGAAACTAAAGTGGGTAAGTTTGAGAAGGTTGATGATGACAACTATGTTGTGAGACATGTAAGTGGTAAAACGTTCAATCTTACCAAGACAAGATTTGCTGAACTTATTAAAGCAGAAGAGCTTGCAATTACAAAAGCAAACTTCTTGTTTACTCAAAAGTTTAAAGGTATTGTTCCATTATTTGTTGATCACTTTTATAACAAGCGTGTTGAAATTAAGAAAGAACTCCAAAAGTATAAAGTTGAGTTGAGTAAACTTAAGAAAGGTACTGCTGATTATAAACGTGTATCTGATATGGTTGATAAACTTAATGCGCATCAGATGTGTGTGAAAGTTTTGATTAACTCTTGTTATGGATATTTTGGTAATAAGCAAGCGCCTATTGGAGATGATGATATTGCATCGTCTGTTACGCTAACAGGTCAGGCAGTTATCAAAGAATCAAATACACTTATCAAGGAATATCTCAAAAATAATGTTACTAACATTACAGATAGGGACTTAGAGGAAGCTATCATTTATAACGATACAGATTCTTCTTATGTATCCATTAAGTCTCTCTTCAAAGACAATAAAATACAGTTCATTGATAAAGATGGGAATCTTACCAAAGAAACTCATGAGCAAGTGCAAAACATTGAAAACTTTCTTAATGAAAAGATTAAGATTTGGGGTAAAAAAGCTCTCAATTCAAAAGATTGTCGATTTGTTTTCAAACGTGAAAGCATTGGTGATGTTGGTATTTTCTTGCAGAAAAAACGTTATGTTTTACATGTACTAGATGATGAAGGTATTCCTTGTAGTAAGTTCAAGTATACCGGAGTTGAAGTTGTGCGTACAACAATGCCAAACGCAATTAAACCTTATGCTAAGAAGATTATTGAGACGATGATGCTCACAAAATCTCAAGCAGAAACAAATAGGGTGTTAAATGAAACGTACGATATCTTTAAGAGTTTGACTATTCAGGATATTGCATTTGTTATGGGATTGAAAGGTTATGATAAATATGCAGTTAAATGTAGGGAGTTTGAAACTGCAAAGTCAATGCCATTGCATGTAAAATCTAGTTATTATTACAACCTACTTCTTGATAAATTTAAACTTAATAACAAGTATGAGACTTTATCATCTGGTGATAAAGTTAGATACATTTACGTAGAAACTCCAAATAAATACATGCTTGAATCAATTGCATTTAAAAATGAATTCCCTGAAGAGTTTAATCAGCTTTTTAAGGTAGATTATGATAAGATGTTTGAGAAGATTCTTTTTCAAGCAATTGAACGTTTTTATGAAGCAGTTAACTGGACTGTACGTAAACCGAAAGATAATGTGCAAACAGAATTATTTGATTTGTTTGGTTGATTTATCACAAATATAATTCATAATATTTATATGAACGAACAAATTAAAGTTATTATCGACAACGTTGGTAGGTTTATTATCGGTAAAGTTGTATCAGAAAGTGATACAGTTTTATCTCTAAAGACACCTGTAATTCTTCACGTACAACCAAGCCAGACAGGTCAGCTTCAAGTTCAGACTATCCCACTTTTCTTTGGTGAATTTGTAAAAAACAAAGATACCAATGTTTGGAATTATGCAAAATCAACAATTGCATTTAGTGATGTTGAACTTGATGATAGACTTGTTAGTCAGTATCAGGCTATTGCTAACCCATCTCCAATCATCCAACCTACAGCAGATCCACAGGTTGTAAAGTTGTTTGATGATTAATTATTAATAACAGCCAACCCGAGCCCGTTAGACTAGTCTAACGGGCTTTTTTGTTGATATTTTGAAAATTGAATTTAGATTAATACATGGACAAAGAATTAAAAGCTGCATTAGATAGTATTGACGAAATTAACCCATACGCAACATATCTCGATAAGAACTCCCTTAGTTTAGTAGATGGTTGGATTGATACAGGATCGATGGTGTTAAACGCTCTCATCTCTGGTAAATTAGATGGAGGTATTCCAAAGGGTCGAGTTACTCTTTTAGCTGGTGAATCAATGACTGGTAAGTCTCTTTTTGTACAAAAGATTCTTGCTCGAGCTCAGCGTCAAGGTTTAACTCCGGTTATCTTTGATACTGAAAATAGTATTGACCCTGAAGGTGCATCTCGCTTAGGACTTGATGTTTCAAAGGTAAAATATGTACCTTCCGTTACAATTGAAGAAACAAGAAATGCCATCTTCAAATTTTTAACTAACGTTAAAGCAAAAGGTCTTGAAGGTAAATTTATTATTGCTATTGACTCGTTGGGTAACCTTCAATCACAGCAAGAAATGAATCGAATGGAGAAAGAGAGTACATCTGCTGATATGGGTAGTGCAGCTCGTGCTATGAAGTCACTTCTTAAGACTTGCAATAATATGGGTGCTCTCACTAAAACAACCATTCTTTGCACGAATCATGTGTATGATGATCCATCTGCAATGTTCCCATCACTTGAAAAACATATGCCTGGTGGTAAGTCTGTGACTTATCTACCATCTGTTTCTGTTCAGTTAGCTCGTAAGCCATTAAAAGATGATGGTGGTAAGACATTTGATAGTAACATGGTTGCTGGTCAGAAGAATTACTCTGGTGTGATTATTCGTGCTCTTACACGTAAGAATCGTTTTATTAAACAGTACCTTGAAGCTGAGATGTACTTAAGCTTCTCAACGGGATTAGATAAATACTACGGTCTTCTTGATCTTGCAGTGGGTATGGGTGCTGTTATTCAAAATGGTTCTACTTATGCTCTACCAGACGGAACTAAGCTCGGTTATTACAAATCATGGCGTAAAGATTCTGACGTTTGGGATCAGATTTTACCTAAACTTCAAGAAGAAATCACCAAAAATTGGGCATATAGTGAAGGTGAATCATCAGCTAATGATGTTGATGAAATTGATGAACTTGACGAAATGGAGGATAACGAAAATGAATAATATCAAACTACTATATTTTAGTGCACCGTGGTGTGGTCCATGTAAAATGTTTAAACCTGTAATTGAGCAGTTTAAACAAAAACAAACTGAATGTGATGTTCAAATTATTGACATTGAAGAGAATGAAGATCTTGGTAAACAATACAGTATTAATGCTGTACCCACATGCATCATTCTTAAAAATGACAAAGAAGTATCTCGCTTTTCTGGCATGAAAGGTATTTCGTATATTGAATCTCTCGTAGACGAAGCTAAAATCTAATTATGTCAAAAGTTGTACTAGCATTTAGTGGTGGAATGGACTCTTCAGTCTTGCTTCATATGGCAGCTGAAAAGTTTGATGAAGTGTATTGCTTATTCTTTGATTATGGTCAAAGACATAAGAAGGAACTTCAATGTGCAGAAAAGCAGCTGAAGAGTCTTAACGAAGGTGTTAAAATGTTGGTGATTGATACACCACTAAATGTTCTTGCTCCAACCTCATCTCTTACTAATCTGGATATCGATACCCCAGATGTAAGAGAGATGAGAGGTGAGGCTCAACCTAAGAGTTATGTACCATTTCGCAATATGCTGTTTATCTCATACCTTTTGTCATATGCAGAGGGAGTGGGTGCAGATGCTGTTTGGTATGGTGCAGCTCAAGTTGACTCATTAGCTGGCTATTGGGATGGAAGTCCAGAATTTTTAAAAGAGATCAATGATGTAGCTGCTTTGAACCGTGAACATCGTATTGTTGTTGAAGCACCGCTTCTTACAATGTCAAAAGCAGATATCATCTTAGAAGGTATTAGACTTGGAGTTAAGTTTAGTGATACTTGGACTTGTTATGCAGGTGAAGAAAAAGCAGATGCATATTCACCTTCCTCAAGTTTGAGATTACAAGGATTTGCTTCAGCTGGATATATCGATCCAATTCCTTACAAACAAGATTTAAGGAATGTTTGGAAGCAAAATAACTGTAAGAAGATTCCTTACGAAACTTATCTGTAATACATCTCTTGCTGCATCATCTTCTGATGATATGTCTTAGCTTTGATGTCTTTGTTAGCCACATACTTAATTTTAGGTCTGTGGCTTTCCTTTACAATCTCTTCTTCATCTTCGAATGGATTTGCTAAACGTCTAGCAGAATCATCTTGAGCAATTGTACCCATTCCATAACCTTGAGTATCAATACCAGATCTCATTGATTTAGTTTTAGGTTTTTCTGCTTTATCCTCAAATTCAAAATAACCTGGAGCGTGTACAATAACTTCAAATTCATCTACATCCAATCCAAGAGCTTTACCTAAAGATGCTTTGATAGATGCTTCGACTTTACCAGCACCTAGCTTGTTAACAATTTTAGTAATAGGTGTTTCTTCACCAAACTCTAAGTCAACGCTATTTGAACTACCAACATCAACATCAAATTGTTGATTTTTGTTAGCAGCATTAAAGAACTTTTGGATCTTTTCAATATCTAGTGGTATTTCTTGATCTGAAACAATTTCAATAATGGAAGACTTAGCGTCAATTGGTGATGTTGGTGAAATATCATCTGCTGCAGCTTTTTGCGCATCCTTTTTAGCTTGTTTTTCAGCTGCCATTTCTTCTGGTGTTTTAACTTTACCGAATTGCTCGAAATCCTGTTTTGTTTCAAAAGTTTTACCAATATTTTCACCCTTACCTCTTGATCTAACTTGCTGTTTACGTTGCAAGAATGAACTTAAGTTACCTTCCATATATTGCTTAAATTCGTCAGCAATTTCGTCTTTAATGACACCACTATCGACGAGGTTCTTAATAAATTCACCAGCTTCAGCTGCATATCTTGAACCAGCAAATGCAGTACCTTCTGGTACCATTCCCTTTTCTTTCAAGAAATTGATAATAAATTCAAAAACGATTGGTCTAGCAATACCGATCTTTTTATCTTCGATAGCTTTTTTAAGGTAACCTGTATTAAAAAGCTTATCAAAGCGACCTGCTCTAGCTTCTTCAAGGATTTCTAATTTATTAACAAGGGAATTGAAATTCATAGAATTATTTATTGTTTTTTATCTATTAACGTCTATATTTAATATATTATGTGCGCGATATTTGGATCGACAGATCAATCAATGTTTGAAATATTATTTGAAGCTAATAAAGTAAGAGGTACTTTTGCTTCATCATTAGTAACACTAATGAAAAATCCAGTTGGTCAAGTTGATGATGTTACAATTCGTAAAGAGCAGGGATTATATTCGTTTGAAAAACTAAAACTCAAACCAAAAAATCATGCTTACTATATGGGCCATGTACAGGCTCCTACATCGTCAGCTAGAAAATACAATTATGATACATCACATCCATTTGAGCAAGAAGATTGGCTTGTGTTTCATAATGGTGTGTTAACTAATCATGAAAGTTTAAATGCAGTTTATTGTAAATGGAATGAAAATCCTGTAGATACATCAGTTATTCCATGTATGCTTCAAGAAAAGTGGAATGAACTTAAAGAAGGTAAAGCTAAAGCTTCTTCTACTGATGAAGTCAAGATAATTGAAACAATCTGTGAACGACTTCAAGGAACATTTGCTCTCTGTATTGTTAACACAACGACCCTTAACGTCTACTTAACTAGACAAGGTAGTACATTATTCTACGACGACAAAGGTAACTACTCTTCAATCAAAGGTAAAACGATGGAAGAAGTACCAGAAGGTAAAATTCTCAAACTAACAAAAGATTTCACATTCAAAGCAGTAGGTAAATTCAAACCAAGTTCTCCATTTTTAATCATATGATCGCATTCGTATCAGCAACCAAAGGTGACCCAACCAAAACATTACTTTATAATAGCACAAAAGATATTCTAGAGGTAGCTTGGGCAGCAAACAATACAGACCCACTCCCTGTCGTCTATAATGACGCTATTGCGGACTTTACAATTACAGATTATGACTGGGTTGTATTTGTTCATGACGATGTTATCATTGAATCACCAGAAGCTATTGAGAGACAAATTTATAATCTTGGTGTTGAATTTGATGTCATCGGTGTAGCAGGTACCAGAGAGGTAAAATTACAAGAACCAGCATTGTGGCATCTTATGGGTGATAGAAAACATCACAGAGGAGCTGTAGCACACTTGTGTGAATCTACAGGTAAAAAGTTTATGACCAGTTTTGGTAGCTATCCTGATAGGGTTGTACTTATCGATGGTGTGTTTATGGCTGCTAAAACAGAAGTACTTCAAAAAGTTAGTTTTGATGAAACCAATCCTGCTGGGTTTCACTTTTATGATCTAGACTTTTCTATGGCATGTCATAAGGCTGGTTACAGGGTTGGTGTGGGTGATATAACAATCACACACGCATCACCTGGATTACGACAATTCATAGATGAATGGAAGAAGGGGCAAGATTGGTTCCTTAATAAATGGGTAACAAAATAAAAAAAGGCGGCTTAATTAAGCCGCCTTTTTTGTTATGCTAATATCTGCTCTATTGGTTCAGCCTCGTAAACCACCTCAACTGGTCTTAAATCTGGAGTCATCAACTTTGTTCTTGGTGATATACCAATTAAATGGAACATTGTAGCAGCAAATTGCTGCGGTGTAACTGGATCTGAGTCAGGCTCTGAAGCTAATGCATCAGACGTACCATAAGCATAACCTGCTTTAACACCACCACCAGCTAAAACTGTTGAGAATACCTTTGGCCAATGGTCTCTTCCGTTTGTAGCATTAATTTTAGGTGTACGACCAAACTCAGATGTCACCATTACAAGGGTTGAATCAAGTAATCCACGTTGTTTTAAGTCATTAATAAAGGTTGCAAAGGCTTTATCAAAGTTAATCATATTAGATTCATATGCACCTTTAAGATTTGAGTGGTGATCCCATGAACCATACGTTACTGTAACCATTCTTACACCTGCTTCAACAAGACGACGAGCTAGAAGTAAACGTTGACCAGCAGCATTACGGCCATATGCATCGCGAACCACATCAGGCTCTTTAGAAAGCTCAAAAGATTCACGAGCTTGTGTTGATGATAACATTGAATATGCATCATTATAGAAAGAATCCATTGCTTTTACTGCATCTACGTTTGATTCACGTGTTTTGAAGTAATCATCCACCGCTCCAAGCAATGCACGGCGACGATCTAATTGTTTATCGGAAACATCCTTAGGTGTATTGAGGTCTTTCACAACAAATCCCGGATCTTCTGGATTAGAACCTAAAGCAAACGGTCCATACTTGGTAGACAAGTAACCGGTGCCGTTTTCAGGTGCAAACTGATTAGGAACTAACACATAAGCAGGTAGATTGTTACGATTTCCTAATTCATGGCTAATAACACTACCAAATGATGGGTAGTTTAATGCTGGAGATGGTTTATAACCAGTGAGCATGTTATGTGTTCCTCTTTCATGAGCTGCTTCACCGTGAGTCATTGAACGAATTACTGTAAGATTGTCAGAGACCTTTGCTGTTTCCTTTAGAAGTTCACCAAAATGAACACCATCTATCTTTGTCTTAACAGGAGCAAATGGTCCTCTATATTCTGGTGAGCCATTTACCTTATAATCCCACGAATCTTGATGTGAAATACCACCAGGTAAGTAGATTTGAACTACTGATGTAGCTTTTGCAGGTGTTTGTGCTTGAGCTTTTAATAATTGTGGTAAACTTACACAACCAGCAGCACCAATTCTTAGAATTTCACGTCTGTTATACATACTCTTATTTAATTATCTACTCAAAAAATTAAAAATCCACTTTTATCTTGATATTAGAATGTAATAAACTATCATAAAGAGATGTTAAAGCTCGATCTAGACTTCTTTGAGAATATTTTCTTATACAAATGCTGCACAGATAAAAGATATCTTGCAACTACTATCGATTACACAAAGCCTGATTATTTCAAAAATGCAGATAACAAAAAAATATTTGAAATTATAAAAGGGTTCTATGATAATCGAAATGAATTACCCAACCTAACTGAGATTAAACAGTATTGTGCTGATGATGTAAGTAGATCTTCATTCAAAAATGTACTTACTACATTTCAATCATTAGATAAAACCTTTAATGAAGATGAGTTATATGAGAATACAGAGCAGTTTTTGAAAGAAAAGGCTGTATTCAATACTCTACTTGAGGTAGCAGCTGATGTTTCAAAGAGTAAAGCTGATACATCTGTAATTCTAGATAAGTTTGAGAAGAGTTGCAATATATCATTGCAGACTGATGTTGGTTTAGACTTATATGAAGACATTGACAATGTTATTCAACAGATTCAAGACGTTCAAGAGACGATTCCAAGTAAGTGGCCTTGGTTGGATGACTATATCGGTGGTGGGTTTATGAAAGATGGGCGTGCTTTGTATGTGTTTGCAGGTGAGACTAACATTGGTAAGTCAATTTTCCTTGGTAATATTGCAGCTAATATAGCAGATCAGAATAAGACTGTGTTGTTAATTACATTAGAAATGCCTGAAATCTTATATGCAAAACGTATTTGTACTAATGTGAGTAAGATTCCAATGAAGACTCTTCATTTAGAGACAGGATCACTTAAAGCAGCTATTGAAGAGCTCAAGAAGAACAAGCCTGGTGGTAAGATTCTAATTAAAGAGTTTCCTCCAGCAACGATGACACCCAGACAAATTCAAGCTTTTATTAAAAAGATTGAAGATAAAGGTATTAAAATTGACGCAATTGTATTAGATTATTTGAATCTTTTGCATTCACCTCTTGGCAACAACAGTTACGAGCGAATTAAACATGTTACTGAGCAGGTTCGTGCAATGTCATACATCTTTAACTGCCCGGTCATTAGTGCAACTCAGTTGAATCGTTCAGGTTTTGATGTATCTAACCCCGATCTTAATACAATTAGTGAGTCGATTGGTCTTGCAGCTACTGCAGATGTGATTGTTTCTATCTTCCAAAACGATGAAGATCGCGAACTAGAAATTATTAAGATGGGTATGATGAAAAACCGTTTTGGAGCTCGTGGAACCACAACAGCGATGAAAATTGATTATTCAACTCTTACTATTTCTGAAGCAGATGGTCAGTCAGGTGGTATGGAGAGTGAAATGTTAAGCTCTTTGAGTATGTTCGCGAGTTGATTATTTAGTTCATCCTCTAAATAATGAGGTGAACCAAAACTTTATAGAATATCTTAAAGAAAAATTCAAAACGACACAATTTTTTCAATTAAAACTTAATGGTAAATTATTTGTGAGCTTTTTTGATTTAGGTGTTACAACACCTGAGTTTATTAAACTATGTCAGAAAAAGTTTAACTGTGATGTATTACTAATTGTAAATACAAAAAACAAAGAAGTTAATGTTTATAAAAACGAATTATCTGATATTGATATGTTATCGTTTAATAAAAAGGTATTTGGTAAAGGTATGGGTAATACATTTACATTTACAAAAGAGTTTTTAGGTTTAACCAAACATTTCAAGCCATGTTAATTGCAAATAAACACTACAACCCATCTCACTTTTTAGTAGAAGATGAAACAGAGCATGCATTGTTGTCTTTTTGTACCTTTTGCACTCTTTTGGTGGGTAAAAAACTATCTTTTCAGAATGTATTCTTGTTGATTCTGAAAGATGCTAAGCTAAAAAATATACTTAAACGAACTTTAGACGTTGATTCTGACTTTGAAATAGTTAAAATGTTTATAGATTACGATAATACAATTACTAAGTCAAAATATGTCACAAAATACATCAATTCTCTCAAAAAATGATATTACAGAGGATGAAAAATTTATATACAATGCATTTTTAGTCGCGTCAAGAAAATCTAAAAATAAACCTTTCAAAATTCGTTCTGACTTTTCGGACATTTCAGATGAAATCTACATTAACCTAAAAAAATTAGGTTCGTTTTTTGCAGCACATAAAAATATCGGTTACAACGACTTTTTTTGGGCTCCATATGAAGTATATTCTAAAGATGAATATTTTGACCTTAATTTTTACAATACAAGAAAGGCTATTGTAGCATATACACAATTTGTACGTAAAAAAGAAACGCAAGACCCAGATAGTGAAAGTTGTATTAATGAATGTAAAGATGGTCTTAAAAACATTTACAATGAGTGCTTAATAAACGGTATAAACCTTGCTCAATATAAAGCATCAGCTCCACCAGTACCAATTTTCTTAATTAATCTTAAATCCCATCTTATTAATTTTTACATTCTACATGGTTTGGATGTAGAAAAACAAATTAAGAGCATCGAACCAGAACTATTAGATTTTTATTGTAAAGATTTTTACGATACATTTTATAAAACAAGAACCAAATTTATTGCATCACAAAGATTAAAAGTAGTAATAAGAGAAGGTTTAAAAATAATTGAAAAAAAGCTGTTGAATTTTCCAAAACACAATCCATAATAAAAGTATACTATGAGTAAATATAACCTAACGTCAATGTTCGATTCAATCAAAGAAGCTCTTACCTCTCAGGATAAAAAGCAGGGTGGTTTGCAGGATATTATGCAACTTAAAACTGGTAATACCTATACGGTTAGACTTCTTCCTAATACAAAGAATCCAAAGCAGTCTCTCTTTCATCATTTTACGCATGGTTGGAATTCTCTTGCTACTGGTAAGTATGTAAGTGCAATTTCACCTACAACATTCGGTGAACGTGATCCAATTGCAGAAGAAAGGTACAAGGTTCTTCGAACTGGTACAGAAGAAGAAAAGGAAAAGATGAAAGTTATTCGTCGTGCTGAGCAGTGGCTTGTAAACGTCTATGTTATCGATGATCCTTCTAATCCAGATAACAATGGTAAGGTAAAGATTCTTCGCTATGGTAAACAGCTTGGTAACATTATCAATAGTGCTATCAGTGGTGATGAAGCTGAAGAGTTTGGTATGCGAGTTTTCGATCTTTCTAAAGAAGGTGTTAACTTCAAGATTAAGGTTGAGAAGCAGGGTGATTACCCAGTGTATACTTCTTCGCGATTCACTTCTGTTGGTAGAGATCTCGGTTTGAGTGATTCGAAGCAAGATGAAATTCTTGAATCAACTCACGATCTTGAAAGTGTCTTCCGTGTCAAAACAGAAGATGAACTTAAGCAAATGCTTGATGAGCATTTTTATTGCAAGACTGCAGAAGATCGTGAAACTTCTACTTCATTACCTGAAGCAGATGAAGCAATTGCAGAACTTAGTAATAAAGTTAAACAACCTTCAGTTGTAGCATCTACTGTTGAGGATGCTGACATTGACGAGCTTCTTAAAGATCTATGAGTCCAGAAGAAATTGAACAACAAAAAATGCTACTCAATTTAATGGGTAGCATTTATGGTGAAGCCAAAAAGATTGATCAAAATCTAGTTGGTACATCTCTTAATTTGAGACCTCAAAGTGAGAACGTCAAGCAGTTGTTCGAGGGTGCGCTGAGATCTACTCAGCCACCCGCTCCACCACCACAACCGCAGATTGTGCATGTACCACCACCTAATACTGTTAATTTACCGCATGTTGTACAACCAGCACAAGAATCTAAACCAATTCAATTAGTTGACAATTCAGATCTTGTATCTACATTAAAAGGTATTGAAAGCAATCTTGGTAAGTTGGTAGAATTATTCACACAATATGAAGTTAAAGTTAAAAAAGCAACAAATCGAAAAGTTTCTAGAGTCTCTGGCGAAGATAAACGACCAGTGCATAGTGAAAGTGGAGAAGGACAAGATATCGTCGATAGTAACATCGACGGACAACACGTTGATCCTTTACGCAACTCTAAACCATACGAATGAATCCGAAAGATCCTTGTGTATACCGGATTTAAAAAAGCTTAATCGTGTTTTAGACTGTATTAGTAGTGATGAAATTGAACTCCAAGTTAATCAAAATAACTTGGAGTATAAGTCTCCAGAGATAAAGTTTAAGTATCACCTATTTGAAGATGATTTTATTACACCTCCTTCAATTAAACCAGATAAAATTATGTCTTTCGAGACTGATTTTACCTTTGAACTAATGAAAGATGACTTTAGTAAAATCAATAAAGCTTCAACATTTACAACTGAAACGAATAAGATTTATTTTTATTTAGAAGATGGGGTTGTTAAGTGTGAACTTACAGATAAAGCTAGACATAATACAGATTCATTTCAATTACAGGTTGGTAAAAATATAGCAGGAGCTGAATTGAAGAATTTACCTGTTAATTTTGATAATTTCAAACTTATCAATTCAGATAACGTTAAAGTGTCTATTAATAACAGATACGGCGTACTTATATTTGATATTGATCAGGAGCCGCTTAAATTAAGATATATTTTATCATCACTTACTCAATAATATGGAATCCACATTAACATATCAAGACAAAAACAAACTCAAAACACCAGGATATTTTATCAAACGTCTCAAGGACAGTGGTATTATTACTCTCAGAGTGTTCCAAACATATGGAATGTCTGATCCTCGTAAGTGGACTATTCTTGTAGACCCAGGTGTAGCATCAGTTTATGTTACATGCTATCAGAATAAAGAAAAGTTAAATGAAATTATGTTTGAAATTGATGATGGTGGTGTGAGATTTCCTCGCAACTACTTTATTAAAACTCATTCTATTGAAGTTATTGTTGAATATCTTCTCGAAAAGGGTATTGCACAATATGATAAAAGCAACCCGTTCTACAAAAAGGACTAAATATGTTTATGAGTGATGAACCTAAAAGGCGTAAAAAGAAAAAAACCACGCCACCAGCTCCAAAACAGGAAACTGAATGGGTACCATCTGATAATGATGTAAGAGACTTAATTAATAGCATTCTTTCCAACAGAATAAAAGAAGTTAAGAAAATTAAAGACGTTGAGGATATTAATAATGCTCTCGTTTGCACAATAAGTGAGTTTCTTGATAGTTTTATGATATTAGGATACAATAGTGAAGGTATACCTATTGCTTTAACAAAAGCTAACACACCTCTTGATGCAGATGCGTTACATTCTCTTTTAGTTAAGTTCTTTTCAATTCAAATGGTTAAATTTAATGGTAAATATGGTGGGGAAGATTTTTAAACGTGAGCCAGAGCCTAAAGCAAAAATACCCTATGCAGTACAAAATGGTCACTATGTAGGTGAAATGTTTGTTTATATGGAGAAAGACGATAAAAACTTTTATTTTATCTCTATACCTAAAAATATTAACAGAGAAGTCCCTAAAGAGAAGTTTTTCTTCGGTATTGAAAACAAAATACTAGAAGAAGTTGAAAAACTACCCAATAACATTTATAGTCTTTTAAAATCGCAATATTTCTACAACAAAAAGAGAAATACTAAATAATAAAAGACTATTATGAAAAAACTCATCTTATTACTAGTAAGTATATGCACCTTATCATTTGGTGCTACATTAGAACAGCTTAATAACTATAGTGGTTGGGTTGATTCTGTGTTACAAAAACAATATGTAGCTGCTAATGTTCAACCTCTTGGTAGGGTTAATGACGATACTTTTGTTCGTCGTGCATATCTTACAATTATTGGTAGAAACCCCACATACGAAGAGTATGAAATGTTCAATAAGGCGACTGATCCTAATAAAAGACAAGGATTAATTCAGTTTCTTATTAATCACCCTGGTTATACATCACATATGTTTAACTTTTGGGCTGAGTCGTTAAGATTGCGTGATAGAATCAACACCACCAATAACTTCTCTGGTGGTCCTTATATTGATTATGTGAAGGATTCTATTGCAGCTAATAAATCTTATTCGAAATTTGTTACAGATCTATTAACAGCAACAGGTTCTTATTACGATAATCCAGCTACTGGCTATTTCTATCGTGATTTAGGAATGCCTTTAGATAATCTAATTGGCACAGGTAAAGTGTTTATGGGTACTGATATTGGATGCGCACAATGCCATGATGATCCGTTCCAAGACTTCACTCAAATGCAGTTCTATAAGATGGCTGCTATGTTTAATCAGGTAGAACTTAGAGGTCGTGGAAGAGATAAAGACCCAGCTGTTGCAGCTCGTCAAAAAGCATTGAGAGAAGAAATTGATGCTTTGATTAAAGCTGATCCAATGAAGAATCGTGGATTGAACAATACAATTAATAACTTTGTTGCTGCTATGAGAGCTAATCTTGAAGTAGATGAAAAGCGCGAACTAAAACTACCACATGATTACAACTACAAAGATGCAAAGCCATTTGATACAGTTGTACCTGCAGTTCTTTCTGGTAAAACAGAGATTAAAAACAAAGACGACATGAGAAAAGATGTTGTTGCTTGGTTGGTTAACCCAGAACACCCAACATTCACAAAGAACATTGTGAACCGTTACTGGAAATGGGTGTTCGGTAAGCATATCATCGAAGATTATGATAATATCTATGATGATGAAAAGCTTAATAGTGAGCTTATGAATACACTTGCTGCAATTATGGTAAGTGTAAATTATGATACCAAACAGTTCATGTATGTATTATACAATACCAAGTTATTTCAACGTGAACTCTACGATGGTGCATATTCAAATTCAGATAAGTTTGTGTTTATTGGACCAGTTAAACAACGTTTAACTGCAGAGCAGATGTGGGATTCAGTTATTTCTATTGCTCTTGATAAACCAGATACATTCAAATTGACTTTCCAAGATGAATATGTAAAAGTAATGAGATATTCATTAGAAGATCTCACTATTGATAAATTAAAAGCAAAGAATGAGGAATATCAGAAGATTATTCGTTCAAAATACGAGACTGCTCCAAAATATCGTAATTACCCTCTTGTAAGAGCATCAGAGGTTAATGATAATGGACCCGTTAATACTATTCTTGAACAGCTTGGTCGTAGTGATCGTGAATTAATTGACACTTCATCACGAGAAGGTTCAGTTACACAGGTTATTTCTTTCATGAACGGTCAATTAGCTGAAGTAGCAGTCAACAAAGAGACAAACCTTGCAAAGTTACTTGCAGGTAAGTCTCCAACCGATACCATTGATATTATCTTTAAGTCTGTATTAGTAAGAAGACCAACAATTGATGAAAAATCTAAGTTTGTTGGTGTGCAGGACGATGATATCATCTGGGCACTAGTAAACAGTTCGGAGTTCAAATTCAATAAATAATAAAAGCCATGAATAACTTAACAAGACGTAATTTCGTGCTTAATCTTGCTTCTGCAGGTTTAGGTGTAACCGTTCTACCTCACGTTGCAGCTGCTCCAGCTAGCAAAAAAGCAGAACATATCATTTATTTGTTTATGAATGGTGGTATGAGTCATTTAGATACATTTGATCCTAAAACTAATGCAGAAGTTAAGGGTGAATTTAATTCTATTACCACAAATGCAGGTTATGAAATCTCAGAACACCTACCTTTGATGGCTAAGCATGGTGATAAGATGGCAGTTGTTCGTTCCATGATGGTTACAACAGGTGATCACGCTGGAGCGCAATATTTACAAAGAACTTCATTCAAGAAGATTGGTACAATTGTACACCCTAACATGGGAGCTTGGATGTGTCATTATACTGAAGATGGAAAACCAAAAGTCATTCCACAAAACGTATTAATCGGTGGTGGAGCTGATCATCCTGGTGCTGGTTGGATGCCTAAGAAGTATTCTCCTATTCCAGTTGCAGATCCAATGAGAGGTCTTGATAATACTAAGCTTAAGAATACAGCAGAGTTCGCAAAGAGGGTGCAAATCCTAGAAAAGCTTGAAAAAGATGCAAATAAGATTATTAACCCAGCTCAAAAGTCATATGCTGAGTTTTATGATCAAACAATCCGTCTTCTTAACTCTAATGAGCTTGATGTATTTGATCTTTCTAAGGTAGATCAAGCAACAAGAGACAAATATGGTAATAATCGTTTTGGTCAAGGGGTTTGCTTAGCAAAACGCTTGATTGAGCAAGGTAAATGTAAGTTCATTGAAGTTTCTGATGGTGGTTGGGATACACACGTTAATAACTTTGAGTCTCTTGAAACCAAACTTGGTATTCTTGATCAAGCAGTCAACGCACTTATCGAAGACCTTAAAGCATCAGGTCTTTACGATAAGACCCTTATCGTAATTGCAACAGACTTCGGTAGAACACCAAATATTAACATTAATAATGGTAGGGATCACCATCCAGGTGCTTTCTGCGGTGTTCTTATCGGAGCAGGCATTAAAGGTGGTCAAGCTTATGGTAAATCTGATGATAAAGGTATGAAAGCTGTTGAAAACATTGTAAGTCCATCTGATTTCAATGCTACTATTGCAGCTGCTGCCGGGTTACCAATTGATGAAATTGTAATGTCACCTGAAAATCGACCATTCAAGATCGCAGATAAAGGTAAACCTATTCAAGCACTTTTAGCTTGATAATATAAGGAAATCGTCTATAATAGGGGTATGAAAACTCTTATTATAGACGGAAATAACCTTGTTCATCGTTGTTTCTGGGTTGCAAACAACCAGACTAAAGGTGAAGACTCTTATCTCCATGTATATATGGTGCTTAACTCTGTTAAGACATATGTAGAGAAGTTCAAACCTGATAAAATTTACTGTTGCTGGGATGAGAAGAAAGATTACGGTGTAAACGAACGTAAAGAAATGTTCGCTGATTACAAAGGTAATCGTGATCGTGAATATAGTGCTCAAGTTCATGATAAAAACGAGCATATTAAGCATTTACTTAGCTGTCTTGGGGTTAAAAACTTCTTCCCATTACGTTTAGAAGCAGATGATTGCATGGCTTTCCTTTGCAAAGAGCTTCCAGGTAAGAAAGTGGTGGTTACAGTTGATAAGGACCTTTGTCAGTGCATTGATACTAATGTTATTGTGTATGATCCTATTAGAAAGCAGGAGATTAATATTGATAACTTCTTAGATATAATGAAAGTTACTAAAGAGCATTATCTTATAGAGAAATGCTTTAGAGGTGATAAGTCTGATAATGTACCAGGTGTAACTGGGATGGGTAAAAAGAAGATTGAAAAGTTTTTCATTGGTGCTTATAGGACTACGAATGAGCAAGATGCTGAATTTAAAAGAAATTATGATCTCTTTAGACTTGATAGATATACCATGCATACAGATGAACATTCGTGGTATAAAGAGCAGGTAGACGTTGAACAAAAACATGATTTCAAACAATTTAAGTTGTATTGTGAAGATCTTAAATTAGATTCTATTCTGAAAAAGCAAGATAGATGGTATGATATCTTCTGTTTTGGTAATGATTACCAGAGCTATCTCATGAATATGTTAAAATGATACTTCCTGAAGAATACATCATAGAAAAGTTTTATACTTACGGTTATCAACCTAAGCGTAACAAATACAATAAGACATATCAATGTGGGTGTCCTATTTGTCGTGAAGGTAAATCGTTAGGTATAAAACGTAGATGTTTTTATATACCTAAAAATAATAATATCTTCTGCCATAACTGTGGATGGAGCTCACCTCCACTTAAATGGATTGAAAAGGTATCAGGACTCACATATGCTCAAATACTTGATGAAGCTAGTAAGTATGATACCACCAAAGTATACGACTTTAAAGATGTTGTAATCAAGAAAGAGTATGTAGCACCTACATTACCAACAGATTCAATTAATTTATTTGATAAAACTCAGGTAAAGTTTCATAAAGACAACGAAGTTGTGAGAGCATGCCTTAAACTTATCAAGGATAGACGTATTCATAAAGCTATCAATAAACCAAAAGCTCTTTATGTATCATTGAAAGATAAAACCCATAAAAATAGATTGGTTATTCCATTCTATAATGAACATGGAGATATTGTTTTCTATCAATCTAGAACAGTACTACCTAGTATCAATGACATTAAGTCGAAATATACGTCTAAGGTAGGGAGCGATAAGTCTCTTTATGGTATTAACAATGTAAAAGATGATCTTAACTATGTTTTTCTATTTGAAGGTCCAATTAATGCAATGTTTACTAAGAATGGACTTGCAGTTGCTGGCATTTCAAAAGGAGAACATTTATTGACTCAAACTCAACAGGATCAACTTAAACGTTATCAGTTTTATAATCGTATTTGGGTGTTAGACTCCCAGTGGATTGATAATACATCGTTAGTTAAGACTGAAAAGTTACTCAAAAAAGGTGAAACGGTGTTTATTTGGCCAGCAAAGTATGGTAAAAAGCTGAAAGACTTCAACGATATAGCAATGAAGTATAATCTTGATGAGATTACACCAGAATTTGTTATTGAAAATAGTTTTACTGAATTAATGGGTATGGTAAAACTAGCAGAGATAAAAAAAGCGAGCAGAAAGTAATCTGCTCGCTTTTTTATTGTTATAATGTGAATTAAACACCCTTGTACTTAGGATCTCTAGCTGTAGCAAGGTAACCTTGGAAAATTTGAGAAAGAGCTGCAAGGTCCATTGCTGAACGAGCAATTTTCTTGGTTTCAGTTGTACGAATTTTATCAAGAATGGTATCTGGTGTAGCATCCTTAAGTGTATTCTGGATAGATTTGCCTGTAGGTGAGTTAAGATATTTTACGAACTCATCAAGTTTAACGATCCATCCTTGTACTGTGCTAATCATTTGCTGTTGCTGTTGAGCTACTGCAGTAGCAGCCTGCGCATCAATATCAGCACCAAGTGCTGCTGGATCTGTTTCAGCATCTAATGTTGCAGCCATTGCAGCCTCATCAGGTGTTGGTGTAACATCTTGCTCGTCTTGTTCAAGGAGTGTAAAGAATTTTTTTGTAAAGCTACTCATACTATTATTTATTGGAAGTGATAAATATATTTAATGATTAACGTAGGAGATCCATACTCTGTTACAAGAGCTCAACCACCTAAATTAGGTGACGATTACACAGCTGCTTATGACTTACTAAAACAAGAGCAAGAAGAAGCTGCGCAAGCTCCTCCTGAGCTACCTCACGAGTTGACTCAGATTTATTCTCAGATTGGTGAAATGGTTAACACCCTTAATAATATTGCAGCTGTTTTAGAAAAAGGTGTAGGAGAAATTCCATTACTTAAAGGTAAGCGTATTGATAATCAAATTGATCAGATAATTAAGATTAGAGAAGAGTTATTCGAGTTGAATAATTCTCTCATTGATCTTAAATTATAATATGATCAAACAGGTTTTGCAAAGTTTTGCGATTGTAATCGTTATAAGCAGTATTTTTGGATACACTCTAGGTACGATTATGGGTGGTTGGCAACATGCATTTGTTTTTTCTATGCTTTTGCAGCTAATTGGTGGTTATTTTTACAATGATATTACAATCCGTAGTGATTCACTTAAAAAAGAAAGCATTTTAAATGAAAGATTTGATATTCTTTCACGTAACATCGTATCATTTCCATGCCCTTGTGGTGGTAATACATTTGAAGAGATAGTTTATCCAGGTGAAGATAATAACTTTGTTTGTGAGAAGTGTAATCAAGAAATTAGAGTAGATGTTTCGTTTACACCTATCGTAATTACAAAACCTTTACTTTCTGATCCATTAGAAAAAATTAAAACACCTGTAGAATAATTAGAGGAAATTTAGTATAATATTATTATGAAAAAAGATAATATTTATATTTCAGTCAATACAAAGAGTGGTAAAGAACAAATGCATATTGATCATTATGCAAGGTGGCTTTGTTTGATTGAAGCAATCGATTATATCGATAAAAAGTGTGAGGATATGGGAACAGATATTGAAAGTGTTGATTGGGTCAAGCCAATTGCATTCCAAAAATACATCGATGAGCGTTTTCACTCAATGAAGCATGATCTTAAGTACGAATACACAAATGGTCTATTAGAATAGACTTACTCTAATAGGTACATCAATTATTTCAGGGTTTAAATTAGCAACACCCGCATTAGGTACACCAGTTTGACCGAAAAGGTTATATCCCCATGAATATAATTCATTGGAATTACTTTTAGCAAGTACTGTTTTATTGATACCATTTTGTTCGTATGAAAATACTTCAAAATCAGTCCAAGTTACACCTTGTGGTCTAATAACCTGTTGTAAGGTATTTTGTTTTGTGACATTACCTTCACCTCTACCATCTATACCACCCTGCACAAATCCAGATACATAAATATCACCTGAACTAGTTAAAACAAACAGTGTAGCGTTGTTACCAATACCAACCATTTTAGCTTTTTCTACTCCAAAGATATTAGGTACTGGTGTAGTTGCGAGAGATTTATTCTGGTTATCACTGGTACCAAGAGCTCCATTACCATTATTACCCCAAACTCTAATCTCTTTAGAGCTAAGTACTGCACACACACTTACGTTGCCATTTCCAGTAGGGTCTCCATTTGTTGTAATGTATCTTACACCTGTAAGAGTTTGTGTACTTGATGAAACTGGAGTCCAAAAAGTCTGAAGAGTTTTAAAGCCTGGAACACCTAAGAAAGAACCGTTACCACATGCACCTTTACCATTATTACCACAAGACCAAACTTTACCCCCTGTTAAAATATATGAAGTAGAACCAGATGTATAAACATCATCGGCGGACATTTGTTCAGATACCAGCACAGGTAGTGTAACCGACTTTTTAGGGTTAACTTGAACAGAAGATAAAGCCCAAAGTGGTGAATCTCTGAATGTTGTGGTGTTGGTAGGGGGTCTACCTAAAGCAATATTATTACCTGTACCAGTTGTTGCTGCGCTAAGACCCAATTGACCAGCTCCGTTCCACCCAACTACATGTACACCGTTAGTTGTATCAATTGCAAGAGCATATCCAAGTGTATTTGAGTTTGAAGCAGTAATTTTGCGGAGTGAAACACCACCGATTGAACCTGGGGTGGCTACATTATTAATGCAAAGTGGCGTTCTAGTATTAATTAAATCACCTGTACCTAATTGACCAATTTTATTTGATCCCCAAGCCCAAAGATTACCACCACTTATTGCATAAACAGAGCAATTAGTAGCACCTATATCATTACCTAAACTAATTGCAAGACTATCAATACCTGAAAGTGGTGATGTTGTTGGTCCTGAACCAGAAGGTATAACTGTAAATGTATTTCTTCTTGTGGTGTCGCCTAGACCTAACTGTCCTGCTGTATTATCACCTGCAGAATAAACATAACCTCTGTTGGTAAGTAAAAGAGTTGTTAACCCTGTGGTGCAAATATTAGTAACATATTCTGAAGTAAGACCTGTTACAAATGAAACGGGAATTTGTGGAAAATTACCGTAAGCGTTTTGATAAAACCCCATACCACCGTTTTTTGTATTACCATATAAACCACTTGTTCTTATTTTCCTATCATTATCGTTTATAAATGTAACATTATTACCTGTATTACCTCTACCGTTATTATCGTCACCATTTATTAAAAAAGAAGATAATGGATTTAGTCTAGAACCAGGTTGTGCTGCTATTCTACTTTCAACATAACCTATAGTAGCAATCCTCGTACTAGGTTCTCCAACTGAAGGTGTTGAAGCTGAAATTCCACCTGTAAATGTACCACCAGAAAGTGGCATAAACTTACCATCTACATAACCTTTATTAATTAACTCTGTAGAATTAACAGGAGTTAAATTAGATGTTATATTACCTGTGATGGTGCTACCAGTTAGTGCAACAAAATTTGCAAATACATAAGCTGGTGATACACTACTCACACTTATCACCGCAGCATCAACATATGATTTACTAGCAGCTTTAGAACCTTCTGATAAATCACTTGAGAGGTAAATAAAGCAACTATTATTACCAAAAACATATAAGTTAGCACCAGTAAGAGCAGTTAGTGTACCAGTAAATGTATCACCTGATGCCTGCAAGTAACGTGTATCATTAGGTGTTAATAAACTACTTAAAATATTACTAGTTAGTGAACCGTAATCAGTTTTATATGATACTGATGATTCTCCATCTACCACATAGAAAAAATCTCCTGAAGTGTATGTACTTAATGATGAAAGTGTTGTGAGTTTAGTTCCTGGAACGATATAGGTGCTCATTTCTTAATATATTTATGTGAGTAAGATATGTTCATCTTCAGTAGCAAATGCACTTAGAGATGAAATAGGTGTGATACCTGATTCTACCAGAAGAGCAGTTATACCCACACTACTTGTTGTTGGAATATAGGTTGTGGGTGCAGAAGTTGAGCCTTCAATCTGAAAATTTTTAATTCTAAAAATTGTATTGTTGGATGCTGCAAATGATGTACCTGTAATAGGAAAACTACTAGAAATACCAACTTTATAAAAACTTGAATCTTGTATTGGTAAGGTTATGGGTAGTTCTAGAACTTGTGCATATGAATCATTATCATTAATTCTATGATCTATGTAAAGAGTTTGTCCAACATTACCTATTCTAAATCTTAACCATTGATAACTATCAGTATTGGTTAAAAGAGTCATATTTGTATTGAGAGCTGATAAACTTTCATTATACAACAACTCAAAACCACTAAAACCACTTCTTATTGTTAATGAATTGGGTTTTGCTGCAGTAATGTTAACTCCGGAGGTTCTATTACCAATACCAGATACAGCAAACAAACCCAACGTATCAAAACCGATACCTAAAACAGAACCTACAATACCATTCGTATTGGGGTTGTTATCATAACCCAAGAAAAAACCACTACCACCTACAGAATATGAAGTGCTAGAGGTTGAAACATAGGTAACAAAACCACCTTGGTGTTGTGAAGTCACACCAGTGCTGGATAGTAGATATTTGAAAGACCAAACAATGTCGAAGTTTGGATTAGCACTTACAGTATTAAGAATGTTTGAAATTTTTGACATTATGACGTGTAGATAAACACATTTGCATTACGTGTACCAGTAAGTGCACCATTAGAGTTTGTATTTGTAACTCTTACGAAAGTTGTAGTTTTGGTAGTATTGGTGGTTCCATTATCAGTACTATTGTCTGTTTTAATTTGTAATGTAGAGCCTGCACCTGAATTACCAAATACAACTGCGTACGCTGATGTAGAAAAAGCATTAGTGAAATTAACTATAAAATCACCCAATCCAGCAGCTGAAACACTACTTACATTATATGAACTGTTTATAGTTGCATTACCAGTAGTTGCAGTACCATCAAAATTTACCCACGCTTTAGGTGTAGCTGCGACAGGTACTACAGGAGTCCAACTAGTTAAATCATTTGTGTTTGTAGTTTTAATAAATGCTGTGTAGTATTGATTGAAACCAGATTTGGTAGCATATACTAAATCACCTGTTAATGCCGTTGAAATACTGGTGGGTGATGTAACTTCGCCTAGGTATTTATTACCAGCTAAAACTCCACCTGATAATACACCATTACCGATGAATAGTCGGTTAGTATCTGTAGTAAATCCTGGTTCACCTAAGCTTAATACAACATTCTGTCTATCAGAGTCTGTACCTCTTCTAAAAAGAAGCTTAGTAATGGTGTTTTCTAAAATTTCAATCTTGTTTGACATTTGAATTATTTAATTGGTTTAATTTAAATACAATACATTATCCGTAGTTAGTAACGGTACTAACGAAGTATTTGCAACATATGACGATTGTAACAAAGAACGCTGTAAATTATAAAGATTATAAAAACAACGATTAATTACACTGTTGTTCAACGGTTCATTTTCGTGGATAAAAAAGTCAGACTCATTTGTAATATCTAAGAAATCATAGTTTAAAAAATAATTTATACCTTTCAACGTTAAAGATGGTGTATATAATGAGTCTTCATAGGTAAGTTGGTTGTTGGTAAGTTCATATTTACCATAAAATGAACCAACTAATTGATTTTTTAACCTGATAATGTTTTCAAATATTTTATATAATTCTTTGTTAATATAATTTGCTTGAAAATACTCACTTTTTCTGAGATTAATATCACCTATCTCATAGTTAGCAAAATTCTTTGTTTTTAACAGATCCACAAAGGTGTTCGGTTCATTTAAAAAAATGAATCTATCGTTTTTAAGAAGTATTATAAAATCGTAATTATTATTAGAACCCAAAAGAGTGCCGCCGAGATATTTGCCCGAATCTCCTTGTATTTTTAAGTTGGTATCAGAAAAAATACCAATTAAATCACCAGGTTTGTTAACAAACATTTTGTATACATAGTTGGTACTTATAATGTAGTAAACATTTGAATCATTTTCACTAAACACGATTTTTTTAATTGTTTCATCTGTAGTGAATCTGATATTAAGTGGATAACTTGCTACTACATTAAAATCGTTTGAAAGGTAATAGAACGTATATACATCATTTACTTTTACCACACATGCTAACAAATCATAAAATTTGTTATAACCAATACCAACAACTTCTTCGTTAACTCTTCTAAATACTTTTCTATAGTTAACCAAGTTTAAGTTAATATCGTAAGATTTAAAAAACCTGTCAGATTGTTGATATATGTAAATGTTATTTTTCGATGCAGTTAATAAATTAGGAAAATTAAACGTTGAAGGTTGGTTTCTACCACCACCACTCTTGATTTCTATAGTAATTCTCTGCTTTGGAGCTGCTTGATCACCGCTATAAAAATTTACAATATTGTATTTTACGATAGAATTGTTGCCTTTATCTAGTACGAAAAGGAAATCACCTAAAATCTCCATCCCAACAATATCATTGTAGAGATAATCCCCCGATAAATCACTAATACATGATGTACATAAAGAAATACCACATGTTGATGTAACTGTATTACCTGTGATAGCAGTTATAATAGAGGATGTAGCAGCAAAAATAACATAGTTGTTGTTGATCTCATTCTCTTTGTAAGCTATAGAATTAACTTGGTTAAAATTATAACCAGACACGAATGTATTTGTAGTAAAACTACTAGGTGTGAATGTTATATCTTGAGGGATAACAGTTAAAGGTGTGGTTGGTGTGGTGGTGCCTATAAAATATGATAAACCTTTAGGTAAGTTACTATCATAGATAAAAAATCTCGAATACAAATAATTTGTATTTTCATAAAATTTTTTAAAATAACCATTAAGGTTATCTGCAGTCAAAAATTCCCCAGTTGGTACTATAAAATCTTGCTCATTATATACTAACATTGTTGTTTCATCAAGGGCTCTATCAAAAAGATAAGGAGATGTAAGAACATTATTGGTAAAATTATTTTGATTGCATAATGTTTCAGTAAAAGATTGTTTACCTTTATATGGTGCACCACTTAATATTGTATAATAACCGGTATATGCCTGAGATTGGTAATTGAAAGCATCACCACTTGTATAACCAACTCTTAAATTTTTAAAATTATCTAGCATATTAATAGTTAATAAATTTTACATCTCTTACTGTAACATCACCTGGTAAAATATCCCTTACACCTTGCAATACGCTAGTTGTAATTTGCGATTGTAATACACTATCTGTAATAGTTGTATCTTTCACGACAACATCAACAACGTTACTTTTGCTAGATGGTTGAGCTAATTTGAACACACTCTGTATTTCCTCTATACCATTTCTTTGACCACATGGTAACGATGTGTATAGTGTATTTACACTACCATTTGTTTGTAAAAACAATGATTTTATTTCAGTATCAGTAAGCCCGTTATTATAAATTTTAAAGTTATAAATAGATGCATTATTAAGCTTTCCATATGATGGTATACCTAAGAAATCACCTATTACAGTGTTGTTGTGGAATGGAATTGACCCAATTACAATATCATCTTTCACAAAAATATTACCAATATATTTGTAACTATCAATAGATTGGGAGTAAATCTTAGTACCATTAACATACACAGATAAATTACCATCATTACTGTAATTAAAACAAAACGTATTGTATAGTTTTGATAAGTTTGAAATAGGTGTTGAAAATTTAAATTTTTGTTTATCAGTTGTATTAAAAATATTAACAAGCGAAACTTCAAAATTTAAGTTTTTGTAATCTGTATTACCTACGAAGAAATTGTAATCTGTAAAATTTTGTTTTTCACCATTATATACGCAACCTTCTACTAAGGTTGTGGTATTAACATTTGTAGTAAAGCTGAAATCCTTTATAGTGTATACAGCATTTTCTGAATCATATGCTAACACAACTGGGTAAAATTTATTACCAGTATTAGTACCATCATATCTATATTCATTAACAAAATCTATACCATAGCATGTTAGTGTATCTACAAAAGATAGTGAATTTAAAAATTTACGATTTTTATCTACCTGAGTTAACTCATAATTGTTATGCAAGATATATACATTATCGTCTTTATCTATATTAAAATCAGGTATACCCGTATTTGATCTTGCAAATACTACAGGCTCAGTATTCGGCTCTTTAAGATAATATCTAGCTAAAACATCATTGTCAAAAATACCATATAAATAACCTCTAGAATCTACTTTTAATTGATTAGCTTCAAATCCATAGACTACGTCATTATAGACATAAATTCCAGTAGGGGTTGTTTCGTTACTAGCAAATATATTAATGGTACCTGTAACTGCTTGCTTAGTTGTGGTGTTATAATCTAGATATGTTGTATTATCTGATAGTAAGAATACTATTTTTTCAGTGGTTGGTGTGGTATAATGATAAAAATCTAGATAATCAGATATCTGACTAAGGTTTACCTTATCGAGAATTGTACCATCAGTCGCGATATTATATACCCCGGTACCCACCACCACATGATAGTGAGAAAGTCCAGCTGGATCTATAACATCAGTAATAACATCATCAAAACTAAGGGAATAAAGTAAACTTGTATCTGTACTATAAACATTAAGAGTTTTACCACTCTTGATATACATCATAGGTGTTATAGCAGAATCACTGTAAATACCTATACCTGTATCAACAATATTACCCAATACGTAACTAAATTTAGCGTCTAGTGGTGTTTCTAGTGTGAAGAAAACTGCAAAAGAACCAGAACTATTAATTGTTTCTACTGGTATGGATGTATAATTACTACCATTCAGATCCAACGTATCGTAATTCTGAACGTTTACAATATTTTCATTATTAACGATAAATGTAAAATCTTTTTGTAGTAATCCAGAGATGCTACTAACGTATCCATTTATATTATTAAGACCTACACGTGTGTATGCATATGATTCATTTGGTGAAAAAACTAAATCACTTATAACATCAAAATATTGATAGTTTGCTACTCTATTTTTGTTGTCGTATGCTAGTTGACTTATAATATTATCAAATGTGGGTGTGAAAACAGCATTACCGCTAAGAGCATTTTGTCTTGTAATAATATCTGGGAAATAGTACCTATCTAACCAGGTATTACCTGAAAGCCAGGTTGTAAGATACGTACCAAATTGATTTTGAGTGTTAATTCCATTTTTTGTTGTTACTTTATCACTTAATAATGGTGTTAGTCCTCCCATAGCACCATCTACAACGAAGCTAGTATCATTAATATTAAGTTGATCAAATGGAAATATTGAAGATGGTGTGTTAAAATTGGTTGTTGTATCAGATGGAAAAGCTAAATCAGTATTATAATATACATAATTGAGAGTTATATCTTTGTAACCTACTTCTTGGCTACCACCGGTGTAAATATTTGTATATTCTCTGAAGAACGGAGTGGGTGTATTATCACCAGATTCAATTATTGGATTACCTCTTTTAGATACAAACTTATCAGTATAAAGGTTTTTTAATTTAAATGTATTGAAATCAATATAACTTGTATCTCTAATATTCTGATACTCAAAATGTAATATATTATTATTTTTATAATCGAAACCACTTTTACTGTCATTCACCTTAAGATTGTATAAACTTTCAGGGTTATATGATATCCATGAAGTATTGATTTTAGGATCTAACGATGTGTTAGTTAATAACACTCTAAACAAACACAAATTTGTGTCAAAAACATTGCTATCTGTAGCGCGCTTCAAAACTAAGCTGTTATTTTCGACACATAATACATGATAATCACCTCTTACAAATTTTGTAAAATATACAAAACCTGAGTCATCTAACACATAATCAAAACCATCAGGATAACCAGCATTAAAATAATTTGGTAAATTGTCTACGTTAGTAGACGTAATAAAATAAAAATTAGTAGAATATACACCACTCTGATCGTAAACTAAAAAGAAATCGGTTTCTTCTCTAGTGTGTTTTATTCTGCAGGTATTTTCGTTAAAAATTTCTAATTGGAAAAACAGTCTAGATGTATCGGGTTGCTCACTAGATGTTACCAATGAATATGAATTAGCATAACCTGAAATAGGTAATGTGTTTACTGTATCAAAATTTAAATAAGATAAATTACTGTTAGAGCTTAAAATAGCAACGTATGTAATAATATTAGAAACCTGATTAGATAATAAGCTTACATCAAAAATATCTTTATCTACTTTGAGGTTAGTAAGATATATTCCACTATAATTACTAATTTTGGAGTCATTTGGTGCAGATAATGCATTAATATAATTTAAAGTTACACCTTGCTCAAAAAATGCACGCTCTTGATTGTAGCTTAAAAAAGCATCAGAGTAACGAGCTGATGGAGATGAAATTTCTGAGAAACTATGTTTTTGAAGACTCACATTTATATTTATCCTCCAATCTTTAATACATAAACTAACCTGACATTAACTTTTGTAATAAATAATTTAGTAATATGTCATCACCGGTAAATTTTTCATCTCTTACCTCGTTATCAACAATTAGCAATACAGATCAGCTGTTAGTTAGAATTGATAATTCGCTTTCCGGAACATCCGGTTTTGGTAGAATAACAAAATCTAGACTTTTATCTAGTGTGGATCTTACAAGTTTATCTGCTAACTGGCAAGGTACGTATACCACCGTAAGTGCTAATTCTGGAGTTTGGAACAATGCATTAACCATTTTTAAACAGGTATCTTCTACATCAACACCTAATAACTTAACTAATGCATATGCAATATCTGTAATTTCATTATCATCAAATGTTGATTTTGCTATTGTAGCAAAAGGTACAGGTGCAACTCTTGCTAATATACCCGATAATACAGCTACAGGTGGTAATAAACGTGGTCCATGGGCTACAGACTTACAAAAACTAAGAGCTGATGAAACACGTGTAGCTGCTGGTAGCGCGAGTGTAATATGCGGTGGTGGATATAATACCGTAAATAGTGAATATTCTGTTGTTGTGGGTGGTTATGGTAATACTATAGATTCAACCTCAACATACAGTACGGTTGGTGGTGGCAGTAATAATTCGATAACTAATGGTGTACAATCTATAATTGCTGGTGGTGTATCTAACCAAGTAAAACAATCATATGGAACAGTCGGAGGTGGTAGTAATAATATTTGTGATGGTCCAGCTGCATCAATTGGTGGTGGTGCCAATAACATCATTATTGTGGGTGAATATTCTACAATTGCTGGTGGTTATTTTAATACATTATCTGGTAATTTTTCATCTGCTGTTGGTTCATACAATTCAGATAGAGATTTAAGTAATGTTCATCTTTTAGGTTCTAATTTATCAGCAAGTCAAGCTAATTTTACATATGTAAATAATATTTCATCACAAGGAATTATCACCGGTACCTTAAGTGCTGCAACATATGTAGCAACTGTAACATCTTCATCAAATACAAACTATGTATTACAGTTAACAGATGCATCTAAAACCATTATTGATACAGCATCAACCACCACAACATATAGTATACCAGCAAATTCAGTAACAGCATTTGCAATAGGAACACAAATCATAATCATTCAAGGTAACAAAAACGCAAGTAATTATACAATACTTTCCGCAGGTGTTGGTGTGACAATTAATAGTTACATGTCCTCATTATCTCTTGGTGGTAATTATGCAGCTGGTACATTAATTAAAACAGATACCAATACATGGTATTTAATAGGTAATTTAGCATGATACCAATCATCACAGGTGTAATAGCAAGCAGTGTAGCTAGAGGTGTATACTCTTTTACCGGTCAAGCTGACTGTTTTGGAAGCTCCCCTGTAACTGTTTATACCTCATCATCTTCACTCAGTTATTCATCTGTCTTGTATCAAAATCCAGACTTGACTAGTCCGTACAGTGGTCTTTTTATCACAAGTGGTATGGTTTATGTTGTTTCAGAAACAGGAAATATAACAATTATAGCAACAGAATTTGTCTCTGGTAGATATTCAACTTATGATGGTTGTGGTGGTGAAACACCATCAGGAAATATATGGATACCATCTGGTAATACAAATAGCGGTGCAGTTTATACAGCATGTTATGCTGATGATTCAACGAAAGCTTTGAATCAAACTTATAATATTGATAATTCTGGTAGTAATCTTATAGCGACTGCTACCATCACAACAGATGGTTCTGGTATAATTACTGGAAATATACCTTGTGAATAATGTGAGTAACAAATTTAATTCAATATTATCCGTATAATCCGTAAATATCGGTGTTATTGACATTTTGATTAAACACTTTATCAATGCTTAATTGATCAACATTACCTGGATAAGACTTAGCAGGTGATTGACTTTGTATAGCAGATGATACAACACCTGAAAATGTGTTGTCAAACACTTGATTATTTCCTGATTCACCAGATAATCCAGGCTCGAAAGAGTACTCGAAACGTTTACCTTTCAATCTATAGATATATGAACCATAAAGTGGGTTAATTGCTGATAGATCTTCATCAACCCTTTCTGTAATTTCATACATTCTCGGACCCCTATCACCTGGTCTGCAAGAGTAATCAATTAACTCTACAACATCACCAGATTTAGGTTCGATTCGTTGACCAAATGTGTTATATGAAAGTGAACTAAACAACGAAGTAAACGTATCTATATGTAAAAAACCTGTAAACTCTTCATCAGTTACGAAACCAAATTTTCTAAGGGTGATAGCATTAGCTCCCACCTCAACATACATTCTTATTGTACGTGGTGCTGAGTATGGTCTAGTAGGATCTTCACCATATAAGTTATCTGTAGCAGAAACGTTGTATGTATTAACATAATAGTTAACGTTTGTGCCAAAATTCTTGATTAGATCTTTAAATGCATTGTCGTAGATGATCTGCTCACCTTGAAAATTGTTAGCATTAAAGATTTCACAATTTGCTGTATTGGAACCAGCAAATATATCACAGCTTTGTAATGGACGACAATCACTCATTTGTTTTTGTTAAGTAAAACTTACCTTTTTCCTTTACCATCTTTATATTTGAGTTGGAATTAATACTTACTTCCTCACCCTCTTCTGGTAAATTAATACCATACTCTTGACTCACCGTAAAAGCTCTATCATCTGTTAAAAATGGTTTTGGGTTCATACCCTTGAATAGAGATTCAACCTCAATTGTTTTTCTTTGACCGCTTATCTTCTTATCCTTAGCAACTTTAGGATTCATAGGGTTCATTCTTTGATTACGACCCGTTATATGAAGTGTTTTGGAATTTTTGGGTTGCCCCATGAATTGTTTAAAGGAAATCACAATATTATTTAATATAAACAGTAGAAAGCTCGGATGAATTAACATCCGAGCTCTCCGTATTTTAGCTTCTATTTTAATTATGCGAAGAAGTCACTACCAACTTTACCTGTCTTTGTCTGGCCTTTTACCTTGTTACCACCCTTTTCACCCATATCTGGCTTCTTAGCATTAACAAGAGCGTGACCAATATCACCTGCATCACCCTTTACCTCATCGGTATATTTACCATCACCACCGTTACCACCACTTGGCTTAAGCTTCATGTTAACTTTGTTATTGCCTTTTTCACCCATGTTTGGCTTCTTAGCATTTACAAGGACGTGGCCCATTTCTTCTTCATCTTCTTCAAGTGAATCGGATTCAAAATCCATTTCATCACCACCTTCTTCACCCATTTCTTCACCCATGTCTTCCATTTCGGTTTCACCTTCACCGATGACACCCATAAGCACGTCATGAAGCTGCTTAGCGAGATCCTTAGAAAGGGTAATTGTGACTGTATCTTCTTCACCACCCATTTCATCACCACCTGCATCATCCTCGATACCAAGTGCGTCAAGTTCCATTGATTCAGCGTCCTCACCACCCATGGAGTCAGACATTACGTTTTCGTATAATTTATCAAAAATAGATTTGCTCATAAAGTTATTTATTGCTCTTTGTGATGATTTTTCAACAATTTCTTCATCTTCTTCTGCAGTAAGTGTATTTCCTACATAGATGTTATCTTCATCTTCTTTCTTGGAAATTTTATTAGGGTCAATCTCAGCTGGTTTGAATCCACCTTTTTCTGTTGGACCTCCATCTTGTAGCTTTGCTGCGTCCTTATCGTTCAATTCTTTAGCACCAGGACCTTGCTTTTTAGGAAGAGTTTTTTCCTCAACAACTTTAACGCTATTGAGCATACTACCGTATATCTTACCTAAATTCATTAGAGATTTTTTTGACATATAATTTATTTAGTCAGAAACGAATAAAAACACAAGTAAATGAGTTAGTTTCATCCATTTTTGACATATGTACAAGCATGTAACCGTACTTTTTGATTTCTTTCCTTAAAGTTGGAAATCTTTCCTTATGAATATTAATAATAATACTTTTATGTATATCATCATAAAGTACCGTATCTGTGAATTCCTCACAGACTGCAACCACTCGCGAAACAAGTGCATTAGTCATATATAATATTTAGAGATATGTCAGGTCCCATAAAAAAGAAACAAACTTACTTAAATAACCCAAACCTACCAACTTCTGGTGCAGTATTTGAATATACCCCAAAGATGGTAAAGGAAATCAAGAAGTGTTCTCAAAACATATTACATTTTGCAGAAGAGTATTTCTTTATTGTTCACCCTGATAAAGGTAGAATGAAAATACCTCTTAGACCTTACCAGAAGAGAGTACTAAGAAAGATGAGAGACAACAGATTCTTCATTCTTCTTTCACCACGTCAGTCAGGTAAGTCAACCATGTATACTATTTACTCTTTGTGGCATGCATGTTTTGAAGCTGATAAGCGTGTTGTTATTGTAGCTAACAAAGAGGCAACTGCAATTGAAATCTTCAAACGTATTAGATTAGCTTATGAGGAACTACCTAACTGGTTAAAACCGGGTGTTGAAGAGTATGGAAAAACTTCTATGAAGTTAGCTAATGGTTCTGAAATCGGTATTTCAACCACAACAGGAAGCGCAGCTCGTGGTATGTCTATTTCCTTATTATTCATTGACGAGCTTGCATTCATTGAGCCTGGGTTGATGGAAGATTTTTGGAAATCCGTTTACCCTACAATTTCCTCAGCTGAAAAAGCAAAGATCTTTATTGCATCAACACCTAATGGTACAGGAAATCTTTTCCATAAGTTATGGATGGGTGCAATGAAGGGTGATAATGGGTTTGGTTTTGATGAAATTAAATGGGATGAACCACCAAGACGAGATGAAGCGTTTAAAAAGAAGACCATTGAAAACCTAGGTTCATATGAAGCTTGGTTACAAGAATATGAGTGTGTTTTCCTTCAGCATGGTGATGGTGCTATTGACCATGAATATTTTGATAAGTTAATTAAGAGTGCTAAACAACCAGTGGAGATTTATGAAAATGGTTGTTATAGAATTTTTGAACCACCACGACCTGAACGAATTTATGCAGCTGGTGTGGATACAGCAGAAGGTATCGGAAAAGATTACTCCGTTATTAATATATACGATTTAACTGACCTTTCTAACATTGAGCAGGTAGCTGTTTATTCAAACAATAAGATATCACCTTACGATTTTTCCACAAAAGTACCTGAAATATTAGCACAATGGGGTAAACCACTTGCATTAGTTGAACGAAATGGTGTTGGAGCTCAGATTGCCGATGCTTTGAGGAACAGATTTTCCTATGAACGTCTTGTAAACTGGGGTGGTCAACTAGCTAACCGTAAACAACAAAATGGTATGATTTGCCATTCCAACACTAAAGGAAAAGCTGTTACCAATATGAGGTATTGGGTATCAGAGCTCAAGTGTGTGAAGTTAAATGATTTAGAGACGATTAGAGAGTTCCGTGATTTTATTAGATATCCTAATGGTACATGGGCTGCTAAAGATGGTTGTAATGATGATAAGGTGATGTCTACTATATGGGCTCTAATGGCACTTTATGAGGATATTTGCCAGGTGTACTTTGAAATAGCTGAGACAGATGATAATAATAAACCTAAAAAACTTGTGGTTACTGATTTCGGAATGAACCTAATGGTTAATCCAAAGTCACTTTATGGTGATAATGAGTTATTTAAAAATGATATCTTTACACTACCTTGTGTATTTGGTATGGGTGATCAGGTTTACAGTGATATAAATATGTTAGAAGACGAAGGTTGGGCTATACTATGAGTGATATTATTCAACAAACATATCTTAATAAATCTAGAAAGGATAAGTTCCTTTTTACGTTGAATTTACCTAACGCCCTTAAAGGTAAAAACAGCATTACACAAAGAAGTGATTCAAAACTCAATTTAGATGCTTTGCAATTTTCAGTATATGGTACTATTATACCTAAAATTGAAAAACCAGCTGTAGAAATAAGATATTCAGGTAATACATTATATAACTCAGCGCATTCTATTAACTCTTACCCACCTGTAACGGTAAATTTTACTATTGATAATAGATTTAACAATTACTGGGCTATATATTCTTGGTTAAACCTAATGCACGATCAAATAGATGGTGCATATGATAAAGAAAATCTTATTTTAGAAAAAAAATTCGAAAATTACCAAGCAGATTTTATTGTAACAGCCCTTGATGAATTTGATAAACCTGTAATTTCATTCAATTATATAAAAGCATTTCCTACCGAGCTTGGTGAGATAGAACTTAACTATAGAAATGCAGAAGAGGTGCAATGCACGTTCACTTTTGTATATTCTCAGTTAAAAGTTAATTTGGTGAGTTTATAAAAAAATAAAGTTGCCAAAACATAAATATCTGTATGGCAAGACGTATTCAATCACCAGGAGTTCAAATTACCGAATTCGATTATTCAGAAAGACCACCATTGGCAACAGGCACTTCTGTTTTTGTAACAGGGTTTGCTGATCAAGGTCCAACAGACGAAATTAATTTCATTCAAAGCATCAACGATTTCACAAATCTTTACGGTGCTCCAACCAATGCAGCTGAACGTTACTTTTACCACACAGTAAAAGGTGTTCTTAACTCAAATGCAACAGTTATCACCAACAGAATGCCTTATGGTTCTGGGGGTGGGGATGGTTTCGGCTCATATTATACAGCACTAGTTTACCCTACTAAACTTGTTAATCCTAGCCTTTCTGGTACAACAGGTATTACAAGCAACCTCAATGCTGTATCCGGTGTATATTTCCTCGGTGCACCTAAATCATTATCACTTACCAAATCTGAGTATGAGTCTATTATTGATGGTACAGCTTTCAATTGGTCTGCTACAGCAACTGAACTAAGCGGTTTATCTGCTCTTTCAACTTTAGGTAGTGCTGGTGTTATTGTTTTAAATGAAAGACAAACAGCAATCGATCAATCATTCCAAGGTTATTACATTGGGTTAGCTGATAACTTTGATGCTGATAACCAAAATTCAGATTTCAATAAAATCCGCAACATTAAAACTGTTACAAATGTTGGAACTGGTTCTGGTATTACAAATTTTATTGATGTACCAACCACAACTCTTGCTTTCCAAATTACATCTTTAGCATCTGCGAATGTAAATTCTCTTGCAAGATCAATTGAAACTGGTTCAGATGGTTACATTATTGGTAATAGATTAGAGTTTGATGATGTACTTAACGTTGGTATTTACAAACTCACAAATAGTGTATTCCAAGACGATCCAACAAAACTTGTATATGCTCTTCAAGAACTCTATACAGGTTCTGCTACAAACAATTTTAGACAAGTAGCAGCTCCTACAGGTGGTGAACCTGTAACTTATAGCTTACAAACTATTGTTGGTAACAGAAGTCCAAATGCTACAATGTTGATTAATCCATATATCAATAACGTTGCATCTGATAGTGTGGGTAGAGGTTCATCTTATGATACTAATTCACAATATATTACTCTCAAGAAAGTAAGATTGCTAACACAAACCCTTGTTGATGGTGTAAGTAGCGCAACCCTCTCTGCTTCTATTGGATTTTCTAATCAAAGTGGTGTTTCAGGTGGTTGGGGTACAATTATTAATCAATTAAGTACATCTCTTGGTTTAGCAGATTCAATTTACCCACTTGGTACATACAATCCGGTTGGTAATACAAATTTAAAAGTGATCGGTAATGTACCAACTAAAGTTGAAAAATCCTTAGGTAAGGTAAAAGATCCTGAAATCTTTGATGTTGATGTTCTTGTTGAAGGTGGTCTTGGTACCATTTATACCTTCACAACAATTGCTAGTACATCAGCATATGATGATACTATTTCTAATTCAACATTTACCACGGAGTTGAGTGAACTTCAAGGAGGATTAGTTACATCAAATGATATTCTTACGAATTATCAAGCAGTAGCTAACAAGTTCCTTGAACTTGCACAACCTGAAAAGGATGGTGGTAGGGGTGATACATTCTTTGTAGCAGATCCTATCAGACAGTTCTTTATTACTGGTGCTAATTCTAAGTTAATTGATAAGACCAGCAGCTCTAACAACTACCAGAAGATTTATTACGCACTTAGAAACCTCTATAGTAATTATGATACATCTTATGCAGGTGCTTACCCTAACTGGTTAGCAGTTATTGATGATGTAACCGGATTACAAACATGGGTACCACCTTCAGGTTTTGTAGCTGCTATTATGGCTAATACCGATGCAGGTACCGGTCCATGGGAAGCACCAGCAGGTTTTAATCGTGGTATAATTAGAGGTGTTGTTGATGTTGCTTGGAATCCAAATCAACGTCAACGTGATGACCTTTACAAAATTAGTTTGAACCCAATCGCTTCATTCCCAGGTCAGGGTACAGTAGTTTATGGTCAGAAAACACTTCAGAATAAGCCAAGTGCTTTCGATAGAATTAATGTACGTCGTAACTTCCTCTTCATGGAGAAGACAGTTAAAGATATCATGAAGTTCTTCGTATTTGAACCAAATACTAAGTTTACAAGAGATAGAGTTCTTGCAACCCTTAATCCGTTCTTTATCAATATCCAAGCTAACGGTGGTCTTTATGACTTCCTTGTAGTCTGCGATGAGAGAAATAACTCAGATGCGACAATCGAAGATAATACTTTAGTTGTTGATATTTATCTCAAGCCAACAAGAACAGCAGAATTCATCCTAGTTAACTTCTATGCTACAAGACAAAGCGCTAGCTTTGAAGAATTAGTAGCAAGAGCATAATGGGTAACTAAATATTATTATGGCACAAAATATCCAACAATTCTACAAAACAGCAAAAAATAGAGACTTCTCAAGAGATTTCCTCTTGAGAGTCACTAATATGAGTGTTGCAGGTCTTCCTCAGATTACTGAGGATGATCTTGTTTATGTAAAAACAGCTACATTACCTGGTAGAGATATCGGTAACGTTGCTGTACCTTACATGGGCTTACAGTTTAACGTTCCTGGCGCTGCATCATACCCTGGTTCAGATTCATATAAACTTACATTTTATCTTGATGATCCTGGTCAAAACCAGAATGATTTAAGATCTAAGTTTGAAGCTGCATCAAGAAATATTTTTGATGATCTTACTTCAACAGGTCTTTATCAAGTTCCTGGAAATGAATCACAAATTGTGTTAACCCAACTTAATAAAAGCCTTGCACCAACCGGTAATGCATATAAGCTTGTAGGTGTCTCTATTAGAAAAATTGGTAATATTGAATATAAAATTGCTGAAGGTAAAGGTGAAACTCTTTCACTTGATGTTGATTTTGCATATCACTATTACACAACAGAACAATTCCCTGATAGAGCTGTTACTAATTAATAAGTAATTAAATGCCAAGAAGAACAGAACAATTTCTTGCTTATCTGGGTAAGAATTGGAACAATTCGTTACCTCTCAGAAATCTCTGGGAGGTAAACTTTTCTGTACCCCTAGCTCGCGAGATCAATTTAGATGTAGGATCACCCACTGTAACACAAGGTGGAGCTGTTGATTTAGAATCAAACATACAAAGAGTAATTGAGACTTATGAAGGAGCAAAAAGATTTAGCGTCATACCAGGTTTTTTTACCTCACAGAGTAATGGTGAAGTAAGTAATATTTCATTTTTAGCACAGAGTATATCACTACCAACAGATGCTTTTGATGTTTCTGTATCAAATAATGATAATGCTGGTGGTTATAGAGGCGGCTACATTGGAGGTGATAGAACACAATATCAACCACTCACCATCTCGTTTTTAGAAACTAATATTGATGTATTTGAATATCTACTAAGACCATGGACTATTGCATGTGCATACAAAGGTCTCATTGAAGATGGTATTCCAGGTACTAATATTAAAGCAGGTATGGAAGTTATACAGTATAGTAGACAGGGGTTTAATGTTGATACGTGGTTACCACGTAAACAATATTCTTTTCAAGGTGTTGTGCCGATTTCGATTGAGGGTGATAAACTCACTTACGAACCAAACGATATTAGTAATATTGTAAGATCCGCATCGTTTACGTTTAAAGATTACACAATGAAAAAACCTTAACCTGGTTTAGTTAATTACACTGTATAAATACCATCGGTGTTTACATTTAACGTCAAGTTACCTTATTATGGAGATTTACGAGTAGAAGAACTTTCTAATCGTGATATTTTTACTATTTTTAAATATTGCACTGCAGATGATGTAGAAGGTCTTAGTTTATTTTTTGAAAAGGTAATTTTCAGTAAACTTCCTTTATTAAACGTTATCGATAAATTATACTTACTGTTATTTTACAGATCTTTTTATTTAGATGATATAATACAGATAAGAGTGGATCATGAAAAAGCTAAACATATGGACTTTTTCATTGAAAATATGTTAGAAAAAATTCATAACATAGACTTCATTCAGGATGAGGAGATTATATCAAATAATCTCAAGATAACATTATCATTACCTTCATCTCTCTACCATAAAACAGGTGAAGATATAATCTACGACTGCATAAAAAGTGTTAAAATAGGCAATGAAACTATTTTTTTACATAACCTCAATAAAGTAGAAAAAAACGAATTGTTAGATACATTACCAGCTAAGATTACATCAAATATTTTAGAGTATTTCAAAAAAGTATCTGCTGCAGCAGGTAGTGTATCCGTTATTGATGAAAACATTAAATATCAAATCGATCGTGTAAATATACAACTATTATCTAATCAACCTATTGAATTTATTAAAATTTTATTCAAACAAGATATGGTAAACTACCTCGAGTTTATGTATCACTATGTTAATAAAGTAGGAGGAACCTTTGAAGACTTTTTCAATCTTACATTTAATGATACAAAAATTATTCTAGATTTTCACAGAGAGGAAGTTATTCAGCAAAATGAATCATTGAAAACACCACCACCAACCAATATATAATTATATGTCTAACGTTAAAGATCTCATTAGTAGAATTAGTTCTCTCAAAGAAGAAGAAAAGATCCCAGTCCTTATACCATCCCTCGGTAAAACTAAGGATTTCAAACCTATTAATGTAAGACAACAAAAAAATTTACTTAAAGAAACAATTGGTGGTGTAAGCAGTATTTCTGAACTACTTATCCAATTTAATACTATTATTTTGGATAACATTAACGACGATTCTGAAGATTTATTATGTCTTGATAAGTACCCTGTGCTTGTTGAACTTAGAAAGAATGCTTTCGGTGATAAAATTAACATCAAAGGAAAAGAATATAGCCTAAATGATCTTCAACCACCATGTAAGGTTACTGGTAATATCTCCAATAAGGAAATTGATTTTAAAACTATTAAAGTTTTCCTCAAAACACCCACTATCAAGGAAGAAAATCAGTTTTTAGCTAAACAATCTAACGAAATTAAAAAGAAAAACATCGATGACGGTAAAGATGTTATATCAGCGTTATATGTTTTTGAAATTGCTAAATTTGTTGAAAGTATTTCTATTGAAGATACACAAGTTTCTTTCGCAAATCTTAGTATTAATGAGAGGATTGCTATTATAGAGTCTTTACCAATTTCACTCAATCAGAAAATTCTTAATTTTATTAGTAAAGTAAGAGAATTTGAAAATAAATTCATTACCTTTGATGATGGTACCACCTTACCTATTGATGCTTTATTCGTTACCACGGATTAAGTATTAATAGATGGATCCAATAGTAGTCGATTTACTAAATAAACTTAAGCAGTTAACAGAAGCGTTAACTGCAAAAACAGGTGTTCCTCAACCTAAAAAGAACACAAACGTACAACCATCACCTGGTAGTCCAACATATGACACTGGTATACCACCTGATGAATACTATGTAAGATTAAGTTCAGTTTTACAATTAGGTAAATATGCTACTGAAAGTGATAAAAGGGCTAACAATAAAATTTTTATTGATCAGTTAATACCTAGAATAGATGGTATTCTCAACAAATATTTTAAACAAACACCCACTATCAAAGAGCAAGGGAAAGATACCACACCATCTGAAAAGAAAACACAAGGTATACTTGAAAAAGCTAAAGATGTTGGTGGTGGTCTATTGTCTATTGTACCAGCTATAGCTGGTTTAGCTTTAGCAGCTGGTCTTTGGAAAAATATTGATGTTGGTGTTATAGTTAAGATTGTAGGTACAATTGGTGCACTAGTAGGTGGTTTATTTTTAATGGATAAAGTTAAAGGTCTTAAAACTAGCATAATCACATTTGCAGCAATTATATTGGAAATTGCTGCTCTTGGATTTGTTCTAAATCAATTTAAAGATGTTGTGAAAGGTTTTGCGGAAGTTGATCCTAGTGATCTATTAAAAGTTGGTGGTATTATTGTTGGTATTGGTGGTATTGTAGCAGTTTTAGGATTAATACCAAAATCAATGTTAATAGCTGGTGTTGCAGCTTTTGCTGGTATTGAACTTTTAATTTTAGGTCTCAATACAGTTTTACCACCATTAGCTACTGCTATAAAATCTTTTGAAGGTGTGAGACCTCAAGACCTTGGTAAAATAGCAGGTGTTCTGGTTGGTATTGGAGTAATAGCAGGTATATTGGGTGCAATCGCTGTAACGGGTATAGGTGGTGTAGCACTAACTGCTGGTGCGGCAGCGTTTTCAGGTATTCTTGTATTAGCACAAGGTCTTACTACAATATTACCACCATTAGCTGCAGCTATCAAATCACTTGAAGGTGTAAAACTTGAAGATATGGGTAAAGCTGGTTTAATAATTGCAGGTGTTGGCGCTTTAGCTGTAGCTTTAGGTATAGCTGCACCATTTGTGGTAGCTGCTAATTTAGGTATGTCATCATTTTCTAAATTTGTTGATGGTATTTCTGGATTGATAACTAAATTAGGTACCACTGTTAGTAATTTTGCAAAAATTAACAAGGAGTCAATTACTGGTGCATTTGATAACATTAAGTTTTTCATGCAAGGTGCACAGGGTCTATTCGGTGGTGGTGGAGTCGTTAGTTCTATTGGTAATTTTGTTAAAGGTGTGGTTAGTGGTGGTGGTGCTGCAGCTTTACTAGCACCATATATTCTAATTTCAGCTGAATTAGTAAAACTTGTTGATAATATCAAAGCTGTAATTGGATCAGCTACAGGTTTAACCAAGGATGGTATTATAACGCTTTTTGACATACTTACAACTTTTGGTAAATCATCTACAGAATTAACTCAATCCCTTAAAGGCGGTTCATTTTTTGGAGGTACAAATATTAGCGCTTTAGCTACCGGGTTTGGTTTGTTAAAAGATCAGTTAGGTGGTATTACTACATTTGAATTACCTCTTTCCAATATTTCAAATAGCATTTCTAACCTTGTAACATCTATTTCAGATTTGAGATTAACCGACAGTGTAATTAAAAGTATTGAAAGTTCCATTTTAAATATTAAAGGAGCTGCATCAAATAATATATTTGGTTCAATGGAAAATACATTTAGTAGTTTAGTTGAATCTATTAATAATATGAATGAAACTGTTAATGTATTGAATAACAGTATAGAATCATTTAATGCTTCTGCTGTTGTGAAGATATCTACTGATGAACCACTTAAAGTTGATATGAATACAACTAACTCCATACTTTACCGTTTAGTACAAACAAATGAACAGATGGTTGGTCTATTAAAGAATGGTGGTATTGGTCAAAATACACAAAATATATTGTTACCACAAGTTGATAAGACAAATAATGCGTCTGGTGTTAAAACTTCGATTCCTTTTGTACCATTTTCACAATCACCTTATAACCCAGGAAACGGTCTAGCACCTACTAAATTTTAATGATTAAATACTAATATGGCAATTGATTATATTTTAAAATACGGTAATGCGGCTGATGAAAAAACTAAAAAAGGCGACAAACTTCTTGCCATACCACCTATTATAGCTGAGCCAAAAGCTTCAGGGTTAATAGATGTAATATCTGATTGTCAATTGTTTGCAAATAAAATTCCAGAGGCTGGTAAAAGTAAAATACCTTACATATTTTTTGAAGAATTTGATTTAACTGGTAACCCTCTTTTAACACAGTTTCAGTATTTGAATAATTTTTTACCTGAGTTTTTAACCTTACAGGGTAATAAGACAGCACCTACAACATCACCCCAACCTCAAGGTGGGTTGGGTGCGAGTACTTTTAATTATTTTTTCCCAAATTTTGCCAAAGCATTAAAAGTTGCAGATGGTGATCTATCACAACTTACTGATGAAACTGTTAGAAATATTTATGAGGAACTACAAAAGGTTACAGCTAGTTCAATTAATAAAGATTTTATAACTCTAAGTCCATATAGTGGGATGTATGCTCTAAACCCAACAAAATTTCAATATATAATGCCTTATTATGATAATAAGATGCAAAATATAGGTAATAAGTTTAATGACTCGTTTACTAGTTTTTTTGGAGGTGAGGGTACTGGTCTTAGTAAAGCTGGTATACCAGGCACAAATCTTTTTGAAAAAGCAAAAGATCTTTTTGGAACATATTTAACCCTTTCAAATATTACTCAACCCTCTGCATATGTAGAATTTCCAAAATATTTTGCACCTGGGGAGTATGAAACTTATACAGTTAAATTTCAGCTTCTTAATACAATTGAACAAGATGCTATTCAGAAACACTATGACTTTTTATTTTTATTAGCGTTTCAAAACTTACCATTTAGAGAATCAATAATACGAGTTAGACCATGTAAGCTGTATTTTGTTGTAATACCAGGCACTCTAACTTTACCATACTGTTTTATGGAATCAATTAATATTGATTATGTTGGTAATAGAAGAATGTTACAATTAGATAAATTTAATTTTAATGGTGATAAAATAGAAAAAACAAAAACAGAATGCATTGTACCAGATTGTTATTCTGTAACAATAACATTTAGATCTTTATTGCGACCTGCTTCAAACTTTATGTTAACACCTAACATTAATGTAAGAACAGCAATACCAACAAACAATATTACACCAGGAATAACACCAACATCACTATTACAAGAACAGAAGCCAGCACTCTTTACACGGGAAGCTCAACAGCGAAGAGCTGAAGCGGCGGTTAAAAACTACATTGATAACCCAGATGCACGTGCGGCGCGCCCACAAACAAATACTAGAACACTACCAAGAGAATCAGCGGAGCCTTCACTTTCTTTACCAGATAATAACGCTGTTCAAAATTTAATTAATACAATAACAGGAGGTTTACAATAATATTGATATGGAAGCATTATTTAAAAACAATCAAATACAAATTTTACCAACAATATCTAAGTTTAGATATGAAAATATTTTTAATGTTTATAAGTTTGCAAATTTTAACAAAGAGTTTTATTACTATAATATAACTAACAAATTACAACTACCAGAAAAAATAGACAAGGTTTTTTTAAACTCTATTACTTTTGATTCGACAATACCACTCACAATTGCATCCCATAGAATTTATGGTAATCAATTTTTATGGTATTTACTTTATACCCTCAATACCAACACATCTAAACCTAGATTTTTTGTGGAAGCTGGTGAAGAAATTATCTACATCAAACCTGAATTTTTAGATACAATAATAAGTAGATTAAATGGTTGAAGAAATTAAACTTAACGAAGCAAAATATTGGTTTGAAGCAAAGTTCGCTTCAAATAGTATAGTCACTGACTTAAACAATAAAATTTCTAGTTCAAACCCTAAATTTTTACCTGCTTCAATTAGCCTTTTTGATATGATTGAGGTGAGTGAAAATTTATTTGCTCGATTTACTAAAGTAAACTTAGGGATTGGTACATTAGGTGGTGGTATTGAAAGTTCAATATTACCTTTTAGTTTTAAATCAAATAATACTAATATATTTGATATGACTTTAACCAATGAACTTGCAGGTGGGCCAAAATTACTTAATTCTACACGCGATCCAAATGTTGAGCATAATATACTTTCTTTTTTGGGTGTTATAAATAGTGGTGCAAATATAGGTACAGAAAAAAATATTTCAACATTTAACACATACGAATGTAAATCTATCGTAGAAGCTAATTTAGATGAAATTAAAATTAACACCACCATTTTTAACTTCATAGATAGAAATAAAACTATAAGTGAAAATTTGAAAGATATTTTATCTCTTGTTTTATCTGATAATGAGATAGATAGTGTTTCATTTACGAGAGGTTATACTAAATTTCCAGAACCTTACATATATCCAAATCATTTTAGTGCTTTAGATGCACTATGCTTTTTATTGCCGTTTAATCTTACAAACGATACAAAAGGAATAACATCACAGCTTCTTATTTCTTATGATCGTGTAACAAGAAAATACAAGTTAATTTCACCATTAGATGCTTTTATTGATAAATTTACACCCGAACAATTTACAATAACAACACAATCCACCAATGAAGGTCAAAACAAATCCCCATCATTGTTTGCACCAGCAAATGGTACATTTACCGTACGTGGTAATAACTCTATAGATAGTTACTTTTTTAGTGATGTCCATTATGATACAAGTAATAGTAAATTTGTTACGACATTTATTACAACACCAAATAACCTAACAGGTACAAGTAGTAGTTTGGTAAAACTACAGGATGAAGTTGGAAATTACGAAAATGCTATTTTACCTTTAATACAAAGCCAGTATGGTAATAAAGCTAAACTTAATGTAGCTCTTGATCCAATAAAAATTACCAATTCATCGTATAGGGTGTTTAGAAGTCCGTATGATTTAAAACTAACCACAGATATTGTAAAAGCACAGATGTATAATTATTTCATGTTTGATAACATGCAACTTAAAATAACTGTACCAGGTCAAATTTATAGACAACCAGGAACATTAATCATTATTGATAAAGATAGAAATGTGTCTGGTGGTGAATTTGATAAAAAAATAATTGGTCATTGGTATGTTATGGAAGTAAAACATACCTTCAACAATAAAGGTTCATATATTAATGAACTTTATTGTTGCAAACCATTTATCCAGGAATAAATTTTTATATGCCTTCTTATCTACACCTCACACCTGAAGCACTTACTATGCGTTTTCGAACAAAACAGCAAGTAAAAAATTCAGATTTATGTGGTCTCGTTGATGATAATTTACCAGATGATTTGTTTATTTTAAAGGGTGATGAGCTAGATATAGTAGAACCAGAAGGAACGTTAAATAAAGACTTTGCATTAGCTTTAGGTTTTAATCAAATAACCGACGCTAACAAAGCTAAACAAGTGGCTAAATTACTAGTATTAAATGGTCCGGGGTTGGACCCATACACAATTAATTATTATACTAGAAGATTAAAAAATGGACCATACGGCACCATTGTTACAACACATATTCAAACTAATTTTATAGCAGCTGCAGGTGGTAATAACTACGTACCATTTCAAAACTCTTTAGGTAATATATCAGATGTAGATAATGATTTTGTTGCAACACTAAAGGAAAAACTAGGTGCACTAGATTGTTTTTTAACACCTGCAAATTATTTTAATTTTCAGGGTATATATGGCGCTTTAGCAGAAAAGCAAGGTACATGGAATTACACAACATCACCTGCATGGGATACCAACAACAAACAAACATTAGGTCAAGAAGGTTATCAAACTGCTAAAAAAATGCCACCCATTTTTCAGGCAGTTACTGGTGCTCTTAATTTTGCATCATTAGGTACATATAAAAAGGCTCTTAAATTATTTTACACAAAAGAGCAGCTTGAAAAGCAAAAACAAGAATTTGAAGCAGCAAACTCTCAAAGAAAACAAACTAATGGTGATCAACTTACACCGGATATATCAACAGCAAAAGTTATACAAGAAGCTGCTACAGATGTTTTAACTTCAATTGCACAATTTTTAGGAGATACTGTACGAATTTTTGAATTTAAAAATATTAACCCATACCAGTATGTTAACGACCCTATAAACCCTGGTAATAATGCGCAGCGCTCCCAACCACCCGGTATGGTAGGCCCACAACCAAGTGCTACAAATACACCACTTAATAAGTCCCTTGCATCAGCTGATATAATAGTTAAAGATCAAAATATTTCTAATAGATTATTTGACTTTACAGTGGTTACGAACATACCACCATCTACCAATACATCAGCACCATATGCACCCAAACTTACCACCTATGAAAACTATTCCAGTGGTAATACAAACCCTGTTAGTGTATTTGTAAGTAAAGATTTAGGTCTGAACATAGGTACACAAGTATATAGTGAAAAATTAACGTTAAATGGTAAGATAATACCACTTGTGGTAAGTGGTTACATCCAAGACAGCAATGATACAACAAGAGTGCAAATACTTGCAAGTAATCCTAATTTAGCTCTTAATGTACAAAGAAGTGCGTTAATAACAACTGACGATAAAGGTAATAATCAAGTGTGCGTTGCACCTTCACCTACTAGTTCATTTATCACTCAAGAAGGTTATATACCAGGTAGTGTTAGAATCGATACCGATGGTATATCAAAACCACCATTTTATGATCCTGATTATCAGCCAAATACCTCCTATCTTAATGGGGTATTGGACGCTAACATAGATAACTATGTGGTTGTACCTATAGGTAGTGATATACCACTCGGAACAAGAGTAAAACTTACAAATACTATAACAAATAAAACTATTAATGCATTTGTGGGTGATAGAGGACCATCACAGAATGGATTAGGTGAAATGTCTCTTAATGCAGCTCGTGAATTGGGTGTGTGGCCGGTACCTGGAGCTAAAAATTTAAATTCTGCACTGCAAAATCAACCTATTAAATGGGAGTTTGATCTTACATCTCCTAAAGTAATTAAAAAAGATATAAGATAAGATTAACCAATATCGGTAGGTGTTACATCTCTGATATTTTCACTATCTGCAATAAGCTGTTTCATTAAATCTTCTCTAGAAAGAAGTAGTCTAGTCTGATTATCTTGGATATTCATCTCTTTACGAGCTTTAATATCCATTTCTTTAAGTTCAACAGAAGTCTTAATCTTCTCTTTAGATTGTAATAGCTTATTCAATGACTCTAGAGCTGCTGATGACGCTTTAACTACTTCAGCAAATGCTAATATTTCTCTATCACTAGCACCAGCTTGAATATAATCTTTAAGATTTTCAACTGCCTCCATTGATTGTGTTACCAACGTAGCAGAGTTATCAAGTACAAATTTTTCCAAGTTTTCAGCTGCTAACTCGGTTTTTGTAGATTGGGGTGGTTTGGTTGTTAGAGATGATTGTAATTGATCTAGTATTGAATCGCCTATTTTCTCTAATTCGTCATCATTTTCCATTTAAATTATTTAGTTGGTTGATTTCAAAAACAACTATGGTATAATTAGTTTATGAACGAAGAAAGTTATCAACCACCGAATTATAAGTTAGTTTTTGAAAAGACACACCCTGATGCAAAGCTTCCAGTGAAGAATCATGATAATGATACAGGCTTTGATGTATTTTGTGTAGAAGATAAATTAATCCCAGCTAGAGGTTCTGCAGTTGTTGATGTTGGTCTTAAATTTGCAAACATCCCTCATGGATATTGGGTAAAGGTTGAAGGTCGATCTGGTCTTGGATTTAAGCATGGTATTATTCCGCATCCTGGTATTATCGATAACGGTTACAGAGGTAATGCTGGTATTAAACTTTACAATCAAACTGATATTGATTACAATGTAAAGGCTGGTGATCGTATTGCTCAGTTTGTTCTTTACCCGCTTGTCTCTTGTCATGTAGAGTTTGGTGAGGTGCAAGAAACATCTCGTGGTGAAAAAGGTTTTGGATCTTCAGGAAATTAATTATACTATATGGGAAAGATACAAAAAGTTAAAGAGGTAATTCGTAAAGGATATAAAATTCGCAAAACAGTTACCATCACCAAAAAACGCGTCACTAAAAAGAAAAAATGAATTTAGATAAAATCTGGGTAGAAAAGTATAGACCGAAAACTATTGATGAACTCATTGTTGAAGAAGATATTAAGTCCATTGTTAGAGACTTTGGTAAAAATGAGCAGATCCCTAATCTGCTTTTTGTTGGTTCACCAGGCACAGGTAAGACTTCTCTTGCAAAGATTCTAGTTCATGATGTATTGAAATGCAATTATCTTTACATTAATGCATCTGATGAGAATGGTATTGATACTATTCGAAGCAAGGTGAGTAACTTTGCTCAAACTAGATCGTTTGATGGTAAAGTTAAGGTTGTTATTCTAGATGAGGCTGATGGTATTACTGCTCAAGGTCAGCAAGCTCTTCGTAACTTGATGGAGAGTTATAGTGGATATACACGTTTTATTCTTACTGCTAACTTCAAGCATAAGATTATTACACCATTGCAATCTCGCTGTCAGAGTCTTAGTCTTAAACCTTCTGTTGAACAAGCAGTCAAACGTTGTTTCTCTATTCTTAAACAAGAGAATATTGAACTAGAAGATGATCAGAAGAAGAGGTTTGTCGAGTTAGTTAAAAACTTCTTTCCGGATCTTCGCAAGACAATCAACGAACTTCAGAAGAGTGTTGTAGATGGTAAGCTTGTTATCAAGCATACACATATTGATAACGAAATTATCAAGACTATTTGCAATTATGTTAATAGTAAACAAACTTTAGAAGCTCGTAAATACTATATTGCTAACGAAGATAAGTTTCAGAACGATTACCAAACGTTAATGAAGCAACTTCTTGAATATGTTTATACAGCAGATCTTGCTGAATACAAAAAGAAAGAGATGATTGCTATTATTGCAGAACATCTCTATCGTAGTGTGTTTGTTGTTGATGGTGAAATTAACTTCTTTGCATGTTTGATTACATGTGAGAAAGTTATACCATAATTACATATCGTCTAAAGCTTTTTGTAAAAACTTTATACCGTCAGCTCTTTGCGCTGGATTTGCCAATAACGCCATTATCTGAGTAAGAGATTTTTGATTACCATCTGTATCTTCTAATTTATAGGTAGAAGCGCTACCTGGTGGTTGTGTCCAATCACCAATTAAAGCTTTAAGTTTATTTTTCTGTGGTGCAGTAAGTGTGCCAACTGTTTTATATGTATTGATAATATTCTGCAATGCAACTTTATCACCTGAAGCACCACCACCGCTCATATCTCTCATAGCAAATGCAACTGTAATTGCTTCATTAATGTTTTTATCAGTTATAACAGGGGCAGCAAGATATGAACTAAGTGCTGGGTCATTTACATCAGCGCGTATTACATTTTTGATAAAATTAGTTACAAATTGTTTATCCGCACCAGTTTTATCATTATATTTTACCCGTTTACTTTGTAAAAATAAAGTTTCAAATTGAGCTTTAGCTTTATTAATTTGTTGTTGAGATTCTTGATTTGACTCTATTCGTTCTTTTGCACCAGCAAAAGCATAACCAAGAATTGGAATATTAGATGCTTTATTAATTAAATTGCTTTTAAATCCCTGAAGCATTCTATCCCCCATACCTTGAGGTGCCTTTTCAAGCATCTTCACATAGGCTTCAGCGATTAAGTGTTGATCATATCTATTCATTTTTTTAACCCCTTTAAATATTCTTTAGTATAAGAATTTACCTGCATTGATTTTGTAGCAGGCTTACTTGAAAGAGTAACATTAGTATTACGAAGTTTTCTATCACCAAAACCAAGCTTACCATTACCCTTTACATCAGAGTTATTAACGTAAGCTTCTTCATCTGATTCGAGCTCTTCTGGCTTGATATTAACCTTATGCTTAATTTCACGTTCAGGTGAAAGTGGGTTGAGATTTGGATATACATCATCTCTAACTAAAAGTGACGGGCAAATGGAAAGATAATCACTATAACGACCTCCAGCTTGGTCTAAGGCAATATCAACAACGAAATCAAATCCAGAGCTTTGTGGATTCGCTGGGTTAGCATTAGGTTTATAGGATTTAACATTAACAATACGCATGTTAAGACCTGAGCTAATCATGTTATCAATAATTGTTTTAATATCATCATTAAGCTCTTTATATGCTTCTTTAGACTTAAAGCCGTCGCTAAACTTCACGTAATCTCCAACGAGAAAACCACCATTACGCTGATATCTTTGATATACAGATTCAAAAAGCTTGATAAATTTCTTTTCCATTATGATTATATTTATGGCTTTTCATAAATAATCATATGACATTTGCAGAATTAGCTCAGAAAATTATCGGTGAAGCAACTACTCCTGATCCAAGAGGTTTAAGAACATCACGCGTCGGCGCTAGTGATTTCAATCCAATTATTAGACCAGATAAAGATAGAGGTCTTAAAGCAGGTAAGGATGCTCCAGGAGCAGGTGGTGTCGCTGCTAAAAAGCAACTTAGAAATGCTTTTAGGTTACTCCGAAATGATTCAGATCTTTCTTCAGAAGTTAATGACATTCTTGCTGATTATGCAAGCAAAAGAATGAGTATTAGCCATGAAGATGAAGTGGTTATCAGAAACAATATTGCTAATATTGACGATAACTCTGCAAAACTTAACAATTATGCTAAAGCTTTGCAGGATCACAATGAAGGTAAAGCTGTTCTCTCTGATCCAGATAATGTAAAATCAAAGATTCAAGGTCTTAAAGGTGAAATTGCTGATAAAAAAGCTGAACTCAAAGCAGTTCTTGATAAGGTTGAGTTTTATGCAGAAGATAATGAAGTATTAGAACAAAATCTTCGTAAAAAACTTACAAGGGTTGTTAAGCAAGCAGCTCAAAAATTAATTGACAAACTTTCAACACCACAACAACAAGTTTCACAAGTCACATCACTTGATCAACTTGATAAGTTAGTTGCAACTGATGAAGAATTACAGCAACAAGAAACAAAATTAGCTGTATTGAAGAGCTTAACAGATGAAAGTCCACAAAATAACATCTTGTTACGTTTCTTAGATTTATTTCTTAACAAATATGAAGATTACAAGAGTGGTTTATCAATGTCTGGTCCGCTTGCTACCATTGAACTTAACAAAGAGTTTAACAGATTACCACTTTCAGTGTTTGCTAACTTCTATAATTCATCTGTGAAGGATGCATCTGAAATTAAGTTACTTCCTGCATCTAAAGGAACACAAGCACTTTCAGGTGGCTTCAGAGGCTCACAAGCTGGTAAGAAAGCTGTTAGCCCTGTTGTTATGCAAGCTAAGAAATTACTTGATGGTAATTTTGGCTCTGGTCAACAAGGTGCTATGCTAAGTGCACTTAGCATGTTCAATAAGGGTGGTGCTGGTCCAAAAACAATGGAAAAGCTTCGTGCTATTGCTAATGATATTATCAATGGTGTTGAAGGTTCACCTGCTAGACTTGCAAGTATTGTATATGGTAACGAAGGTCCAATCACTGAATCATTCAATGATCTTGTAGAACATTATCTTACAGAAGCTAAGAAAGGCGCTCGTTGCACTAAGGTTACAGGGCAGCAAGCTTCTTCACGCTCAGATAAGAAATATATGAGATGCGCGAGAGTTGATGGTAAGCTTAAGAGAATTCACTATGGTGATCCAAACTTAAGAATCAAGAAGTCCAATCCTAAGAAGCGTAAGTCTTTTAGAGCACGTCATAAGTGCTCATCTGCTAAACCAGGTACCGCTAAGTATTACTCTTGCAAGAATTGGTAATAACACAACATTTAACTAAATAATAATATGCCAGCAAAATCAGAAAAACAACGCAAATTCTTCGGCGCAGTAATGGGTGCTAAAAAGGGTAAAGGTAGTAAGGTAAAAGGTGCTGCTAAAAAGGTAGCTAAAGAAATGCCTGAAAAAGAGATTAAAAAGTTTCTTAAGAAAGAATCTTATGATGACCTCGTAAATGAATATCTTAAAACCTACCTTCTTGAGATGGACGTAAGACAAGATCCAAGAGAAGGTTTTGATGGTGATCCATTTGTTGACCCAACTGAAGATATGGGTGAAGGTAAAATGTCGGTTGAAGAAATGCGTGAAGTTGTAGCAAGAGAAGCTGGTGAAGAAGAAGCTGCTGCAATGTCAGATAACGAAATTCAACGATATTATTATGCTGTTGTTGGTGTACCAGAAGGTAATATTACACCACAAGAAATGTATGATGTGGTAGCAGCAGAAGTTGGTGAACAAAAAGCATCAATGATGTCTGGTGAAGAAATTAAACAATATTACTATGATGTTGTTGGTTCTTACCCACCAGATGAAGATTACGAAGAAGAGTGTGAAAGCGCTAAGCAGGGTTGTGATTGTGGTGGATGCCCTGCATGCAGCAAAAACGATGAAAATAAGATGCTTAAATTTTACGGTTTCTCAAAATGAAAGATTATAACAATACATTCACTAAGTTAATGGAGCAATATGCTGGTGAGTCTCCATATACAAGAGAAGAGCTTGAAGGTCTTATCGCCGATTTAAGTGCAATGGTGAACAACCCTGCAGTTAAACTAACAAAAGATCAAGTTGTTGCTAAACTTAAAGGTTATATTAATATGCTTAATGATACACCTGAAAATAAGCTTGATATGGAATATCTAGCTAGAGGTACAGGTGAACCAGTAATGGAAGCAAAGCAAAAAAAAACTAAGAAAGACGCTTGCTACCATAAAGCAAAAGCTAAGTATGATGTTTTTCCAAGTGCTTATGCTAGTGGGTATATCTCCAAATGCCGTAAGCGTAAAGGTAAAATAAAATGATTACGTTTGCTGAATTTTTTACTGAGAATCTTCGCGATTGGTTCAAATCACATCGCGATCCTAAAACTGGTAAAAAATTCAAAGGGTGGATTAATTGTAAAACAGGAGGCCCTTGTGGTAGAAATAATACTAATAAAGGGTCTTACCCTGCATGTAGACCTACTAGACAGCAGTGTAAAAAAATAAAAGGTAAGATGTATAAGAAAAAAGGACCAAAACGTGTCCAATGGAAGAGTAAGAAGAAAGACTAGTCATTAAATAATATAAATGGCAGTCAAATTAGACTTTTTACAACCTAGTGATTTTTCGAGGAATCTCGCAGATAATACTTACCTGTTTAAAGATCTTGCTCTTGACCTTGAACTGGAATATGCTAATACAGTTGAGCTTTTATCTCAACCTACGTTTAACGATGCAAAAGCAATATATGATACTGAATCAGTATTACAATCGTTACGTAATATTTTTAACACCCTACCAGGACAAAAAATTCTAAATCCAACTTTTGGTTTAGACTTAAGAAGTTTTTTATTTAACCAGGCAAACAATAGAACAGGGTATGTTTTAGCTTTAACTATAAGTAAGCAGTTACCTATATTGGAACCTAGAATTTCAATCACTAGTGTGGATGTTGATGTGTTTCCTGATGATCTTACATATGAAGTAAACATTTTTTTCAGGATCCCAAGCTTAGAAACCACACCATCTAAGCCACTAAATATTAAGGTTCAATTTAACAAAAACGGATTTACAATTGTATGAGTACCAATTTTACAGATTATTCTTTACCAAAAACAGCTTATGCTGCATTTGATGCAACAAGCTTGAGACAGCTTATTATCGATAGGCTTAATGAAAATAGCATTTTTAAAGATCAAAATTTTGAAGGAAGTAATATTAGCGCTGTCATTGATTTGGTAGCATATATGTATCATGTCCTATTGTTTTATCTCAACCAGACATCTGCAGAAACTCTTTTTTCTCAAACTACATTGTTTGAAAATATGAACAAAATTGTAAGTTTGCTAAACTACAAACCTATAGGTGATCAAACAAGTATAGTAAGTTTCAATACAACCTGTAAACCAGAAATACCAACTGGTCAATATACAATTCCAAAATTTAGTTATCTTAATACTGGTGGTAAAAGTTTTGCATTACTTGATGATCTTATTTTTGAAAAAACAAATTCAGATACCGAGATTGTAACAACAAGTACAAGTGTTCTATATCAAGGTAAAATTACAGAAAATCCTCCATATATTGCAACTGGTGAGGATTTTGAAACAGTATTCATTACATTTGTAAATCGTGTATCTGAAACAACAGAAACACAAAATGAAAAATTCATTTCAGATAATTCATTTAGAGTATTTGTTAGGGAAGTTGACACTGGAATATGGCATGAATATGAAGAAACATCATCTTTATATCTCATTAACAATGTTGGTCGCTTTTATGAAAAGAGATTAAATGATCAAAATCAGTATGAATTTAAATTTGGTAATGATGTCAATGGTCGTAAGCTAGTAGAAGGTGATGTAGTTGGTATTTACTATATTATATCTGATGGACCTTCAGGTGAAATAACACCAAATTCTTTAACAGGTATTATCACCTATTTTCAATCTGTACAATTCAACTCAATTAAAGAGTACATTTACGCAAATGAAAATTTATTACCTCAAAACTTACTTAGTTTTGTTGAATTTAATAATGAGTTTGAATCAATTAAAGTCAAAGAACGTGAATCTGTAGATGAAATCAGAAACAACGTACCGAAACTATTTTCATCACAAAATAGAGCAGTTACCTTAAACGACTACACACAATACGTGGATAAAAATTACTCTGATATTATTGCTTCAGCAAAATCTATTAACAATAATACATACGTCAATAATTATCTGAGATATTATTATAGTTTGGGTTTATCATCTCCGAATAGAGATCCAAGCGTATTGCTAAATCAGGTAAACTTCATGACATCCACAAACTTCAACAACATTTATATGTTTGTGGTTCCTAAGTTTGGTATTACAAGAAATGAGCAATTCCCAACATCTCTTAGTGCTGGCCAGAAATTATTAATTGTAAACGAGCTTAATAAAATTAAATCAGCCACTCATCAAATAGTACCGATGGATCCGATTTATAAAGCATTTGCATTTGGTGTATTGTTACAAAGTGAATTACCATTTTATCAGATAAAGGATACATCATATCTTGTTTTAAAAAGATCAGTTCTTTCTAATCTCAACAAAGAAAAGATTAAGTCACTAGCAACAGCTGTTGTGCAAGATTTTTTTGATATTAGTAATAATTCGTTAGGGATGTCTATTGATTTGAGTGTTCTCACTAATTCTCTTTTATCTATTGAAGGTGTTACTGGTGTTTTAACCCGTAGGGTATCAAATGGTCAGACCCGCGAAGTGCCATATATTAGTATGGTTGTATGGAACCCAAATTACCCTACTGCTGATGTACAACTTATATCTCAAAGTTTAGTTTTACAGGATTTTGAATTCCCATTTTTACAACAACAATCCTTAATTTCTACACACATTATAGTAGAAGATGAATAATATTACTGTTGAAATTTTTACAAAAGACTACAAGAACACAGTAGGTGTTCTTTCTGGTTATACATTGCCTATTACCCCATTTTATTTTGAGGCTAATTACCAAGTAGCTGTTATACCAGGTCAAGGTGGGTTTAGTTATATTACAACTGAAGAAACACCAACTGAGTATATAATTACAGAAACATTAGATACGTTAATAACAGAAATTGTTAATGCTGGTATTGTTTCAAATAAAAGAGTTGTGTGGGATTTTGGTGATGGTACATACTCAGCTGAATTAACTGGAATACATTATTACAAAAATCCAGGTGTATATACAGTTAACTCCTATTTCTTTGACGCGACAGGTGGTGTGTATAAAAACACAACAACACCAACAATTACCTGTTTCAATTTTATACAAGATACTTTCAATGTCGACATTTCTAGCAGCTATATTTCATCATCTAAATATACACTTTCAGCAGCTAAAATTACCAATCCATTTTCTATAACATCACAGAGTTCTTGGCAAGATGTTATTTCAAGTAATAATTATGCTACGACATTTGGTCTTAATCTCTTAAGTGGTACAACAAACTATTTTACTCAGAAATTAGATACAAATAAATACGGACATCTCTACCCTTATTCATCTTTTTATGATATTGATGATGATGGATTATATTATCAAATACAGGATATTACAATTGAAAGAACACCTATATATTGTGCTCTTTCTGGAGATTTGTTGTACATAACCACTAGCGAAAACCCAGTAAGTATTTTTTGTGGTGTAAGTGGTGTTAAAAATGTTTATGTTAAAGATGATAAACCTGGTGATAGACAAATAGTTGTTTATAGTAAAAATATTACGGAAAATAACACCCCTCCAATCATATTTAACGCTCAATTTTTACCAGCTACTGTAGCTGAATTAGCTTTTTCAAGTAATGGTATTACAGGTGAAGGTGCACCGAATACAGCATTTGATATTGATAGTATAAAATATGTTGGACAAAAAATTAACTTTGTTGTAACACTTAAAGACCCTGACTATTTTACAGTTAAAAATTTCTCTAACTTATACATGGGTAGTCTCACCGGACTACCAGGTATTAATATATTACCCACAAGAAGTGATGGTGTTATAGATACAACACTTGGTACCATTTCAAGTAATTTTACCTACCTATCATCTATAACAGGTGGTTATTTTAGAGGTATTTTTGTGCCAGCAGTTACAGCTGAAAACATATATCTTCAAGCAATAACAGTTTCAACATCTGGTCAATATTTAGCGTTAGATGATACAATTACATTTTTAACGTTAGATTACCCACTCACATTACTCACATTAGATGATTATTCAACAACAGATGTTGTATCGGGTAGAAGTAATTCCTTTTCTGTTTACCCTTCTGGTGGTAAATATAATATTGCAAAAATTAATGAAGATTTTGATTTTGGTGGTACATTTAATAAGCTAAGATATCAAGAATTTTTATTCGATAGCCCTGTATTGTTTAATGAGTTTTTTGGTACCGTTTATGGTGGGGCATCTGCAGAGCCAACTGCACCAGGTAAAACCATTTATGAAAAAATAGCTAACTTTACATCTAACCAAGCAGATGTTTACAGAAGTAACTTACAATCATTACTTTCTATAAATGCAATGTTAGATGGAAAAGCTAACACCTATGAAACTACAAATTTTTCATCACCAAGTAAAATTAAAAGATTGGTAGATATTTTCAGTATAAACCACTCAAGATTGTGGGGATCTACAAATACATTCAATGAAAACTTTGATAGTTTATTCAATATTGATACATCAATATACGGTACTAACTTAGGTGATAAATTAGATTTTTATACCACTGTTTTAACATCTGGGTATGACAATTGGATAGTAGCATTAGAAAGATTTAGCAACACATATATAAAATGCAATACATTTATATCTCTTCTTTCTACCACAACAATTGATGCTGGTCTCTCAACTTATGCATTAAGTTCATATAATGATACATGGGGATGGAACTTAGTATTAGGTGCAGGCTTAACAGGTGCAGATATTACTAAATATTACGATTTCTACCAATTTATTAATACACCAGAAGGTACACATTACAATAACGTTATTAACTTTAGCGATCCATACACTACTATTTCATATTCCAATTCTTCTTATAAAGATTGGTCTAAAAATGGAGGTATTATAGATGAAATGCTAATGCATACTCTATATACTGGTACTAATGTACTATCCTCATAAGTAATTTCCATACTAAATATAGATAGATGGAAAAGCTGTTAACATTCGAATTTGAAGAGGTTCAAAACTCTATTGTAACTCCTGATAGTTTATCATATGGAGACTTACTGCAACCTTATTCGTTTTTAGAATTTCTTAAAAATACTAGTAATAACTACACACCTAAAGTATATAACGAATTTTATATTGAATATCTCAAAAGATGGGGCAATGTAAAAAATGACATTATTATCACAGATCAGCAGATTATTTCATCTCAATACACTGATTTACTTAAAGACATTACTCTTAATTATTCAACTTTAGAAGAGCGTAGATTTCTTGCTAACATTGATTTTAGTGATCCTGAAGATCTTGAGATTGCAATACCTTTTTTTGTTCGCAAAATTAAAGATATTACATTACTTTACAAATCTTCGAGAGATCAGCTTACTTTTCAAATTGAAAAAAATAAGAGAAAAGGCACACCTAATAGTATTGAAGTAGCTATACGACAGAATATTATTGAGTTTTTGTTTAATAATGAGAGATTTTCTTCACTTAACATACCACTATCTACAGTACAGTCAGAAATAAAGATTGAAATTGAAGATTTGGTAGATACCTTTCAATCTTACTTTAACCTAAAATCCACACCACCAGATTATGGAGGTACATTAAGACAAGAGTTTTATAGCGCTAACGTAAATGACGTTGACTATGCTAACTATATTGATCTTGAGGAGTTTTTAAAAACTAATGTATTTAATAATACATTTTTAACAGAACTCGGAAAGAGCTTTACTATCAATGTTGATCTTACATATGATGCTGTTTGTGATCCACAAAACCCTATAGGAGATTTCTTAGAAGAACAAACTGTTGGTGGTGTCACCCCTCAAGATTATAATGCACTAAGAGGTGATTTAGTGAGACGTATTATTGGTGTTGATTATTATTTTATTACAAAAAATAACGACGGTGAAATTGCAACAGGTATATTATTTGAAGCTTCCAATCCTGTAGGTAACCTACTTAACGTTGATACAGCATCAACTGCGTCTGTATTATCTGATGAATTAACTTCACTTAAAAAAATCGGTCTCTATTTTGCACCTGAGAAACAAAGTATAATTAGACTCAATAAAACCGAAAATAAGTATGAGATTGATACAGATAATTTAGAAGAGGGTGTAACATATGTATATCCTGATCCTTCATTATATGGTAAGGGTTATGATTCCACATATCCTTTAATATTTTACTATAATAATTCATCAGTTTATAGAAATTCATCTAACGCGTTTGCTTTTGGTGATCCCAAACTATCACCAAGAGATCAAAACTATTATGCCTATTACTCACGTGAGCAAACATTTGAAACAGAAAATATAAACGAAAATAACTTCAATAATGCATTTTCACTGTTATATAACAGTGGTTATGTTCAAGATTGGAAACAAGACGTTTATGGTAATGAATATGGTCTTTTTAAAGATCAATATGGTGAATATTACAAAGGTAGGTATAGCTTTACTGAAATAGTAGATACTGGATCTGTAGTAAAATACTTACCTTTTAACGGTTGGTTATACAATGACCCTGTTAGTGGTTATTCCTTTAACTACAGTGAAAGTGGTAAATATATAGGTTTTGATGATGTGTACAAATCTGGTATTTCATTATCTGGGGGTAATTTTACCTCTAATGATGTTGATCAGTATTTGAATTTTAGATCCTTTACACCATACCAAGACATACCTCTTAAGTTCAATCTTTATCCAGAATATGGTTCAGCTGATCTATTAAGGTCTATACCTCTTGAATCATCCAAAACTCAGGTTAGTACTACATCAGGTGTTAGCGCAACAACTACAATAACTAGCAGGATGCTTAAACCTGGTACAATCTATGTTAAAGATGTTATAACAGGTAATATATCTCCTATATCTAGTGCGTTAACAACAACATTTAGTAAATATCCTTCTGCAGTTGAAAATGAGGTTTATACATCGTGCATAACATTAGATATGTTTTATGATACTATTATAGTAAGGACACCTTCATATCTAGTTTTTGATAAAATAAACTATAATGAAACTGGATTTATAAATCCTAATACATTTAACATTTACTTAACTTCAAATCCATCTAGGTGTGGTAAATTTAGTAACTTGTTTTTTGAATCAAGTCTCAATTCTGTATTTTTCTTCAATACCACAACACTTGGTACGTTGAGTACTGATAATTACAAAATTATATATCCTGAAATTTACTATTTTGATATCGATAAACATCGACTTAAGAAAATTTTTCCAGAAGGTGTTTCAACTATTCAAGCTCTTTCTAGTAACTTTAGCTTATTTGGTGTTATAAGTGCAACTAACATAGTGGAATTTTCTTGTGAAAAGATTTCATATAATAAATCCAACGATATGTTTGTAATAAACTACATTGGATATGATAGTAATAAATCACCATATCTATTCGATCATAAATTTAGGTATGATGGTGAAACTATTGAGTTTAAATATTCGAATGTTTATGCCACAGACTCATTTAAACAAACGTCTAATTTCCACACACTAACATCAGATACAGAGTTTATAGGTGAGGTTTCAAATACTGGTGTTATTGCATACACCTCATTTTCATATAATTTCGACGTAAGTTCATCACAAATTTTAGGGCTCACGCTAAATAGAGAAGGGGGATATCTACAGTTTTAATGACAACAATTACACAAACAATTTCAACCAACCCATATATTTCCGAAGGTGATTACTTTATTTTATACGATGAAATTACCATCAAAGGTGGTACATCTATCAAATTAGATCTACTTAATGTGGATGAATCTATATTTAAGGTAAAATATCTCAATATTGATTGGGGAGATGGTACTACAGAAAAACATAGATTTAATATTTTTCTAGATTATTACAATGAGTCTATCATACCAGAAGTTTTATACAATAAACAAGGATCAGTATGTTTAGAATATACACATAGTTTTAACTCAGATCAATCAGCATATTTTACTCTATATTATATTAGTGTCACTATGCTTTATTTTAACGGTACTGTAGGTAAAGTCACAATACCAGTAAAAGTTTCAAAACCATCGATGTATGATAGAGTTGGTGAGCTGAAATTAATTAATAATCAAATATTACCTCTTTCATCTTCAAATACACTTCTCAATATTCAAACCGAAAAAGAGTTTTTTGTGATACCAATGATCACCAACGCAACTAACAATTAAATATTAATATGTCAGATATCAGAATTTCAGAATTACCACCACTTAGCGTTTTAGCATCTGTAAATGATGCTGACGTGTACCCTGTTGTAAATAATAACGTTACACAAAAAATTCGTTTTGATACACTATACACCAAAATTAGTAGTGTTATTCTTACTGAAGTGGTGTTTAACTCTAAGTTCAATACACTTCAAACTATTGTAAGTGCTAATAGTGGTAATTGGAATAGTACATATACTACAGTTCAAGGTAATTCTTCAACATGGGGTGCCACAACAGTTAATATTTTAACTGCATTATCACTCTTTAGAGAAATTTCTAGTTCTTCATCTCCTAATACCTCAAATTGGCCAGCACATGGCCTTTCTGCATTTTCGTTATCTGCATCGAATGTTGATTTTGTAATTAATCCAAAAGGTACAGGAGCTATTATTGCACAAATACCAACTGGTACATCAGCTGGTGGTGGTAAGCGTGGTGAATACGCTGTTGATTTACAACGTATTCGTAACAATTCATTACAAGTTGCTTCTGGTAATTATAGTGTTATAGTGGGTGGTGAAAATAATAGAGTTACTAATTTGTATTCATCAGTTGTAGGGGGTAATAGTAACGCAATTTACAATACATACTCACATATCGGTGGTGGGTCAGGTAATGAAATTTTCAATTCATATTCAGCTATTGGTGGGGGTTTTGATAATGAAACAACAAATGATTACACCACAATAGGTGGTGGGTATAGAAATCAAGCTGTAACAGATTTTGCTACAGTTGCTGGTGGTAGTTTAAATAAAGCCAGTGGTCAGTATTCTTTTGTTGGTGGTGGTCAATCACTTTCAGCTGCAGGTTCATTTAGTACAGCTGTAGGTGGTCATACCTTATCTGCTAGTGGTGATTATTCTGCTATAGTTGGTGGTTTACAAAATAAAGCAAATAGTGACTATTCGTTTATTGGAGGTGGGGTTAGTAATATTGCAAGTGGTGGTTATTCTTCTATATTAGGTGGTCAGTCTAATAATACAAACAATAAGGAGAACGCTCATATTATAGGCTCTAATATTACTGCACCTCTTTCAAATTATACATACGTTAATAATATTTCCACAACAGGTAATGTTGCAAGTAACACAGCTGTAATTACAAGCTTAACATCCACTAATACCAATCTAACTAATTTAACAGCAACTAATTCGATTGTAACAAGCTTAACAGCAACCAATACCAATCTAACTAATTTAACTGCTACAACCACAACAGCAACCACAATTTCTGCAGCAACATATCAAGGTGCTCAGGCTATCAAAGCATGGGTAAATTTTGATGGTACTGGTAGTATTGGTAGTAACGCTACAATAAATGCATCTTACAATATAAATTTTGTAAGGAAAGTTAATGTTGGTCTTTATACTGTTGTATTTGCAAATTCCTCAATTTTTAATAATCAATATTATATTATGTCTGGATCTGGCTCCGGTAATTTATTATTAACACCAGTGCTCAGTGCTGATAGTAGAACATCTACACCATCTTTAAAAACTTCACTTAGCTGTATGGTTGCTATTTTAACAGGATCTGCAGTAACTACAAATAGAGCAGACTCTAAAGAAGTAGGCTTAATGTTTATTGGTAGTTGATTTGCAAAATTTGTCATTACAATTAGATAATGACTGTAAAATTTGACGAAAAAACCCATACATACCGCAATTCGGAGACCGGAGAGCGTTATACGTCTGCTACACAACTCATTTCAAGATTTAAGAAGCCTTTTGATTCTAACTTTCACGCTGAACGTGTTGCAAAAAGAGAAGGTGTTTCGAAAGAGCTAGTGCTCGAAATGTGGGAAGCAGAGAAAGAAAAAAGTATTGTAAGGGGTAAGAACTATCATTCTCTCTTAGAGAATTACGTGAGATTTGGTGAGACTAAAGAAGACTATACTTGGTTATATAAAGCTTTCGAAAAGCAGAGAGAAACACTCGTAGGTAATTGCAAAGCAGTACATGCTGAAAAGCTTCTATGGAATCACGAATATAAGTTAGCAGGTACTTGCGACTTGCTTTATGAGCACGATTCAAGCTTTACCGTTCTTGATTATAAGACAAACAAGCAAATTACAGCATTTTCCAAATATAATGAATATTTGTTAGAACCTGTTGATTTCCTTTCATATTGTGAATATAATGTTTATGCACTTCAGCTATCCATTTATGCATACATGAATGAAATTTTAACAGGTAAAAAAACAAGGAACTTGCATATACTATATCTATATAACGACAAATTTATTTCATTTAATGTACCATACATGAAGTGTGAGGTGCAAGCAATGTTAGAGTATAATAAAGAAAAAAACGATAAATAAAAATAAAAGATGAGTAGTAATCAACTTGATAAGTTGCATGAGTTTGATTTTTGGTCTATGATTAAAAATCTTAAATGGGGTGATCAAACAACGCAGTGTGTCGCAGCAAAGCGTTATATTATGAAAAATTTTCCACCTTATAAAGTGAGTGCATTCAGACGAATTGCTGATGCGCATGCAACCAAATTGGTGCATAATTATGAATCTGTGGTAAAATCTATTTTTTCCTTTTCTGAGATTTATAATGGTGCAATGGAAATTGTTGGGTTTGGCAAGGTTGAGTTTGAGAGGTATATGAATGATCCAATTCTTCTTTCTGGTGTTATCGAATCGCTAGTTGAAAAAGATGAGGATAATAAGTTCGTTTATGCTCTACCTTTTGAAGATGATTATTTTGATGAAGAAACAATCGTATGATTCAAATTGAACTCAAACCGACTAGAAGAGCTAAGAAGCAATTTGATTTTGTTGATTTTGAGGTATTAGAGCAGTGTGCTAACATTTTAGTGAATAACTTTCATAAAGTAGAAGCATCAAAAAAGCTAGCTCTTAAATTTGATATATCTACTTACCCATCAAAGGAAGAACCCTGGAATCACTATAAGTGGAAGCAAAATGTCATTTGCTTTCATTCGTATGATTCTTATAAACCTGAATATAGGTTTCGTAGATTCATGGATAGTTTTATTCATGAATTTAGACATTGGGCTCAAGATAAGCTGCTAAAAGTATCGTTCTTCAAAAACTATTCTGCTGATGGTAAAGAGTATTATAAATGCCCTATTGAGAAAGATACTAGAACATACACAAAACTTGTACTTAATCCTACTCTAAAACTTTACAAAAATCTTTTAGAAGTTAAACATAAAACTAGCGAGTTCTCGAAATTGAATATAAAGTTCAATTAGAGACTAAATAGTTTTATGGAACAGTTCATTTTTGATATCATTCAGCCATTTGCAAGCAACCCTTACTTCCACCTTGTTACTGCTGTTGTAACATTAGCATCAGCAATCTGCGCAGTAACACCAACACCAGCAGAAGGTACTTGGCAGAGTAAAGTTTATAAGGTAGTAGAGTTTCTTGCTATTAATATCGGCAAAGCAAAAGATAAAGGTAAGTAATGTCAATTACTAACCTATTTACTTCTGTGTTTAAAGCTTTAGCTCTTTATTTAGAGCTAAAGAACAGGTCATTCTATAATGATCTCGTCGAGAAACACTATAAAAGAAAGAGGGAACTAATTAATGAAATTGAAGAACTCCGTAATATTCCCAATAGTCGCAACACTAATGCTGCTGACGTCTTGTTGCTCGTGCTTGAGCAAGAAAACAAGCGATTTGACGATCTATCAACCTTCTATAATAATTTTACAAAAAGAAGCGACGATTCAGACAAAAGAGGGTAAATATACCCCACAGTTTGATGAGGTGTGGCATTCTGATAAACGCTATAGAGAAATCGAGCGTAAGTTATTATACAAGTGATTTAGCTAGTATATCAGCTCGTCTTTGAGGTGTTATAATTTGTTCAGCAACTAGTAAATCTAGTCCTTGTTGAACTCTTGGATCATCACTCCAAACCTCACCATTCCAAATAGTCAATTCTGCAAAGAAATATTTAACCATGTCATTGGTTGATGCAGCAATTGCTATTTTTTCTTGCACTGTAAATTCATTCCAGAATTCTACTCTGCTGTTCCAAACTTTGCGTGCTGCAAGAATTTGAACTATTTCATCATATGCAATTTGCAGTTCTTGAAGAGTGGGTTTATCTCCCGGACCTCTCCAATCTAGTGTATTGTAGTCATTAGCAGTTAATGCCCATTCTGCATTAGGATATTTTATTGAAAGTGTGAGAGGTATGTTAATCATGGTCTTATTTCTGTAATTGTCATAGATGATCTTTGTGTTCCTCCATAATAAGGGGTGTTTAAGTAGTCATTTAAGTAAACTGTTTGAGTTGTTCCCGCTGTTCTACCAAATCTAATTCTAAATGTTTGAGTAGATGTTGATCCGGCTGTTAAAAAATATCTTAAACGAACTTGTGCTGAATGACCAGTATTGATCAATTGTTGAGAAACAATTGCAGATATATTTGCATCACCATCTCTAACTAAACATGCGTTTACACCCATTGCAGCACTAACATAAATGGCTAATTGAACTTCTATTAAAAGAGTGGAATTAGCATTGGTTGGTGTAATAGAAAGATCAAGTTGTGGATATGCAGTACCAACACCGCTTAATGGAATACTATCATTTAACGCAATAGTAATTGCAGATGATACTTGTGTTGCATCTTGAACACTAACTACTTGAGCTATTCTTGAAAATCCCCATGTACTTGTTCCAGAGTTAGCTTGAACAGTAGAATATACAGAAAGGTTATTGGCACTTTGAGTACTAAATTGCGTATATGTATCTTGCCAATTACCTGTTAATGCTCTAACACCTGTATCAATTGTTCCACCTCCACCCCAAGATCCAGAACTAGTTTGAACTGTAGAATAAACATTGTTCCAATTTGCAGATGAGGTATTAACAGTTGAATATACAGCAGCATTAGCAGCACTTTGAGTATTAAAAGAGCTATAAACACTATCCCAATTCGCAGATTTACTGTTGGTGGTAGAGTACACTGAAGCATTGCTAGCACTTTGTGTATTAAATGAGCTATAAACACTATCCCAATTCGCAGATTTGCTGTTTGTTATTGTATAAGCAGCGTTCCAGTTTGCAGAAGTAGTATTAACTGACGAATATACTGATGAATTATTACCAGATGTGGTATTGACATTAGAATATACACTATTCCATTGATCGCTTGTACCACCGTTTGCATATACAATACCTGTGGTTGACAATCTGTCAACAAATGTTTTGTTGCTTAAGCTTTGTGTTGTTGATGTTGTTACATGAATTGGCATATTATACTGATGTTGTTACGAGCTCTCCAGCATCTGTTACTGTTACTCTATATTTAAATCCTCCAGAAGACTTTAGAATAATACCTTTTGTTGAATCGGTAATTTCAATATCTTGATTTGTTGAAACAGCTCCTGTTAACGTTCCACCAGAAAGAGGTAGATATGCTGTTTGCAGTGTGGTATTGACCCACAAAGATGACAATGCATTATATGTGAGAGTTTGCCCATCTGTTGGAGATATAATTCTTACATTATGCAACTCATCCAATTCATACCCGTTATCAATTTCAACATATATTTTACCATTGTTGGTGGAGTTGAGAGAAAAACCAACTTTGACAACATGGTTAGGGGCTTGTGGTTTAACATCAGTAATACCACCTGATGCTGTTGGTGATAGGTAAAGAGTTGTACCTTCTGCAAATCCACTGGTATCAATGCCTTCAAGTTGACCAATGGCCATGATGTAGCCTTCTTGGTTAATTGCAGTTGCTTGCATTGTTATACCAATGGTATCTGCTGATCTATAATCATTGGTAGCAATGGCAGGCCACATTTTGCCTCTGTTGCCTTGAGCGCCAGATAAATAAACTACTGTACCTTTAGGTATAATGGATCCAGTTTTGTTGACCCCAATAGTCCACAACATCTTGTTGATGGGGTAGTTTAATGTTGGATCACCATCCCAGAACACCAATGTTCGTTGTTCTTGATCATAGTAAAGTCGGCCATCATGTGCTGGCACCCCCGTGAGTGGTGTAAAGTCAATGTAGTTAGTAGCCATCGTTGTGGATGACAACAGTCCACTGACGGTCACATTACCAGTAACAGTACCACCAGACAACGGCAAATAAGCACCACTTGTACCACCACCCGCTAAGGATGAAAGTGAAACTGTATTACCAAAAGGTGTAATTGTAAGAGCTGCACTACTTTCAGTAAAAGTGAGTGTTTGATAACCACCACCACCTCCTCCTGCAAAAATAGTAGCAAGGTCAACACCAGCAGAGAGAATCTGACCAGATGCTATGTTAAGGGTACCATTCATAGTACCTCCAGCTGCGAACTGTTGAGCTACTGATCCCCCACCACCATAACCAGCTACATATTTTTTAAGATTAGCTGATTCATTTTCAATTCTTGTTTCTAACTGCTTCTTTAAGCTATTAAGATCTTCTTTCTTAATTGCAACTAGATTGAAATCTTTGATTTTCTTTTCTACCGATTCAACAATATTACCACCCAATTCCGACAACTCATTTGCGGTATTTGAAATAATCTTTTCAATCTCATTTTTCTTATCATCTAAGATAGCAGAGTGAGATCTAGCTTCGGTAAGAATGCTATTTAACCCTTGATTGATTTGTTCCTGTAAACTTGTCTCAGCTCTTTCAATCGCACCATTGATATCATTAATTCTATTATCAAAAATAGATATTCTGTTTTCAACGAGTGTTGTAATATCATTAATCTTTTTATCAGCTGCTGATTGAAGACTATTAATCTTCTTAGCTACTAATGTTTCTGCTCTTTTAAGATTTTCTGTTACTACTTGCTTTGACTCATTACAAATATTTTCTACATCAGCTACGTTAGTTGTTTTTTGTTCCAGTAGCTGCTTTTTAGATTCATCAATGAATGTCTGTATTGATTGAAATGCGCTATTTACTTGTGTTTCCTGATTAACTAATTCAGCTTGCAACTCTGCAATCTTTGTATTAATATCATACACAACACTCTCTTTGAGATCTTGCAATTGATTGGTCTTTTCATCTACATTTGTAGTAACTATATTTGTATATAATTCAGCAGTTGCTTCAATACTTTCTCTAATAGAGTTAGCTTCCGCAACAGCTCTATCAGATATAATTTCTACTTGATTGACCTTTTCATCAAATTTAGTTAATATATCAGATTTGAGGCTATCGATATCAGTTACAGAAGAGCTCTTAAGCTCTGATAGACGTTTATCTATTAGATTCGTGAGGCTCTCAGAGAGCTGCTCGATTTTTTGCTTCTTATTGGAGAAGTTTTCATTGATAACTCTAATAGCATCAGCTTTATACTTTTCAATATTTACTGCTGCATTTTCAGAAACAATGTATGTTTCTTCTATAATAGGTTCTGGATCAGGTAAGCTTTCTTCTTCAGCAACTGATTCTAGAATCTCTTTTTCTTTAGCAAATACCTTTTTACCACCATCAAGTGATTTAATGTTGAGTATAACATTATCATCCCCCTCTTTTAAAACATATAGTGAGTTATAAAGCTTACCATCATATTCAGTAGCAATTTTTAAAACAGGATCACCATTTAAACTATCTACCTTTTCAGCAATGATTTTATTACCACCGCAATTAATTTCAAATATATCAAAGAATACTTCTTTGAACTCTTTGCAAATAATATAATTCAACCCCTTATCTGCGGGTATGAATGCAAAGTCTATATCTAAAATTTTAAGTGTATCACTCACTAACTTATTTATTTTTCACACGCTGGTATCAACCATATGAAACTGTTGAGTGAGAGTAATACTGAGCTCTACAATATACAAGACCAGATGTTGGTGATGCTGCAAACTTTGCACTTAAAAGATCACTTGATGTGATACCTCTTACAGGTACTGTATCACCACTATTGATCGCAAAAGCACGTGCATCGGTTGTATTACCGTTATCGTAAATTAAAAGAAGCTGACCACTACCAGTTGGGTTAGTAATTAGCACTTCAGAACATGTAAAAGCAGAGAGCTTTGTAAGCCCAGTATGGTTAGCTGTAATAGAAAATGACGAACACTGATTAAGATTCTGAAAGGCCATATAATTTATTTAGTCTCTAAAACTGTATTTATCGCATCCCAGTTTATACACTTGAAGAAGTTTTTGACATATTTCTTTTTGTCAGATTGATAATCTAGATAGAAAGAATGTTCCCACATATCCAATCCTAAAACTGGATCACCCATAGAGCGATGCATTAAAGGGTTATCTTGGTTAGGAGTTGTATGAAGTTCACCCTTTGTAGTAAGCCAACACCAACCAGAACCCATAATTGATAAAGCTTTTTCTTCAAATTCGTCTTTAAAATTCTCATAAGACTTAAATTTTGATTCTATTAACTCTTTTACGGAACCATTTAGCGAGGTATTTTTCTTTAGGATTCGGAACCATATAGAATGATTTAATGCTCCCCCTACATTGAATCTAACAATATCATCATATTTTTTAATATTTTCAGCCATTTCAACTAATGGTTTTGGACGTTTAATTAATTCATTGCATTTTTTAATGTATCCTTTATAGTGTTTATTATAGTGCTCATCCATAGTCTCTTTAGATGTAAAAGGCTGCAGAGAGCTAAACGAATAATCTACTTTGACTGGCTTATAATAACCAACCCCCTCTATTAATAAACTAACTCTTTCGTTGAAATCCACAAAAAATATTTATTCTTAAAATATATATTTGTATGGATAACGCCAAATTTAAAAAATTCTTAGAAAAAGAACTTGAAAAGATTGCAGATATTGTTGATGAAATCTACGATAAATTAGAAGAAGTAGATGATATGGACATATTTGATTCAGCAGATGTGTGGTTAAGTGGAATAAAACAATTAATTAGTTATGATGATGGTGATTTAGAAGTTGATTCTACAGCAGCTGATACCATAGATATACTATAATGAAACGTATTGGCATTCTTCTGTGTGGTGGTGTGGGATCTCGACTAGGTCAGATTACTAAAGCCATTCCTAAATCTCTAGTTCCAGTTTATGATAGACCACTAGTTGATTATCAGCTGCAGCTCTTTTACGACCTTGGTATTAGAGATGTAGTTATTATTACTAGACCTGACACTCGCGATCTATTTGTTAACTACATTCATCAATACTCCAATTGGGGTAATTTATTTAAATATATTGCAATTGAAACACAACCTAATCCAGGCGGCATTGCAGAAGCCTATCTTATTGCTGAAAAATTTATACCAGAAGGCTACAGTACGTTGCTCGGTCTTGGTGATAATATCTTTCATTTTATTGATAACAAAGAAAAAGAAGATCTAAGACAGCTATGCATGCATGAAGATAATTTCATTACAACTGTAAAGGTAAAAGATCCAACTCAATATGGTGTTGTAAAATATGATGAAAACGGCTTTATTGTTGATGTAGTTGAAAAGCCATCTAACCCACCTTCAAATGAAATTATTCCTGGATTATATTTCTTTGATAATACAGCGACAACAAAAGTAAGATCTCTTAAACCTTCTGCAAGAGGTGAACTTGAAATTACAGATCTCCAGCGTAAGTATTTGCAAGAAAATACTCTTGGTGTTTATAAATTTGAAAATGTATTTTGGTATGATTGCGGCACCATTGAAGATCTTCAACATGCAAATAACTTCATGAAAATACTAGCAGATAGAAAGTAATATGGAATCCTTCACACTCGATCACAAAACAGTTGTAGTAACAGGTGGATATGGTTTTATCATGTCCAATCTTATCAACATTATAAACGAAAATTACTACCATGTGCATATTATCAATGTTGATAAATGCGGTGCTGGTTCAAATAAATCTAATATTTTACCAGAAAGAAATTATAATCGCATTGTTAATCTTAAGATGAAGTGTGAGGATGCAAAGTTTAAAGATTTGCTTGCTAAACATAAGCCAGATATCATTATTCACGGTGCTGCAGAATCACATGTGGATCGTTCTATTACCGATCCTCTTGGATTTGTTACATCAAATGTTGTTGGTACTGCAAATGTTATCAATAGTGTTGATTGGTACCAGAAAAATATCAACAAACATTGCAAATGCGTTTTGGTAAGCACTGATGAAGTGTATGGTCACTTAGAAGTAAGTGATAAGCCATGGACCGAGGATAGCCCTATAGCTCCTAGATCTCCGTATGCATCCTCAAAAGCCGCGGCAGATCTAATAGCTTTATCCTTCCATAATACTTTCAAAACTGACTTTTGTATTGTGAGAGGATGCAATAACTTTGGTCCAAGACAAGATGAAGAGAAGCTGCTACCAAAATACATTACAGGGTTGTTTAGAGGTGATGTGATGCCTGTTTATGGTAATGGTAAAAATATCAGAGAGTGGGTTTATGTTGAAGACTTCTGCTACTTCATTTTAGATAGAGCAGTTAATTACTATCCAGGTAAAGTTTTTAACTACGGAAAAGGTGTTTCTAGAACTAATTTAGAAATTCTAGATGAAGTTTATGAAACTGTGAAGTTTTTCTGTCGTAAGAAAGATTGCGAACTTATTCATAAATACGCAAAATTTGAAGATACAATTAAGTTTGTTGAAGATCGCAAAGGACATGACTTTAAGTATGCTATGAGATCTAAGTACCCACATCCTAATCTACCAGGTAAGAGTTTCAAGAAACAACTCTTTAACACGGTTGAATTCTACTATGAGAAAACTAAAGCAGAACAAAGAGCAGCTAACCGCTGGTACAGAAAGCTCTTCAAATAAAGCTCTTCAAAACGCAATTGTACGTACAATTGAGGAGATGAAACTCATGTGGAGTGGTGTGCCTTATGATGTAAAGATAGCAATTGAAAAACATATTGATTTTTTGTATAGAGAATTAAAGGAAAGCGGTTATAATATATGAATGACCGCAAAATTTAATGATCAAAACACATACCTTATTGCAAGGTGTGATGTTGAGATGTGGGCGAAAGCAGAGAACGCTCTCTTTAAGAGGGTGGAAGACCATGTAAAGCGTCTAGAAAAAAATAAAGAACCCTTTACTATTCATTGGCTTATTAACAAAAATGTAGTAGTCACTACAAAGAATTCTGTAAAAGAGTTTCACTATCTTGAACCTAAAGACTAAAAGGAAAATCGATATAATAATAAGGTAACCAAACAACAACAAAATGAAACTTAATCTATCTAATAGTACCAAACTTCAAAAGGTTGGCGCCATTGACATTCCTGATCGATTCTTCAATCGTATGTCTACTGGTGTCAAAGAAATTGATAACCTTTTTGGTTCTGGTATCCTACCCGGCTCAACCTTTACCCTTACTGCAACTCCTGGTACTGGTAAGACTACTTTCTTTCTTCAGCTTCTTGATTCTATGCAGCTGAATGGTTATGAGTGTGGCTTCGTTACTGGTGAAGAAGATGTAAGCCAGATTGCATTTACTTGTAAGCGTCTCGGTCTTCGCAACGTACCAGTTTGTAATGAGACGGACATCGACGAGATTCTTGCTCTTACTAAAGAGCTTGATGTTCTCATCATTGACTCGTTTCCATGCTTGACTACTAAGAAGAAGCTCAACTCTCGTGCTCGTGAGAAGTACTTCGTTGAACGTATCATTGATGCTGCAGCTGCTAACGATTGCGCTATTGGTGTTATTCTTCACATTACCAAAGGTGGTGATTACAAAGGTTCAACTTTGATTCCGCACGCTGTTAGCGCTAACTTTAAACTTGAACGCGATGAAGATAATGATGAACTTCGTATCTTCTCTGCTTCTAAAAATCGATATGGTCGTTGCGAGACTCTGAATATCTATTTTGGTTCTCGTGGTTTCAATCTTACTGATATTACCGTTGGTGGTAACAATAAGAAAGAATCCAAGGCTGATCGTAAGCGTGAACAGCTTGACGCTATCATGGAGATGTCTGATGTTGGTGGTATCACCCAAAAGCAAGTCATCAAGAAGCTCAACATTGATGCTGGTAAAGCTTATCTTCTACTGAAGGATCTTACTAATACTGATAAACTTATCAAGTATGGTCGAGGCGAATCTGCAGTTTGGAAAAAAACTTCAACAAATACAGTTGAAGTCTAAAGATAGGTTATTATAATGTATTATATGAAAAAGCTAGACATTAACCCAGAGTGGTATCAGAATAAGAACGTTCGTCCTAAGTCATTCCTTGTACGTATGGAACGTTCTCCAGATGGTGCATATCGTGTTGCTAAGGCATACGTCGAAAATAACGTCAATCAGTATGAGTCCGATCTTCAGCGAGTTGATGTTCGTGATCTTACTTCCGATCTCCGTCGTGGTACTATCTTCTCGTACTAATTAAACCTGTTGTTGTGGTTGAGGGAGCTGAGCGAAAGTTCAGCTCCCTTTTTTTGTTTAAATACTAATATGGAACTATTAAAAATAATTTTAATTTACATTATTGCTGCATTAACTTGGATTGTGGGTGGTGTAGCGTTCATCGTGAGGGTGTTTGCATATGGTCTACTTGAAATGCATTTATTTTTAGAGTGGTGTATGTTTCAGCTCGTAAAAGCAGTTGAAACTATATATCCTGATGAATAAATGTTTATGTGAATTTACTATTAGGATCATCAGGATATGTCGGGCAGGCTTTCAAAAAATATTTTGAAGCAAATAAAATACCATATATAACACATAGTGTGAGATTTCCTCTTGATGAAAGAGAGTTCACAAAAGTGTTATTAACAAACAAAGTTAAAGTGGTATACAACTGCGCAGGGTTTACAGGTAAACCAAACGTCGATAGTTGCGAGTTACCTGAAAATAAAGAGTTAGCTTTATTTGCAAATGCACTTTTACCTGCACAAATTTTAGATTTACTCACTAAGTTAAATGTTAGATTGGTGCAGGTATCATCAGGTTGCATTTATAATGATCCAACATGTGAGTATGGATTGGAACCATCAATTATTTACACTACTGATGATCTTCCTAATTTTACTTTCAATAACAAAAAGCGCTCATGGTATAGTGGTACAAAAGCTTTGGGAGAAGAATTACTTTTAAGTAAGAAGCATGCATCAGTAGCTATTTGTAGATTGAGAATACCTTTCAATGGTGATGTAAATAGCAGAAACATCATTCATAAACTTATCAATTACAAAACACTTATTAATACTACAAATTCATTTTCTAATTTAGATGAGTTTGTTAATTCATGTTACATTATTGGTAATAACAGCTATGAAGAGGGTATATTTAACCTCACACAGCCGGGTTATATGACCACTAAAGAAATTGTTGCTTTACTACAAAAGTATAATCTAGTAGGTGAAAAAGAATATTTTGAAAATATTAATACATTTGAAGGTACAACTACTGCACCGAGATCAAACTGCGTGTTAGAACCTACTATGTTTTTGAATTATTCAAAAAACACAACTTTGAATACAACACCTATTGAAGTTTCTATGGAAGAAGCAATCAAACAATACGCTAGTAATCTATGAATGGTGAAGCAGGAAAAGGAGATAAATTAAGACAAGGAGCTGACTTAAAGGCTTATTGGGAAAACTACGACAATATATTTCGTAAAGATAAACCAAAAAATGAAACAACCCAACAATTACCTACGTCCGCCTCAAGACCCTGAATCATCTTGTTTTATTCTGCTGATGGCGATTACATGGATTGCGATTTTAATTGCTTTTATATGTAAACACTAAATATTTACATGAGCTATGCGAATGTAGGAAGAGTTTGGACCACAACAAGTTTTGTAGATTATTTAAAGCAATTGCCACCACCAGCTTGGTGTAAAGCAGTTTGTATTCACCACACAGCTTTTCCTGACCTTGCCATGAGGCCTAAAGGCCTTACTATTCAGCATATCGAAAATATGCGTTTTGGTTATATCAATGAAAGAAAATGGTCTGCAGGGCCTCATTTCTTTACAGACGAAGATCAAATCTTCGGTATGACACCACCAACAGAAAAAGGTGTGCATGCTGCTTCTTTCAATTCACTTGCTGTGGGTATTGAAATGTTAGGTGATTTTGATGTAGCAGATGATCCAAAGTCTGGTAGAGGGTTGGATGTAGTTGAAACAACAGCTGCAACAACAAAAGCTCTTTTGAATTGGCTTAATTTACCAGCAACAAAAGATACAATTCTCTTTCATAGAGACGACCCAAAAACAAAGAAGACTTGCCCTGGTAAGAAAATCAATAAAGATTGGTTTGTTGATCTAGTCAATAGAACCCAAACACCAGGTGTCCGAGTTATACCATCACCAGTTGTTATTCCAAATAATGTCACGGGTGTGGTTGATTATGTTACTAAGCATAAAGGTTACACAATTGATGAAGCTACAAAACTGCTTCATAGAGATGGTAACATGTTCTTCTTCGGCAATGATTGGCTTGAAGGCGCTTATTACGCAACAAGTGCACAACGTACAGTAGCTCCTATCAAAGAATTGGAATTAATTATTCCAAAATCTAGTTGTTAAAAAGAGGAAATACGCTATAATTAGCGTATGAAGAAACAGAAAATTATTTTGACTCGTGGTCTGCCTGCGAGCGGCAAGAGTACTTGGGCTAAAGAGCAAGTTGCAAAAGGCAACGGCAAGGTGAAGCGCGTCAACAAAGATGACTTGCGCGACATGATTGATGCTGGCATCTGGTCCAAGACCAATGAGCAGATGATTCTCAATGCTCGTGATGCACTTGTTGCTCTCTTTATCAGCAACAAAGAAGTGGAAACGGTGATCGTTGATGACACCAACTTTGAAGAGAAACACTTTAATACCATGGTTGGGTATGCAGACTCTTATACCAAGCTTTGTAATAGAGACATCACTGTTGAATACAAGGACTTCTTGGATGTGTCTCTTGATGAGTGCTTGCATCGTGATTCTCTACGTGCTAAGCCTGTTGGTGAAAAGGTCATCAAGGGCATGCATCAGCGCTACATTCTTCCAACCATTAAAGATGCTCCTGTCGCAAATAAGAAAGGCAATTCCATCATTGTAGACATTGATGGTACTCTTGCGCATCGTTGTGATCGCAACTGGTTTGAGTACGAAAAAGTTGATCAAGACCACCTGGATGTTGTTGTATACGGCATTGTAGAAGCTTTCCAAAAGAAAGGTTATACCATTCTCATTGTATCTGGTCGCGAGGGTACTGAAGTCTGCCGTCAAAAGACTCTTGCATGGCTCGACAAGCACAAGGTTCCTTATTACGATCTTATGATGCGTAAAGAAGGTGACCATCGTCGTGACTCCATTGTCAAGAAGGAGATCTACGATACTCTCATTAAGGATAAATTCGATGTGGAATTTGTCCTGGACGACAGAAAATCTGTTTGCGATATGTGGCGCGAAATCGGCCTCAAATGTCTCCAGGTAGCCCCTGGAGACTTTTGATCTCCTCTTCTGTTGCATACCTGATTTTGTACCCTCTATGGTGTGACTGTCTGCCTCTCAAAGTATCAGAAAGACAGTTTCTGTTAAGGTTATACTTCTCAACTATATTAAGAAGCCCACATTCAAATGTAGTTGAGAGGTCCGGGTGAGTGAGTAAAAACCATCTATAACTTTTATTAAAAATTTTACCAGCTTTTGCAAGTTCCCTCATTTTAGCTAATCGTTCTTTTTGGCTTTCAGATAGCTTTTCAAGCATTTGTGCTGATTTAACTTTACCTGGATTATTTTGTTTAAACTGTATTCGTTTAAGTTCTAAATGCTTTTGACCCTCTTCTGACTGTAACCACTTTTTGCGTGTTGCTGCAGCTTTTGCTTTAGTTTCTTCTGTGTGGTGCTTGCCATACATATGATTAGCAGCACCACATCTACCGACTTTATGATATGCACCGGTATGACCACCTCTACCACCTTCATGCGTATTGTATCCTAATTCACGGCTGTTATATTCTTTTATGAGCTCACGCTCTCTTGCAAGCCCCATTTCTTTACTTTCTACAACTTCCAAAGTTTCAATGATGAAACTTTCAGGTCCATATTTCTTAATTGCTCTAACAAATTTGTAATCATATTTGCCTGAGAAAGCATCCCTACAATGACGACGCCACCTTTGTTCAATTGTTTGACCTGTATAGCCAATATACATCTTGCTATTTTTTGTATTTGTAATTTTATAAACTGTGTGCATGCAATTATTTATTGAACTCATGTAGTAAATATGTGGACATTTTGAATTTTAGTTGTATATTTTATTTGTGGATAATACTTCAACCGACAAAGACTTAATCAACCTACATGAGTGGAATGGCTTTGCTGAAAAGCGCATGACGTTGTTAGAAGCTCTAACCATCATCAACAATCGTTATAGAAGTGATGTAGGAGCTTTAGAAGATGAGTTGGAAAAATTTCGTGATGCAGTTAAAACTGCTCATGATGTTCTTTTAACTGTTGTGAATGAATGCAATCTTTATTACAAAGAAAGCGCAGACATTGACAATTATACACTTGATGATTGCTACACAGCAATTGCTAAAATTAAACAATTAAAATATTAAATTATGAGCCTATTAGAATACGCAATGGATGAGTTGGATCGCATTGGCATGACTGCTGATGGTGATGAATATAATGCAATGATGCGCAATCACATTCTACACATGGTTGAAGAATTTGCTAAAGAAGGTCATTCTGGCTTCTCTGCAAATTATGCAATTCAATGTTTGGAGAAGTTGTTGCGATTTGAGCCTCTGTCTCCATTGACTGGAGAAGATAGTGAGTGGCTTGATATCAGTGCTTATGGAGATAACCCTTGTTGGCAAAACAAACGATGCTCAAGAGTATTCAAAGAGGCTGATGGAAAAGCATATGATATTGAAGGCTTTGTGTTTTGGTCATGGGCTACAGATGAAGAGGGTAATAAGTTCAAAAGCCACTATACCAATAAAAAGAGTCGTAGATATATTGAGTTTCCTTATACACCTAAAACTGAATACGTGGAGGATGTAGAGTGAGACACTTTCATTGCATCGAATCAAATTGTGGCAAGCACAAGGGTTGGCGTTGTTGGATTTATCCCTTCGCCAACATCTTGAGCTCACACCATGACAGAGTTAATGTTGGCATTGAATTTTATCCTTGGACAGACGTAGACATGCCAGGCTTCAATGTATATGGCAAGGCTAATGATGAACACACCATTGGCTTCAGCGTCAATGTTCCGTTCCTCTTCTCTTTGTATGTTCATGCTGATTTAGCCAAATGGGGATACTCCAAAGTGTGGCGCAAAATTTTGCGGTTGGATGAAGATCGTAAATATGGCGGGCGAAGTTGGGGCATCAAATACATCAAAGATTCCGGCTGTATTGATGGAGGCTATTTCAACATTGAATTGGGTCGCTACGACAATTGCTGGAGTTCCAAAGATCCAAAATGGTTGAGTACAAGCATCTATCCTCGTGTTGTATTGTGCGGTAGAGCCACATACTCTGAGCAAGACAATGGAACTACACAACACACTGTAACAATCAAAGGTAATAAAGAATATGCAGATAAAGAGTATGTTCTCGATTGCAGAGAATATATCTCCACCTGGACATGGAAGCGATTCAAAAAGCCTTATTCATTGAAGCGCTACGAAGTATCTACTCAAGACAAAGACGGTGTGCCTCACCCAGGCAAAGGCACTACATGCTACAATTGTGAAGAGAGTGCATTGCAGAGCCAAACCAGCCCAGCAAATAGCAGAGAAGAAGCCATTGCAAAGTTTGTGGAAAGCGTTGATTGGTATAGAAAGAATTATCCTCTATGAGTCTACTTGAAGAAATTGATTTAGATGCAATGATGGCACCTGTGCCGGTGAAGCGCAAGCCTGGTGAGTTTAAGCTCATCATGCCTGATGATGCAGAACTCATGAGTTTTGAAACATCAAAGCTCAAAGATTGGCGTTTATATGGCATTGAACCTATTGTTTGGCGGTTGCTAGAAACAAAGAAAGTATTTCTTGCTGGCGGTTCGCTGCGCACTGTTATCGATGTAGATGATGAGGTGAATGACTACGACATTTTCTTTCACAATCTCGATGATGTAGAAGCAATTAAGAAAATGCTTTTAGATGCGGATTTTAATCTCTATTATGCATGTCCTGAGAATAAGCTATTCTCATACATCTATAGCGAGGACGAATCATCTAGCATTAAAGTTCAGCTCATTTGTGAGCAAGCATATGTGAGTCCCATTGATTGCATCAGTCAGTTTGACTTTGGTGCCTGTGCTGCAGCACTGACTCACGAGAAGTTTTATTGCTACGATATGTTCATCAACAATGTACGCAGCAAAACCATCACCATGCTGGCTCTACCATTTCCTCTTGCTAGCTTCAAGCGTGCAGCCAAGTATGCAGCTAAAGGATACAACATCGGATATTTCGCCGAACAATTCATTTGGGAAGTACGAATGATGCCAGCAAATTTGTTAGTTGAAGGCGGCGCAATGAGACGCTATATTGATTGATTCTGACTTCTGGCCTAATGCATAAACTTTATGACAACAGTAAAACTAATTAGAGACTCATATCCTTATCTCAAAGGAACAGAATTCATTGTAACAGGTGGTGATGATGGATTTTGGAGTCGTTATGCATTCTATTCTGGAACGGTTGTTGCAAAAGGAAAAGAGCGTCACATCTCAGTTGAAAGATGCGATTGCGAATACATCTCCCCAAGAGAATACACTGGCAAAGTGCTTTTGCATGAAGAGTATTTGAATCCAAAGCCCATGTCGGATTCTGATTATTGGGAAGATTATCTCAATTCTCCCGGCTAAATCAGTTGACAGATAAAGGAAACTCTCTATAATAAGAGCATGATTCACACTGAAACAAAATTCGCATATCGTCACAAGCCAACAGGCAAATGGTGTAACTTGGGACCATCATATAATTATGACGGTAATCTGCTGAAATTTAATAACATGGAGTTAAGATTAATAAATGAATTTCAAACCCATGAAGTTCTATATAGCGCCAGAAACATCATTGAAGAAGATTTGCTACGCAGTGTTATGAATGGTGAGCGTTATGCTGCAAAAAACTTTTTGGAATTTGAGCTTGTGGAAATTGAAATAGAGTATAAATTAAAAGCATGATTAAATTTATTAAAGAACTTTTCCGTGAACGGGTGTGGAAAGAAATCTCTCGTGAATTCCTAAGAAAAGAGCATACAATAACTGGTGATGTATGTGCATATTACTACGTTACATATAAAGATATGCTTAGTGGTGATATTAAAAGTAAGGAAGTTGAAGTACCACTTCAACAAATATATTAGATAGAAAACAAAAGGAACAATCATATAATTAATATATGAACAAGAGACCAATTCTTAAACTCAATGCAAGCTTCTTTCCGCTTGCTGCATCTCAATGGGAAGATGTCATCATTGACATCTTTTCTGGCGCTGTTTGCCCTCTTGATATCTGGTATACACAGAATGAAGATGGCTCTTATGATGCAACTTCTGTTGAAACATTCAATGTTATTCGCAGCTGGAATGAATGGAAGCAACTGCCTATTCGTAGTGTAGATGACTTTGTTCATACAACATCTGGTCCAGTTCGTCTGCCAAGCGTTGTTGTTGCTTCTCGTTTCAACAAAGTCATCTTCAAGACTGTGCAGTTCCCAACCAAGCAGAACATCTTCAAACGTGACAAATACACATGTGGATACACTGGCAAGAAATTGCAGAAGCACGAATTGAGTGTTGATCATATTTTGCCTGTGAGTCGTGGTGGTAAGAATACATGGGATAACTTGATCACATGTGAAAAGAGTGTCAACACTTTCAAAGACAATCGCCTGCCGCAGGAATGCGGTCTCAAGTTGCTTTGGAAGCCAGAAAAGCCAACCAATGGACTTGTGTTTGATAATGCACGAGAAGATTGGAATATGTTCTTGAATTCTTAAGGAAATAATGTATAATTATAGTACAACATGAGCAATAGACTTTACAGTGAGTGGGATAAAAAATCTCACCCTCAATACAAATTTGGATTTTGGTACATCGTTCCAGGCTCTCTCTGTTGGGAGGGCTGGGATGATTGGAGAGAATTAATGAAAACAAAACACCCCATTCAATACTTTGTTCGTGAAACAATTTATGATATTGTGTGGAGTACAAAGCGTCTCTATCGAGATAGCAAGTATACTATCAAATGCTTTTTCAAGCCATATCATTCTGATATTCGCAAAGCAATCCCACGCAAGTGGGCTGATGTTAGCAGTCTTGTTGTTGATGTCAATTTTGCTATGATTCTTTCTTTCAAGAAAGAGGCTGATGAATACTGTGTTGATTGGGATTATGGTGATCATCGCAAGTTTAAAAATTGGCTTGATGCTTCAGCTAAATGGATTCAAGAAGATCGCCCTGCCATTGAAAAACAACGTGATAATGCTTATCCACCATACCCTCTTCCAGAGCACATGCGCGGTTGGAATTACGACCAGCTTTACGGTGAGGTAAATAAGTTGGAAAAAATTATTGACGAAACAGACTCAGCCATCATCAAGCAAATGGTTGACTATCGCTATTACATGTGGACATGAAAATTAACAAAGAAGAACTATACAAACTTTACATGCAAGAAGTAGAGGCTATTTGTGAAGTTTGTGATTGGAAGACAAGCTTTTCAGCATCAGAATGCGTCAATATTGTAGCTTATCTTCTTGAATTGAATCCTGAATTAATTACATATGACAATTAATAACTACACTGACTTTGACAATGCCCAAAAATATGCCAAAGATTATGATGCTATCATATCTCTCGGGTATTTTATGCCAGAACAGTATCGCGAAGGCAAGAAGTATATGTTTCTTGACTTTGAAGATGAGACTTTTGATTCTATAAACATAAACCCCAACAATGTAAAATATGCTCCCAAAGAAGGACACATTCGTAAGCTGCTTGAATTTATTCGTAGTCTTGCTCCTCATGAACGTTTGCTGGTTCATTGCTTTGCCGGATATAGTCGAAGTCCTGCAGCAGTTATCATCGCAAAATGCGAGCGTGATGGAAAAACTATCCATGATGCAAAACAAGAGCTCTACGATGCAAGGATTCCTGACAAATTGATTCCTGATCCCAATGACATTATGTTGCACAATTATCTCATGATCAAATGAAACTTGGAACTCGCACATACACCGAACAAGAAATTGCAATCATTGAGGTTTATAAAAGCCATATTCAGTTCTTGCAAAAAGAAATTGACGAACACTGGGATATGCTTGCCAAGCAGGTGCTTAAGACCCAACCTGATGATTGCTTGAACGACCACGACCACTTGTGGGATTATGTTATGAATGACTTTCATTCAGAAAAGTAGTTGATAAAATTTGAAAAAGACACTATAATACATATGTGAAAGAAAAAGATAAAATCATCTTAGTTGGCGATATTCATGGCGAATATAACAAACTGCGCTATGATATTACTCGCTTTGGTTATGAAGATGCATACATCATTCAAGTGGGTGATTTTGGCGTTGGGTTTCATAAACCCAACTACTACAAAAATCAAGCCTTCCCAAGGCTGAATGAAGTATTAGCAAATAAAAATTGCCATCTGTATGCTATTCGTGGCAATCATGATGATCCAGAATACTTCAAGCAGACCAACAATCCATTTGACTTCTCCAACATTACTCTGCTGCAGGACTACTCTGAACTGGAGCTGCTGGGCAAGAGCATCCTGCTTGTGGGTGGTGCAGTGAGCATTGATCGCAAGGGTCGTGAAGAGGGTAAGAGTTGGTGGAGTGATGAAAAGTTCAAGCTCAAACTTGAAGATGAGTTTCCATATAAAGATCGCCAATACGACCTGGTTGTAACACATACACGACCAGGTGTCTGTGGAGCATTCAAAGGTTTCAGTAAAATTGAAAAATTTTGTTGGGATGATGCTGATTTGAAAAATGATCTCATTGAAGAAAGTCAATTGGTTGATTATCTTTATGAGAAGACCAAACCTAAAGATTGGATTTATGGACATTTTCATGAGAGCAATTTGATTACACATGGAGGCACAGTTTTCAGGTGCCTTGATATCGACGAACACTACGCTTACTATTATGCCTAAACAAAACACAAATTATATCAATGGGTGGGGATCTATCTTCACTCGCAAGCATCCATCTCTCAATTATGGGCAGACTGGCAAATACTGGACTGATGCAAGTTCGCCAAAAGGACATGCATGGTTTGCAGCATCTGTTGATGGTGGTTTTACAAAGCCAGCTGTTGCAGTAAAGTTGAGTTATATCTTCACAAAAGATAGTACTTACGTTGATGGAACAGAAGCTTGATTTTCCCACAAATTAGTATAAGTTATAAAATGAGAAAACACATTACAACATTACTATTGGTTGCAACTCTTGCTATTTGCACTCCCAGTTGTTCGACTGTTAAATCGACTTCCGACGCTGCCCTGGCACAAGCCAAGACTGGTGCATCAGTTGGGTTTGCAACTGAAAAAGTGGAGAAAGGTTATCAGGTGAGTGGTCATGCATCTACCAATGTCTTTGGCATTGAGCCATACAGCTCATTTGTTGCTGGTGTCAGATATGCTCCTAAGCGTCCTGCTGCACCAGCAGATGTTCAACCAGCTAAATAACAGCATTCAACCCAACAAGAGAGAAGTGGAAACACTTCTCTTTTTTTGTGGATTGATTTAGGAAAGATATTATAATAAGGTATGGATAATTTCGAACAACATTTGATGCAAAAGTACCCAGACTTGTTTTATAAAAATAAATCTGGAGAACTAGAATGTCCTTGTGGCGCGTGGGTGCCAACTGGCTGGCACAAGATTGTTGATGGTTTGTGTGGTGCCATTATTCAATACACAAAATGCACTCAACGCTCTAGCAGCGAAATTACCAACAATGCTTATTACTTTTGGAAAGCATGCGCGTCATTTATTAATTGGTGCCATGTAAGGTTCATCAAAGTATTTCCAAAACTCAACAAATTGGAATACAACAAGCCTGTATTTTCTCTTATTGAGAAGTTTCGCAAGCGTTACCGAAAATACATCAAATATGGCTGGGTAAATCCACCTGCTGTAAAAATTGATCAAATCAAAGAGAAGTATGGTGAATTGCGCTTTTACTATTCTGGGGGCGATGAGCAAGTTGCTGGAATGGTTCGAATGGCAGAATATCTCTGCAACCAAACATGCGAAGTAACAGGTAATCCTGGCGTTCTTTGCGTTCGTGGTGGTTGGTATAAGACCCTCTCACCTGAACTCTTAAAAGAAGGTGCATGTGAAGGATACAAACCAGTTAAACAATAATATGAGTGAAGATGTATTCATTGATATGTTAGAAGATGATGAAGAATCGCCTTATTGCGAAACTTGCGGCAGTTGTGGCGAAACTGGATGCTGCCCTCCAATCAAATGCCAAGCAGTCAAATGCAAGTATGGCGAAATCAATTTAAAAGATTATAAATGCTTCCAAAATCAGTGGGAGATTATGTTTAATGCTTTGAGAGATATTGCATCTAATTATAATTTAGATGATGGTAATATTTTGAGACAACATTTAGCGCAACTTGCACAAAATGCTTTAAAAGCAGTTGACAAAGAATGGGATAAACTCTATAGTAAAGAAAGCAATGACTGAAAAACACACAATTGAACGCACCTACTATTATGACATGGGTGAAAATGGCATTTATCCAGATGATGAAAGCATGATTGCTTTTCTTTTGGATGAATGCATTTTGTTTGTAGGTAATGATTATGGCGATGGCACAGTCAACCTATACATTAACATCAACGATTATTTTGCGCCGGCGGCGGATGCTGAAAACTTACCAACAAAAGATATTGCAAAACTGTTTGAAATGTATCGCAAAGACGGCTACAATGGTGTAGCGCAATATGTCGCCGACAAACGAGGCATTACTAACAAACGCTGGAGAGACGAATAAATTATGAACTACGAACAATTCGCAATATGGCTGCATGGATTTCTTGAGATTTCCAATGCAGAAGAAATTAACAAAGAACAAACGCAAATCATCAAAGATCATTTGGCTCTTTTGTTTGAGAAGAAAACTCCTATTCGCAAAGAAAAGAAAGAAGATGATTCTTTAGAACATTTTAAAAAGTTAGCAGAAGAATGGGAAAAAAGACGCCCAAAAGATATAGACCATCCTAAATACCCTCCTTATGCTCCTATGCCCATGCCGACATATCCAGGATTTGATCCATACAAAATCACATGTAGTGATGGTACAGTATCACCACTTCCAGAGTTAGGAACGTCTGTTTCGGACTTAAATCCTTGCCAAGAAATTTCTTTAGGTAAGCAATTTGTAGGCGTTGATATGCAGTTTGATGCAGAAGCACATAAAACCAAAACATACTGCTGATGAACGACGAACAATTTTTTTCTCTTATTGAAAATAAAGACAGCAGGTGGCCTTGTAAAGGTCATAAAGTAAAATTCAAAGGTGCAGATGGTTGGTTCTATCCGCACTTTGTCAATGTTATCCAATTCGCCAAAGACAATTTAGAGGTTGGAAAAGTCTATACTGTTCGTAATTGTGAAGTTTATTCTTCATGGTGTGCAGTGTGGTTGGAGGGTGAAGGATTGAGTGATGCTTTCTTTCATCTTTCTATGTTTGAATGGCCCGTTAAAGAATAAAATTATGCCATTGTTTTTATTACATATTGGTTTAAAAATTGCGGAAATTATTTCCGAATGGATAGATAAACAAAAAACAAAATTATGAAATTTGTCAAACTAACAGCAAAGCCTGACACTTGGTTCAAAGAAGGAACAGAAGTTTATAGCTACGATTGCGATCCTCCAAATCAACTTTGGAGAGTTTCACTTGACGAATGGGAAAGCTGTGTTAACTTTCCAGGTATGAAAGCAATATGCGTTCGCGGACTTCGCAATACACAACTCGAATATGAAATCGAAATATTTGGAAAAGGAGAGAGATGGGATGGCGAGTTTTGCGGGTGTGATGAATTTGAAGTAGAAATTGTAGATGAACCTTTTTGAAATATGATCACAACAATCAACAAAGACATTCTGACGGTAGATAAAGGTGTAATCGTCCACTCTGTCAACTGCATTGGTGCAGTGGGCGGGCTAGCAGGCGCAATTGCACGCAAATGGCCCAAAAATGCAGAACAATATCGCGATCATGTAAAGCGTCAAACTCTTCCTATCATGCTGCTAGGCAGTGTGTTTGAAGTGAATGTAGCTCACAATGTTATTGTAGCCAATCTGTTTGGGCAGAACAATGTTGGCACTAGAGAAAGGCAAACAGAATACTCTGCTCTCATTGCAGGCTTTAAAAAAATTGCTAATACCTGTTTTGGAGGCAATGATAGATGTGAAGTGGATTATGGTAATCCATTTGGGTCTATTTATGAAAAAATAGATTTGACTGACATTTATATTCCATATAAAATCGGCTGCGGTTTGGGTGGTGCCGATTGGAATATTGTAGAAGAAATTATCAACAAAACATTTGAGAAAAGCCATAACGACGTATATATTTGCAAACATGAATAGAGAAATTAAATTTCGAATTTGGGACAAACAAAACAAAACTTGGGCTGAGAACAGTAGTTCCTTGCACTGTTTCAGCAATTGGAGCATTTGCCCATTCACAGGCAAGCTGACTGATTATGTTGGCTTAATTGATGGTGATCATGGCGACAAATACACTGCATCACCTGCACCTGATTATTACATGCAGGGTGGAAAGATTGTAAAAGATTCTCGTTATGTTATCCAGCAATACACTGGTAAGAAAGACAAAAACAACGTTGAAATCTACGAAGGTGATATTGTTAAATACAGCAGATGCCATGTAGTTTCTGTTGAAGAACGCAAAAATGTTTTCAGTTCAAAGCTCATCGAAGATGGTGATTTTGTTGGTGAAATTATTTTTCTTTTTCCAAGCTTTTGCTGGTCTTATGATCACAAGAGGTACGATGATATTGAAAATATGACTGGTGCAACACATAGATATGAAGTCATCGGCAATATCTTTGAAACCCCCGAACTCCTAAAATGAAAGAACAATACTTCAAATGCTCTTGCAGCAGCGAAATTCTTCGCGTTGCTTATGATGATGAACTCGAACAAACAGAGTTTTCCATTTGGGAGATGCAAAATGCTCACAAAGCAACATTGCGGCAAAGATTGCGCTGGTGTTGGAGAATTCTGTTTGAGGGTTCTCCATATGGTGATCAGGTAATTATGGAGAAAGAGCAAGTTGCAGATCTCGTAGAATATCTTGTAAAAATTCAAAACAACGATAAGGAAAATTAATATAATAAAGTTATGATTCTATACACCACTGAATTCAAAAAGAAAAACGGAGAGCTTCGTGCTATGAAATTTGTTCGACCATTTGATGAGCAGGATGAAGCTTTTATTAATGCTAACGTCAAAGGAGTTAAAAAACAAACTCTTAGTGAAGGCTTCGAACGCGTTTGGGATGTTGAAGCTAAGGGCTTCCGAGTGATTAACCACAACGAGCTCATTAAGCCTGTTGAACCAATTGGTTATGCAATCTATATTCCAACTACTAACACATTTGTATACTAATGATTGACCCTGACGATATCTCCAAGTCTGTACTAGAACTTGCGGAAGAAATTACATCTGCTGAACGTATTATTCAGTATGGTCACCCGTCTAAGAACTTTGCAGATATTGCTAAGATGTGGTCAGTTATCTTGAATGTAGAAGTTACACCACAGCAAGTCGGTCTTTGCAATATCGCAACCAAAATTTGTAGAGAGATTAACTCACAGAAACGCGACAATCTAGTCGACATCTGTGGATATGCTAAGGCTATTGACCTTGTAAATAACGATTACTATGAAGACGAAGAAACCTAAATCTAAGGTAAGACTTAAGAAGGTTAAATCTGTTAAAGAACCTAAAGTCAAAGTAAAAGAGCTTTATAAAAACAAAAAGAAACTAACTTCTAAATTAACTCCAGATAAACTTGGTGTTGAATATTTCTTTGAAGTTCTAAAATCTGACAAAGAAGGTAATCCAATTATTACCAGATCATCCAAATACAATAAAGGTAAATTGGTTAAGGAAATGGTATATAATTATTCTAAAGATGAAGCAGAATACAAAGTCAAAGAAATTTGATATAATTACAGCAAGTGAAGCTAGAGGTCGTTTGCTGATTGGTAATCAAATTGTTTTACGTAAAGTTGAAAAGGATATTATCAAGAGTGCTGAACGTGGTCATGATTGTGTTGTAGTCAACTACGTAATTGATAGTGACTCACTAAGCTATCTTCGTAGTCATGGATATAAAGCAGAAGTTTGTTATGATGAAACTTCTGATGTTAAATATGGAACTTTAATCTCTTGGAAATAATATGGGTGGTAATCTTCTCAAAACCTGGAATCTTCCAGAGAAACGTATTCCTACAGACGAATACAATCAGATCAAAGACGAGCTCTGCAACAAGTTTCGTGCAGATGGCAAATGCAATCGCCCAGTGCCTAGTCCTTTTGTTAAAGTTGCTCCAAGCATTCGCGACAAAGAGACTCATGGTGATCTTGACATCATCATAGGTCGTTTTACCGATGCTGATATTCACATGCTATGGAAAGGTGAAAGTGACTTTGGTAAATATCTTGAAAATGAATTTGGCTATAAGCCGTTCAAGAACAGCAATGTCTATTCCTTCCCGTATCAAGGCTTTCAAGTGGATGTAACCTTTCATCCTATGAATGATTTCTATATGGCTGTAGATTACTCTTCTTGGGGTGATCTTGGCAACATCATGGGTCGTGTGTTTCATAAAATGGGGCTGCATTTTGGTCATTCTGGCCTTTCCTTTTGGATTCGTCAAGGGTTGTTTGATGCCAATGTTCAGTGGAGTGATTCTGATCACATTTATCACAAAACTGTGTTGACTACCAACATGAAAGACATTTGTGAGGTTGGCGGTTTTGATTATGCTCGTTGGAGCAAAGGCTTTGACACCGAGAAGGATGCTTTTGACTTTGTAATCGACTCAAAGTATTTCAACAAAGAGTTGTTTGCGTTGGAAAATCTAAATCATACCAACCGCACTCGCAATCGCAAACGTGGCATGTATATGCGCTTCATTGAGTATGTTGCTGATTGTGATAAAGTGGGTGAACCATTTCGCAGCAAGCATGAATACTCTTTGCTTATGCAGTGCAGGTATTCTCAACTGCAGCGTGACATCAACAATTTCAGACTTGTTTATGAAGTTGATAAAGTAGTTAAAGAAAAAGTTAATGGCAAGCTTGTTGCTGAGTGGTGCAACTTGTCTGAAAATGATGGACCGCTGATTGGTAAAATCATGAGCGAAGTTCGTGATGTTCCTAAGTATATTCTTCTTGAAATGACTCAAGAAGAAATTAAACAGTTTGTTGTTGATACACACTCAAAATACGTTAAAGTGAATGAATAATATGAAATACTATAAACTTTTAACTCAAGAAATGACTTCTCGCAATGCTACAGAATGGAAGTTAAACGTTCCAATTACTGTTGAAAAAGAAGGAGTTGAAATGTGTACTGATCAAGTATTACATTGTTATAACCATCCACTTCTTGCAGTGATTTTTAATTCATTCCATGTATTGATTGAAAATCCAAAGCTTTTTGAAATAAATGTAGATAAGATTGTAAACACTGATGGATTAAAGTTTGCAAGTAAAAGTCAGACTTTGATAGAAGAAATCCCTCTTCCAGAAATTAGCACAGAACAAAAAGTTGAATTTGCTATTAGAGTAGCAAAAACGGTTTATAAAGAAAAGAAATGGAATGAATGGGCTGATAAATGGTTAAATGGTGAGGATCGTAGCGAAGAAAGTGCTTATACTGCTGCTACTGCTGTTAGAGCTGCTAATTATGCTGCTAATGCTGCTGCTTCTGCTTCTGCTGCTGCTTGGGCTACTGCTTGGGCTACTGCTTGGGCTACTGCTTGGGCTACTGCTAGAGCTGCTAATTATGCTGCTACTAATGCTACTAATGCTGCTAATGCTAATGCTGATGCTAATGCTAATGCTGCTGCTTCTGCTGCTTATGCTGCTAATGTTGTTGATGATAAAAATGAATTTAACAGAAAAATGATTGACATTATTGAAAGTATTGTTAAAATGAATGAATAATATGGAAGAATTCAAACTCGAATACACTGAACCAGACAAGGTCTACGAAACAGTAGACACTAAACCACAAGAGCCTCAATATCGTTATTACGAAGTTGAAGTGAGTCGCCGGCAGATTGCTTATGTAACTGTGCGTGTACCGCATGATAAAGTGCTTGATTTTCGTAATAGTCATGAAATTGCGGAAAGAGCTGTTGATGAGCTTGTTCAAAACTATGAATGGGAAACTGAGTATCCTCAAGATATTGAAGTTGAAAGCATCAAAGAAATGACCGAAGATGAAGCAACTGCATACGACGTTTACGAAGCATAGTGAAGTTTGAAAAAATAGCACGCATTTGGTGGACACCAGATTTCGGCACTAATGATGTTTCATTTGGAATACACATTTGCTGGAAAGGAAGAGTTGATATCCACTTCATGTGGGGTATGTTATCCATGGGCATTGTTCCCATCTACAAAACAAAAAACGAGAAATTAATTGCAGTTAGTAATTCATACCATTCAGATAAAACTAAGCCAACAAGAGCAAGCACACCATGACACTACCAATACTCTACTCTCGCAACAGCAACATCAAAGGTTCTCGTGAGTATTGTGCACAACTGCTGCGCGAAAAAGATCAACTCATTGGCAAGCAAGCCACAGTCAAGTTCTTCAATTTGACTCCTGACAATGTACCGCGGTTTCCGTTTATGGTGGGAATCAGGGACTATGAATGTTAGTTGAAAATATTAGGAAATATGTTATAATAAGTGTATGAATTACCTAGCACAACATTTCTGGAATAACGATACTAACTGTATCGACGGTCTTGCTCTGTGGAATGCTCTTCAGCCTCATATTGAGAAAGGCGAACTTGTTGTCAATGAGGGCAAAGGTGATCGAGAAGGTCTCAAGCTTGTCACATATTCCAAGACCTATCAGTATGAGCACAATTCCATTGCATGGGATCCTCTGGTGCAACATTGCCGCGGCATCATCTTTGATGCTACTGATGATTACAAGATTGTAGCTCTTCCTTTCTCCAAGTTCTTCAACTATGGTGAAGGTGGCATTCATTATCCTTCTGCTGGTGCTGAAATCACCAAGGTATTCTACAAGGCTGATGGCTCACTAGGAATCTGCTTCTATTGGCGCGGCAAATGGCATCTAACTACTAGAGGCTCACTCAATTCTGATATTGGTGAGGTAGGTCAGAAGCTACTCGATAATCATGCATTGCAGGGTGAACATTACATGGGTGAATCTTGCATCCTCAACACATACAATACTTACCTATTCGAAATCATTGATGACATCTGTCGCATTGTCGTCAAATATGACGAGAGCCTTTTAATGCTTATTGGTTCTCGAAACAATCGTACTGGTGAATGCTTCTTTGGTGGTAATGCAATTCCTCCTTGGCCTCATTATGTTAACAACTATCCTTTCAAAACCAAAGAAGAAATGCATGCATGGCTCAACAAGACCAAAGGCACAGAGTTTGAAGGCTTTGTGGTTCACTTCTCTGATGGCTCTATCTTCAAGTTCAAGTCTGAAGACTATATGCGACTGCATCGCATCATTGCTCAGTTCACGTTCAAGCGTGTGCTGGAAGCTGTGCAGCTGCATCAAGAAGAAGAAATCCGCAAGGCATTGCCAGAAGAGCTCATTCCTGAATTTGATCAATTCATTGATTTAATTAATGATAAGATCAAAACAATTGTTCGTAAGGTTGCGTTGGTTGTTGCAGATGCTCCAAAAGAGTCTCGCAAAGAGTTTGCACTTTATTTGCAGCAGTATTATAAAGGAACGGACGTCTTAAAATATGCGTTCAAATACGTTGATTTTAATTTAGATGCAACTAAACTCATGGAATACATTTTGCAAAGCTTGCGCCGCGATGACTTTGAAGTTACAGAAAACAAAAACAAAGACCATATTGATTCATGAAAACTAAATTTTATACATTCAATCAAAACAACAGCGGTGGCAGCTTTCGTTATGATGCACAGCGAGGCATCACTCGCTATGTCATTGTGGAAGCAGTCGATCGGAACCATGCTATAAGCCGAGCAGAAAGCATTGGCTTGTACTTTGACGGTGTTGAAGAAGGGCGAGACTGTGAATGCTGCGGTGATCGTTGGTACAGGCCATATAGTGATGAAGGCAAAGATGAACCTTGTGTCTATGATACTCCAGTTGCATCACATAAGCGCAACGAGTGGGGCTTCTTCAAGGATGATCAAAAAGAAATTGCTGTTCATTATTTGGATGGCCGCATTGAATTGCTTTGCTAATCATGCTCGTCACAGACCAACAGAGAAACTCAACAAAAGAAGAAAACAACAGGAACTGCAGTAGTAGTTGATTCGCACAAAACCTGATTTATAATATCTAAATGAAAAACAAAATCCTCACGTTTATTGCAATGGCTTGTCTTTTTACCAGCTGCACTGAAAATCAAATGGCTAAACAGTTTGGGGGTACCATGAAAGTGGATCTTCCCCCAAATACTGAATTTGTCAATGCTACTTGGAAGAATGACCAATTGTGGTATATTTATCGACCACGTAAAGAAGGTGAGTCCATTGACGTGATCACTATGCAAGAAGATTCCAACTTTGGTCTTTTGGAAGGTAAGGTGCAATTCAACGAACATTGAAATACCCACATGCAATGCTTGCTAACGCATAAGCCTGTTGTATAATAATACAATAAGGAAAGTTGATATAATAATTGTATGAGCAAGCCATTAATTCACGCACAATCGTCAGCACGCAAGTTTGGTGGAACTTGGGAAGATTATATCGACATCCACGAGCTAATGGATTCATCCAAAGCGGTGACTTCTCTTCCTACTCACAGAGCACTCACTCACAACACCTGGTTCGTTGCAAGCATATTGACTCGCATCTTCGGCGAAGTATTTCATCGCAAGAGTGATGGTAAGCCTGTTTCGACTCGAGACATTGGTGAGCAGCACATTGCAGAAGATTATCGGGGATTCATTCCAAGTGCTTCTGACTTCATTGACTGCCTCAATGTGGAAGATTGGATGATGAATGGCAAGGGCAAGCCACCTTCTCATGCTCTCATCATCAAGCAACAGCAAAAGAATCTCAAAGAAAAATCCGCAACCGTAGATTAAAACAAACTAAAACAAACACATGAAAATCGAACAACTCAAGAAACAAATTGAAGACCACACCAGCAAGATTGCTGCTCTCAAGAAACAAATGATGGAAGAACTGCGCAAGGACTTTCATGGAGCTCTTGTGGAGCTCTTTGATGCCTATCCATTTGTACATGCAGTTCACTTCACTGCATACACTCCGTACTTCAATGATGGTGATGAATGCACCTTCAGCAGCCACCATGATGACTGCGGCTTCAATGGCTATGATGGTTATGGTGATGATAAAGACTCATGCGTAGAAAATGCTTTTGGTGACATCGAGGGCGAAAACATTTGCCACACTTCTCGTGAAACCATTTATGTTAAAGGAGAAAACGGCAAGTGGGGAGATGTTATCAATCCTAACTTCAATGCTCTACATAAAAAAGCAGTTGATGACTTCCGCGATGCTCTCAATGCAGTGGGCGATGAAGAATGGAAGGAACTGGTGGGTGATCATTGCATTGTGATGATTGACCGCGAAGGCATTCACGTCGAAGAATACAGTCACGATTGATATGAAATTTGAACGCAAAATCATTGAAACTGTAGATGTCACAATCCTAGACATCAGACTGCCAGTTCGCTATGAAGATGAGGATATTCCATATAATGCACCCATGAGAAAGGGTGAAGTGTGGCATGCTAAGATTAACATTGATGAAGGCAAGGTAATCAATTGGCCGCAAGGCAAAACACTTGACATGTACATGAAAGTAACTGACTCTGGAGTGTATACTCTTTATACAGATGAGTTGGAAGAAGTTGCTTCAAGGCATGACTATGTGCCGCATGGACTGGTGCCTGGTGAATATGGCGATTATGTGCATCTCAAAATTGATGATAACGGCAAGATCACCAATTGGCCTGCAAAAATTAGTCTTGAAGACTTTGAAGAAGAAGATTAGGAAATAAGATATAATAATAGTATGAAAGATAATCTTAATAAGCTCGTTGGTTTTGCTGAAACCCTTTTTACTGGTAAGAATGTTGTTCATTCTACCGTTAAAAGCTCTACTAGTGTGGGTAAGTCGACTGAGAAGCGTTGCTTCTCTATTGCTCTTGATCGTTTCAATAATGGTGGATATATTGTTAATCGTTCTAATCATATCTGGGGTTAATTATGAATGAAATTGTTTATTGTGGTTGTGGTTCTCAAGTAGAACCTGAACGTGTAAGTGTTCTCAATAGCCGCATTTGTTCTTCTTGCGCGCAAGTTACGCAGAAGAATTGGCAAAAGCCGAGGGGTGTTATGATCTACGGGCATAAAACCGGTGCAGAGATTCAAGTACTTACCCCAGAGCAGTTTGCTAATCACCGTAAGTATAATCCATATGGTCGTCATACTGGTCGAGGCTCTGGCCTGCATCGTGTGACTAAGACTACTTCCTGCATGTAACCAGTTGAACTAATCCAAAAAAAAACATTATAATACAATATGAACGAAACTATTGAACCATACGTTAAGAAGCTACTGGATGGCGGCATGAAGACTGCCGAAGATGTAGCGAAGTTTATTGAAACTCAGACACCTGAACTGGGCAGGGAAATGATTGCATGGGGTACTGTATCTGAAATTGTAGCACCGCTCATTGGTCTCACCCTATTTCTTACCATGCTCATTTTGCATATCAGGTACAAAGACTACAAAAATTACTACTGCGGCTCTGCGGAAAACCCACCCGGGTTTCCATTCATTGTAATTCCAGGCATGGTTGGTATGATTATTTTCATCGCACAAGTCATGGATGTCATCTACCCTCTAGTTGCACCACGACTTTATGTTTTGGAAAAGATTGCCAGCTTCATCAAGTAAATTATGATCAAAGACAAATATCGTCTGGCACATTACATCCTCAGCTATTTCAATCCAAAAAATGAAACTCTCCAACAAGAAGAAAAACAACCGCAAAACATCTGCGCTTAAAAAGCAAATAACATGTCCCAACTGCAAACAAAACATCGCTGCAGGTGAAGGACACTTTGCACCACCTTCTTTTGGAGAAAAAGGATTCTTCATCTGTCAAAACTAATTTCAAAATGACAACCACTGATTACGTTGCTGTAGATGCTCTCAAACTACATATTCTCAACATGAGAGAATATTACAAAGAGTTACAATCGGACTGCAAAAAATGGCGAAATGAAACATCTTTTCACATTTATCAAGGTGTGCTCAAAGCATTGAACGAGCTTGAAGAACAAATTGATGAAATGAAAGTTTCACTATAAAAATGACAACCACTGATTATGTTCCTGTAGATGCTCTCAAGAGCTACATTGAACACTTTGTTGAAGAGAGCGAAAAACAACAAGCTAGAGCAGTTGAAATGTTTAATCCTGATGATGCTTCATATTATGATGGCGTGATTGACGCTCTCAAAGCTCTTAAAGAACGAATTGATGAAATGAAAGTTTCAATATAAACCAGTTGACTGAATTAGGAAACACGCTACAATAACATCATGAAAAAAATCATTAATTTCTTCGCAAGCCTCAAGTTTGTCTTCATGCCTCATTATTGGGTCATGGATGATGGTTATAATGAAGAATGGGATAAAAAGTTTTGCGAGCTTGTTAAAGCGCACGACTTCGAACCAGACTGCGACCTTGACCAAGAATTTGGCAATCAAACATACACTGCATTCCTTGGTGAGTATCGTATTTGGGTAAGTAATTATCCTTTTGCCTTTTTCAGTTTTTGCGGCAAGCGTGGTGGGGATTATAACACGTCTAGTATTCGTCCCAGCCGCCTCACCATTGCCAAATACTACAAGAAGCTCAAAGCTGATCTTGCCAAACACAACTGCACACATCGCTAATTCATATGTTCTACCAAGACAAAACTCTCCAAAACAAAATTCATGGTGCCAAGTTCCTTGGCTTCACTCGCAGGGATGAAAGCACCATTCTCATCACTACTGATCGTGGTAACATTAATGTGAGTGTTTCAGGTGACTGTTGCTCTCATTCCATCTTCTATGATGTGGTGGTGCCTGAAGAATGCTTTGGTGCTGAAATCACCGGCTTTGACACATGGGATCGTGAGAGTCCAGTGCCAACTGAAGAGCAGGTGAACGCAAAGGCCATTGCACTTTGTGGTGAGCATGGATGGTCTTCTGAATGTCTCAGCATTTGGGATGTCAAGCTTCAAACCACCAATGGCACCATCTACCTGCGCCATGTCAACAGCTCCAATGGCTATTATGATGGTATTGTGATCATCAAATGTTATTACTAATATGGCTCTTACAGATTGTCCCAAATGCTGGAATGCAGAAGAACAATGCACTTGCAGTGAAAAACAAATTGGTACATACAAAGAAGAATTTGAAAAACTTCGACACATTTGCTTGAAGATTTATTATGCTCGCATTGCAATGAGAGAAGATCTGGTCATCAAAGGTCTTGATGAGATTGATGCATACTTTCGTGAACCTAACATGAACTAACATGGATAAACTTCAAAAGCTATTTGACATTGGATTTAGACAAATTGGTAAATGGAATTGTAATCCTAATCTTCAACTTGAAAGAAGCTTCAAAGGTACGCGTAAGAACGTCCTGTATGCCTTTGTTGTAGATGGTGAGCCTATGTATGTGGGTAAAGCAGGAGACTTTATGGGTGTTATGAACGCTTATAGGCATCCTGGTAAACGCTCAACACGCATTCGAATCAAACAACATCTCATCGATCGAATTGAAGCTGGGTGTAATGTTATTGTTTTAATGTTCGAACAAACAGATGATATGTACTTTCATGGGATTAAGCTCAATCTCTGCCATGCCCTTGAAGAAGAAATTATTAAAATTATGAACCTTGAATGGAATATAATTGGTAAGGTAAAAGGAACAAACGTATAATAGATTTATGGAAAGCAAAGAACCAAACATTACTGCTATCAAAGGTATTATCCGAGACCGGAATATCTGCGGTTACAATGATAAGCGCAAGAATGGTCGTCGTATCAAGATCACCTCATGTATCTCTCATGCTGACCAAGATCTACTCGAACGTGTTTTGCCGCAATGTTACCCGCAGTATAAAGTAGCGGTTGGTAACTATATTACCAAACCTAGTTGGGGTAAGCCATATGTAGCTACCGCAATTCATTTTCGGAATAAGTAATTGATATGACTATTACCCTTCAAATTCCTGATCAAACATTGAGTAAATACTCAAACTTTATTGAAGCAGGTACTGGTGTCCCAGGACCTCAAACTGCAGAAGAGTGGTCACTATACATTACTGATACAATAATCAATAATTATATGACAGAAAAATTCGGCACTGATAACAATAATGTTGAGTTTATCTAATGATTGTTGCAGATAAAAATAATAACATAATCAAAGTTGGATCTACTCTTTCAATAAGAGGGGTTGATCATAAAGTGATTGATATAATCTTACCATCAACCATAGAGGGTTACCTTATAGTAATGGACAACACAAATGGCAATACTTATAAGGTATACCCAACTCTTTTTGGTGGGAAGTGGGATAGAGATAGAGAATACATTATAGGTAAAACTCCCACTAAAAAGAATTTGATTTCTAAGGGAAAGAAATTATAATTATAGGGTAAGAAAGATTAAATGCTCCAGTGGCGAAATTGGCTGAAACGCATGAGATTTAAAATCTCATACCCACGAGGTAAACACTGTCGGTTCGAATCCGACCTGGAGTACCATTTTCAAAAGGAAAGTCTATATAATTAAAACATGAAGTATGTCCCAAAAGTTCCTAGTGTTGTTGAAGCTAAGACTCTCCTCGGTCAAGGTAAGTTCCCTTATTACCATCCTTGTAGTGTTTGTGGTAAAGCTTGCTCTACTCCAACTAAAGTCTTCTGGCAGAAACGCCTCAATGAGTTTGGCTCTGTAGAAGAACTCTATAGTAAGTTTACTTGCCGTGATTGCCGCAAGAGCAAGAAGCAGCTCAAGAAAGAACGCGTAGCTGCTCTAGTTGGTAGTTCTAGTTCTGTATCTACTTTGTATCAGCGTAAGCCGGGTGATGCAATCAAAATTGCTCCAGGTCATATCGGCTTCTCTGTCTGGGAAGATGGTAAGTTTCTCGGCACCACTATGCATCGTTTGGTTGACAAACAAAAGAATTAAGGAACAAAGATATAATAGATTTATGAACAAATATAATAAAGGTAAAACCGAAAAGGTTATTGAAACTGAGTTCTACCATCGTAGGTGGAATGGTAGTGGTTTTCATTCACATCACAACAAGCTGACTGGTGCGTTTGGAATCACCAAGAAGGAATGGTTCCGAATGGTTGAAGATCGTAATCGTAAAACTAAAGCTCTTCGTCAGAAAATCAAAAACGGAAAATAATATGAGTGATAAAGTAACTGTGAATGCAGGTGGTGGTGGCTGTTTTAGTCTTATTCTTACCATCATGGTTTTGTGGGCTCTTTGGTTTGGTCTGCCAACTCCATGGGGTGTATTTGAGATTGATATCTTTCCTCCGGGATTGTTTATCAATAGGTGAGTTTAATGCGCTTGTAGCTTAAAGGTGAAGCGGGGGTCTCATAAACCCTAGAGTGTTGGTTCAAGTCCAACCGGGCGCACCAATTTCGACTCAGCAGCGTGGACAGTGACATGCATGGCATTATAACAAGGCAATACCTAGTCCGCTATGTAGTCTTGCAAGGGCGGAGCTGGTGCAATTCCAGCCTGAGTCACCAAATAGGAGGATAGTTTAACACGCGAAAACCAGAGTTGTATTGGCAACCGCCTTGAGTGGCATCTGATGCAGGTTCAAGGTCTGCTCCTCCTTCCAATTTTTATGAAAGAAAATACTGAAATAGATGAATTGCAGAGAAGATTGCATGACGCTCATGAATCATCTGCAATGCTGCGAGACAAAATTGATCATTTAAAAGCTGAGATAGAAGATGCAAAGAACATTCTTCGCAAAGAACTTGATAGAGATTATGATGCTCAAGACACGCTGCGTACTTTAGTTGTTGTAGCTACAAATGCACTCTTTTATGCAAGAGGAAATAAACTATAATTAGATATGTCAAAAATCTTCTTCACCTCCGACACCCATTTCGGACACGCCAACATCATCAAGTATTGCGCCAGGCCTTTTGCTGATGCCAATGACATGAATGAAAAGCTCATTGCCAATTGGAACAATGTTGTCTCTCCTGATGATGTTGTTTACCATCTTGGTGACTTTGCATTTGGCAGCATCTCTGATGTCAATCGTGTGATGCATCGTCTCAACTTTGCTCACATGCACTTCATCAAAGGCAACCACGACAAGCCTTTTCTTAATTGGTACAATGATTATAAGTGCGGCAATGATGCACTTGCGCGCAAAGTGACCATCTATCCTCACTTTCTGGAGACCAACATCAACAAGCAGAAGTTTGTGCTGTGTCACTACGCAATGAAGGTATGGAATGAAAGTCATCGTGGAGCACTGCACCTGTATGGACATTCGCATGGTACTCTGCCAGATGATCCCAACTCCAAGAGCTTTGATGTTGGTGTGGATTGCCACAACTACCATCCCATCAGCTTGGAACAAGTGCTAGAGATCATGGACAAAAAGAAGGTGGAGAACAATTTTGAGAATCTACCTGGCGTCAAAGCAGGCATCATCAGAGAATAACAGTTGACTAGATTAGGAAACTCGCTATAATAATTGTATGAAATTAGCTTCTATTGAACTCATCTCTAACATTCAACCTCATCCCAATGCTGATAAATTGGACCTAGCTAAGGTGCTAGGCTACACCTGCATCATTGAAAAGGGCAAATACAAAGTTGGTGATGCAGTTGTGCTCATTCAGCCTGATACTGTGCTGCCTGACAAACCATGGGCTGAAGTGTTCAAGAAGAAAGGCAATCGCACCAAAGCCATCAAGCTCCGCGGTGTGTGGTCTTTTGGTATTGTCATGAGTCCTTATGATGTTTGCGACTTGAGCGATCTCAAGGGCATGCTGCTGCCCAGCAACATTGGCAAAGACATCTCTGAACGCATTGGAGTTACCAAGTACGAAGCTCCTCAGCCTCAGCAGCTGGACGCCAAAGGTCACTTGCCATTTGGTCTGGGTAAGACTGATGAAGAACGCTATCAGAACATTCTTGATTTGCCATTCGGTGAAATTGTTGATGTGACTCTCAAGATTGATGGTCAGAGCGCCACTTACTACTGCCGCAAGGATCGTGAGACTGGTGAGTGGCATACTGGCATCTGCTCTCGCTCTCTTGAAATGAAGCCAGAGTGCAGCAACAATTACACTCGCATCAATATCAAGTATGACATTCTCAGCAAGCTACTCAACTATTGCAGCTTTAATGACGTGAGTTTGGCTCTGCGTGGAGAGATTTTTGGAAACAACATTCAAGGTCATGGCAACAATCCTCATGCCAAGATGCCTCTGGACTTTGCTGCGTTTAGTGTTTACAACTTTGATACCTTTCAGTATGAAAACACTGATGATGCTCACAATTATGTGAATGTGTGTAATGCATTGCAACTCCCAACTGTGCCTATCATTGCCACCAACATCCTCACTCCAGAGCTCATCAAGCACTATGCTGAAGACATCTCTGAAATTGATGGCAAGCCTTTTGAAGGTGTGGTCATCAAGCACAGCAAAGGATCGTTTAAAATTATCAATTTGAGTTACGATTCTGGAAAGTAATTATGTTTGAAGTCTTGGCTGCAAACTACCAAGAAGTTGAAAAGGTATTCAAGTCACTAAAATCAGTTGTTTAAATTAGGAAATTCGCTATAATAATTGTATGAACGAAAATACACCTACCATTCAAAACACTCTCGAAAATGCCCTCATCACCTCCATCGAGGGTATCAAAAAGACCGGTACAGAGCTTGTTGATGCTCTTTATCAGCAAGCCCCTGAAGTAATTGAGCAACTTTTATTGTGGCATGGTGTTGAATCATTTATTCTGTTCTTAGTATCGCTAGCAATGCTCAGTGTGCCGTTTATTTTTTATAAATTGGCTGCGGCTGCTTATACGAAGTTCAACGTCGCAAAAATGAGCGATGAATTTCCTTATTGGATGATTACTATTGTATCTGGAATTGTTTCAATAACAGCCTCTACCGCAATGGCCATTGATCTAATGAACCTCAAATGGCTCAAAATCTGGCTGGCTCCAAAAGTTTACTTGCTGGAATATTTGACCACTTTGGTGAAATAAGTTGATTGTGACAAAACCTCTACCATAATATCAACATGAACAACAATAGCATCGTCGTTTATCGATCTGAAATGGAGCGTATGCAAGATGAATTTTGGATGGACTTTATGTCTTCCAATGCATCTTGGATGCAATACGTTATTATGGCATTCTTTGGCTTCCTCATTCTTTTCATTCTCGGTGTGTTCTGCACCGTCATTTACAACATGTTCAAGTTTCGCAAAACCTTCAAACGCTAATTCATTATGAATCCCCTTATTGCATTTCTTCTTGACTATCTTGCTGGCGTCTTTGTTATGGCAATCATCACTCGTTATGAGAATGCCAAAGAAAAAAGCAAACAAACATGCTTGGACCCCAGCTTCAGCTTGCTGTCTTGGATTGGTGTTGCTATATACGTTATTTGCACTTTGGAAAAATCTTACAAAAATGGCTTCATTGCCAAGCTACTCAACTACACCGACAAAGAGTAATGCTACCATACATCATCGTTGCCATTTGGTTGGTGCTGAGCATGTTGGCTTTGTGTTTGTTCAACACAAATGCAGATAACAGTTGATTTGATTAGGAAAATCCACATAATATCAACATGAACAAAACCTCACAATACTCCACTGAAATTCAATACAAAGTTAGGGACAATGAAAACCAACAATTCATCCAAGTTGCTCCTGATGCAGCTGGATTTGGCTGCGTTGAAGTTGCTTACATAAAAGATGGCATTATTGATCGTACTGATCGTATCACCATGCCGCCTGAAATGGCTCTGCTGGTTGCAGAAGCTATTAAGAAGGTTGCAGAACATATTATTACTAATGAGTAATGAACTTGATCTACACCCCATCTGCTACTATGACATGGCTGAAGATGAAATCAATCGCTTCAAACATCTAAGAGAAACGTTTATCTCTGATAAACAGGCAGATCTAAGTAAGGTTTCACAATCTGAAGTCAACGAAGAGATTCAAAGGGATTCTAAGCGAGACCATCACGCTCCTATCTCTTTTAAGTATGTCTATCCATAATTAAGGAAAGTCGATATAATAATTGTATGAATAAAATTGATACTATTTCTGTTGGTGAGCTTATTGACATTCTCAAAGATTATGATGAGGGTATGCAAGTTGCTTTCTCTTGCAATTATGGAGATCGAGCTCGTACTCAGCAAGTGATCACCATCAGAGGTAATATTAATGAAGAAATTCTCTACAAGTCTGCCTATTCTGACTCTGGTTGGGCTGTTGATACCAATGGTTATAACGAAGATGAAGAAGGTACCACTTCGATGCTGATCATTAGGTAATAAGGAAACTTGATATAATAATTGTATGAAAGACAAATATACTCTCCGCGAGCAGCTTGAAGCTTTTGAAGCTGATAAGTTTCTTGATGATGACTGCTTCTATTTTTATGATTGGTTCTGCCGTGATAAGTCTCTTGAGCGTAAGGCTCGTAGTCTGATGGCAAAGGTCAAGAAGTTCGTCAAGGCTGCTAAGATTGATGTTGATAAGACTTATGTCTTCTTCAAGAACAATTGCCCGGTGTATGGAAGCCTATATGATGATTTCCGGATCTGCGATGCAGAATCTGGTGATGTGATCTATACAGTCGCACCCAGCCTTGGTTACGACAGGAAAAAGGGCGAAGCTGAAGTTTGGGGTCGCGCCAATAACTTCAATGATGCCATGCATCATGCTCCTTCCTGGTCGCAGCTGCTTAAAACCTTTACTGCACCGGCTTAATGGAAAAGTCCGAGGAGCTTACCATTGAAGAGGTAGATCTGATTATCAGATACTATGAAAAGCTTATGGTAAGCTTCCCAGATGCAATGAACCTGGATGATACTCTTAAGCATTGGCAAAATCATAAGTCACAACTAATTAGAAAACAAAATACTAACAACATACACAAAAGCATATGGGACTCGACATGTACGTCTTCTACACCAATCGTACCAATCATACTTCTGATGAGCTAGTAAAGATTAACAACATTAAACACCTCAACCCCGAGACACCTGAAGCTCAGCCATTTCTACCGCTTCGAGAATATACAGCCCTCAAAGGAGTGTTCACCATTTTCCACGAAGGTGCTTATTGGCGTAAAGCCAACGCCATTCATGGCTGGTTTGTCGATAATGTGCAAAAGGGTGTTGATGATTGCGGGTACTATGAATTGACCCGCGAACATCTTGAAACGCTTCGCATTGCTTGTGCTCAAGCCCGCAAGACAAAAAATGGCGGACCTCTTCAGCCGCGTGGTGGTTTCTTCTTTGGATCTCTTGACATTGATGATTGGTATTGGGCTGATGTGAAGCGCACCATTGAACAGATTGACAAGCTTCTGGCAATGGATTGGGATGCTCGCCGTTTCTTCTACCATTCTTCCTGGTAATAAATAAGGAAAGAGTATATAATAATTGTATGAATACGAATATGAGAATTGGTTGCATTTTGAGTATTATCTCGATCTGCATTTTTATGGTAGTGGCTAGCATCAAGCCAGTTGACACCTCTGTTATCAATGATAACATTCACTTTATTGAGTTCTGCAAATCAATCTGCTAATTATGGATCCTAAGCATATCATAACAGCAAAGTGTGCTTTGCTACATCTTAAGCAGTTTTATGATGAACAGCACGCTATAGCTAAGCAATGTCTAGACCGGTGGCCTGGAGATAATAGTCACTGGGAGGAAAGTTTGAAGTATTGGTCAGAAAGAAAAGTTGAAATCGAAGAATGCTTACAAGCTTTTCGTGATTATAAATTCCAGTAAGGAAACCTAATATAATAATAGTATGAAATCTCAATTTAAATTGCTTGAAATTAAGCACGAAGATATGTTTCGTTGCGTTGTGGATATGTTCCATGACTTTTGTTTCGTTGATAACGAGCCAGTTAAGGATCATATGTGGATGTTTGAGCCTCTGAAAAATCCGAATGAGTTCATCGATGCTGTTACAACCGGTTCGATGGCATTTACTTATATGATCGGTCTTCATGAAGAACTTGAAGAGATGAATCGTAATAACGAAGATGGTGTGGTGATTGTTATGAAAGATAACGAGCCTTGGACTTCTGTTATCGTCTCTAAACTCAGTTGGTAATATGATGGATAAGCTATCTTGGGTGGTGACCTACATTACAGAGTTTAAATCGTATGATGAAAGACCTGGTGTAATTAGGCATCTAACAGAAATTGTTAAAGCTAATAACGCTGATGAAGCAATAGCAATGGTTGAGAAATATGCTAGTAACTCTGCTGGAAAGATGAGTTACGATTTCAAAGCAAGAGTTGCTACTTATGCTGATCTACTACATCATTACTCATAATGAAGTCATATAAAATTACCCAGCATGTAATTGGCTCACCAAATATGTATTGGGCTTTGAAACTACTTCGCAATGGTGAGGTTGTTAATGTTCACACAAGTAAGAATAAAACTTGCGTCATGGCTATTGCAAAAAACTGGATGAAATATAAATAATGGTATGAATCGCAAAGATCAAAAAGATATCGGTAAACTTTATATCGAAGCGGTGCAAGGCAATCTAAGACCTGTTACTGCTGATTATATTTACTTTGATGATGAGGGTGAGCTCTATCAGGTAGATCCATACAAGCTATTAGCTGGTGGTATTGAAGGTGATGTAGACCAAGGTGCAGCACTCTATAACAAGCTAAAGCAGAGAGGTGTGCGTTGGAAAGAAGCAAGAATTGCTGCGAGCGATGATGTTAGAGAGTTAATGCCTGGAGCTTATAACCAAGTTTCATCAGAAGGGCGTTGGGTTCAAGTTGATAACTCTTTTCCTAGCGACCACTCATTTCTTGTTAAGTTAGGCTATAAATAATGGTATGAATCGCAAAGATCAAAAAGATATCAGCAAACTTTATAACGAAGCAGTAGGCCGTAATAAGAGAAAAGATCAGATCTTCCAAGCTGCTTACGCTCTTGGTAAGTACTTAGATCAAAGGCCAAACGACTCTCATATTGGCAGCCTTAAGCAAGACTTCTCTAACGATCGCTTTACAGAAGAAAATGAAACTTTTGTTAATAGAGTGTTCCAAGCTGGTGAAGAAATTGGTTTGGATCTCGAAGCGATGAACTTAAGATGGAATGAGCTTCTTGCTCTTGTAAGCGATGCTATTGAAATTCCTCTCGAGACAGATGGTGAGTATGTTAATGTTGCTAACGATGATTCAGATTTGAAAGCAGCATTTGGTGGTACACCAGCTGGCTTCCACTAATAACAAAAATTAATAAACCCTAAATGAGGTAGGTTTTGTGGCCTGCCTCATTTTTTTTTGTCTAAAGGAAAGTCCATATAATAATGATATGAAAGATTTCAAAGAAATTGAAGTGATTGCTAATGTTGATGGTGTTGAGCAAGTTGCCTATATCGTAGATGGTTCCGATCTTGGAGCTAATCTAGTATCTGCTGCCCTTGATTATGGTATTGGCTTTAGTGTGCCTTTTGATAGGTTTGTCCAGGCTGGTATCGAAAAAAAGGTTTGGACTAAGAAGGATGATAAGCTTCTTCTTAGCGAGCAGGCTGATTGGGATGACTTTTACGAATATGTTAGCAAGCTTGAAGACGAATTTCTTAAAGCAAAGTAATTACAAACAAGGAAAGTTGATATAATAATAGTATGAAAGAAAATAATACTAATAGTGCCGAAGCTCGTCTGCGAGTTATCCGTTTTGTAAATAGTGCTATTGATGATGCTTCATATGGGTATGCTGTTGGTAAGCTTGAAGGGTTGTTGATTAATCTCGTAACTAGTTGCCCTGAAGCGTGTGCATGGGTTAGCAAAAATCTCGAAGCCTATAAGAGTGAAGACAACAAATAAGGAAAATTAATATAATAATAGTATGTTCAATTCATATAATCAAACGTTTGGTGTACCTCAAGGTGAGCATAATGAAGACTATGCTGAAGTAGCAAGTGAGCTCTTTTCAGAATTTGATTGGAATGCTAGCGTTGCTGACAATACTGATAAGTTTAAAGCTAAGCTTGATGAGCTGCTTGCTGATACTTGGGAGAATGATGAAGGTGAAGAGTATAAGCTGTTGATTGATAACAACGCTAAGGCTCATATTCTTCGAGCTAGCTTTCATAACGCTAACGAGAACTTCTACGAGCTCGAAGATGAAGGTGATATTGAGGACCGTTTTGTTACGCAAGATGAGTTTCTCGAGGCAGTTGAAAACGCTCTCAAATTGGTATAGTATGACTCAAAACGATATCAACATCCTCCGCTCCAAGATCTATCAAGTTCATTTCGCAATCGAACGTTTGTTCGCTCATGTGAAAGACAACAAAGAAGTATGGGAATGGGCTATTGCGAACGATATCGAAAATGGTCACGCTAGCGATCTTTGCGATATAGCGGGTGTGCTTCATGAATGGAGTTTGGAGTTCGAAGCTGAATTTTCTAACTATTTTCAGAATAAGGAAAATTGATATAATAATAGTATGAGTGATAAAATCTCCGATATTCGAAAACAAATTGATTTAGTCAGCAAACTACTTCAGGAGCTTCAGGCTGATTTAGATAGTTTAAAGCGAAACAATACCGCAATCTTCGACAATTTTAGTGATAATAATAGTATTGAACAAATTGGTGATGCAGTAATGGACTTTACTAGTCAGGGTGCTGAGTTCGCAATTCGTTCTTCAGGTGAATATGCTTACAACGGCTTCTATCTAGGTGAAACAGCTGATGGTGAGTGCCCTTGGGAGATCATCGTAGATGATGAGAAAGCTTGGGTGCTTAAGCTCAAAGAAATCGAATAAGGAACTTTAATATAATATAGGTATGAAAATTGAAGATCAAAACATTCAGCTTGCGTTAGAAAGTGTCCGAGAGTTTGTCGATAAGCATGTGCACGCACCGGATGCTATCAATGGTTATGCTCGTGCTTGTGGAGCTCTGCGAGGTGTACTAGAAGGTATGATCAAGTATGTGCCAGAAGCTCGTGAGCATTTCATCAAGTATCATACACACTTTAATAAGGAAGGTTGATATAATAATAGTATGGGAGAAGTAACCTACAAACGCAGCAATTGGACGACCGAAGAGGTAATTGAACTGATTAAGGGTCAAAAAATCGTCAACTCAGACGGAGAAGAGGATGAATATTGCAAACAGCACAATTCGGTTGTTGATGATGTTGTTGATTACTTCTACGATTTCATTCGCCCGCTAACTGAATTTGGTGCGCTGGGTATGTGTAATGAAGATGGTAATGTCTATCATATCGGCGGCATTCCTGAAGAATTCGTAGAAGAATGGAAAGCTAAAAGTATTAAGGAAAATTAATATAATAATAGTATGGAAGATCAAATTATTTATCTAGTTTACGCGGTAGAAACTGACTCTGACGATTTGAATAGTCATGATGTTTGGGCTGCAGCTGATAGTTATGATGTAGCTGATAAGATTGCTAAAGCTGATACAGCTGATGAGCAAATTCGTCCGAACTGGTTCATTCAGCAATTCAAACTCAATACCAAGTCAGATATTGAATAAGGAAAGTCGATATAATAATAGTATGAAACGCTACCTTAATAAAGACACGCTAATTATTACCGCTGAAGATATCGCTAAGTTCCTCGAGGGTAAGAAAGCTCGAGTTGCTAAGAGTAAGAAGTACGAATATGGTGAGCGAGTTACTCCTTGCGATACTTATCGAAAGAAAGGCCGCCATGAGTACATCTTTGTAAGCTCTATGCGTTGGGTGCCTTTTGATGGATACCCTTCTATGAGTTATGGAGGTTACATTCTGTTTAATCCTCGCACGAATAAGCTGATTAGTGCAACGAACATTCTATCTTTGGAGCACGATGAGAAGAATGTGGGTTGGTATGGCACACGCGGTAAGATCTAATAAGGAACTTTGATATAATAATAGTATGAACACCACACTAAAAGCCTCTCTTCTTCGCTTTGTCCTTTGGTCAGGTATTGCCATTCTCACGCATAACAACCCTCCAGGACCTTCTCTTCCCGAGCTGGTATTCATGTTGGCAGCAGGCGAGGTAATCATTGCCTCCTGCCCTTTCCTTGAAACAAAAGGAGAATAAGGAAAATTGATATAATAATAGTATGAATCGATTTGATAAACTTGAATATCTGCTAGAAACTTGCTCAGAAGAATTCATCAGTAGCTGTATTATGCTACGTGAGATGGTAGGGTGGATGAGTGAGAATGACTTTGATGAGTTCTATGATAAGTTGTGCAGTAATTGGAATATTCGATAGTAGAGATGACAATTAAGAAATCAATTACTATTGAGGTCGAAATGACATCTAGTGCATCAGAAGCATGCTTGTCAGATCATATGAGTCACTTCATTGGTGAGATTAAAAGATATATCGACAATATGCGATATCAATCATGGCATAACACAATTAGCACATCATGGGATGAAAGCGAAAAGGTTGAAATTGATGTAAAAATTAGTTAAAACCTTATAAAAATCAGATAAAAACTCATAGAATATATAAAGTATTCTCTGAGAACGGGTTAGAGCTAAGGCGGCCTAATAGGATAGAGTAAGCCATTGCGATCGAACACTTTAAGTGAAATACACGCTAAGGAAGCAATAGACGGAAATGTCGAAATATAAGGAAATAAGATATAATAAGAGTATGACAAAAGACGAAATTAAGAAAGAAATTGAAAAGGCTCGAAAGAATTTGGAAGCGCTTGAAAAGAAGCTCGCGCAGAAGCATTCGCTGGGAGATGAGAGCGTTAAGAGTCGAATTAGCGACGCTGCGGATTACTTCCGAGCTGAGCTTGAAGCTGCGGGACTTAAAGACATCAGCATTTCGTTCGGTGAGGTGGCGAATGGAGGTGATTTCGCTGAGCGCTCTATATTTCTAAGCGGCGCGCATAAAAACAGTCTGAATGGCTGGAAATGGAAGTTAATTGATGAAACCAAACACGGGCAGCAAGTGCTTGTGCGCGTTGATATTGTGACTGGCAGGTGCATCGACTAAGAAGATTTTATATCCGGGCATGTTCCAAGGCAAGGCGACTTTGACTCCAAATCAGAGTGAGTAGAGTTCGATTCTCTATCCGGATGCCATTTATTGAATAAGGAAAGACGATATAATAATAGTATGAATAACGAACTTACTACTTCGCTCGTCTGGGTCGTCACCACTCCTTCCGCTTACCGCCTCAGCCACCAGTGCTTCCTCGGATCTGGCCCCACCAAGACTGCAGCCCTGGAAGACGCCTTCGGGCCGAAGGATAGCTGGGGCAACAGCACCAAGAAGTCCATCCGCAACGCTGACGTCTACCAGGTGACCGAAGATGAATGCCGCGAGATGCAGATGCGCAGCTAAATAAACCTTATTAAGGAAAGACGATATAATAATAGTATGAAATATTCAACTGAAGACCGTATTGCTGATACCTTTATGGAAGCTCTCGATGACTTGAGCGATCATAACCTTGAAGCGCTCCGTGAAGCGTTTGACTCTGGACCCATTACTGATCCTCGTAACCTTATTAAGATGCTGTTCCGGGAGGTGCTAGACCAGGTTCGTTATCGAGCGCAAGAAGGGGTTGATGCATAAGGAAAGTTGTTATAATAAGAGAGTAATTTAACATCCAAAATCAAATTAGATATTATGAAAGAAAAGTTTACCGCAACGATGGTGTTCAACTCTGATAAGGAGCTTGTTCAGGGACTTCGAGATGGGTACGATCTTGGTGAGAAGGAGCTGATGGCTCTTGTTATCCAGACCGCTCTCGATCACAAAGACACTCTGAGTACTCGAGTTGCTAACTATAAGGAAGCACTTGAAGCATCGAAGGCGGCAATTGCTAAGCAGAAGGCTGACGAAAAGGAACAGGCAAAGATTGAGCGTGCTGCTCTGCGTGAGGCTAAGAAAGCCGAGAAGGCCGCAGAGAAGGAGAAGGCTCTAGTTGCAGCAAAGAAAGGTAAGAAGAAGGCCTAATAGGAAGCAATTGAAAGGATGTTAATAGAGGGGTGAGTGAATAGCTCACCCCTCCTCTCTTTATAATAAGGAAAGTCGATATAATA